AAGTCGTTCCAGAACCAGAACCAGAACCAGTTGTTGAAGAAGTCGTTCCAGAACCAGAACCAGAACCAGTTGTTGAAGAAGTCGTTCCAGAACCAGAACCAGTACCAGTTGTTGAAGAAGTCGTTCCAGAACCAGAACCAGAACCAGTTGTTGAAGAAGTAGTTCCAGAACCAGAACCAGAACCAGTTGTTGAAGAAGTAGTTCCAGAACCAGAATCAGAACCAGTTGTTGAAGAAGCTGCTCCAGAACCAGAATCAGAACCAGTTGTTGAAGAAGTCGTTCCAGAACCAGAACCAGTTGTTGAAGAAGCTGCTCCAGAACCAGAACCAGAACCAGTTGTTGAAGAAGTCGTTCCAGAACCAGTTGTTGAAGAAGTCGTTCCAGAACCAGTTGTCAAATGCAACACTGTAGAAGAAGGGAGGCAATATTCACAAGAAAATGATTCAGAAACATTGCAATCTACTGAGGCAGTCAATCAAGATGTTGAAAAACATTCCGAATCTGAACCATCAGAAAACATTACAATGTCAACTATTGAAGAACCATCAACAATTGTTGAAGAATCAGAGGGATATGTTGAAACTACATATTCAGACAATTCGATCCAAGAACAGAGAACACCTGAAATCATACCAAAAATGATATTCATTGTTCCATATAGAGATCGCAAACAACAATATGAATTTTTCTCGAATCATATGAAAATGATTTTGGCTGATATTAATCCAAATGACTATAAAATTTTATACATTCATCAATTAGATTCGAGAACATTTAATAGAGGTGCAATGAAAAACATTGGATTTATTACTGTAAAAAATATGTATCCAGAAAATTACAGAGATATTACTCTGGTTTTCAATGATATTGATACTATGCCATATACAAAAGGATTTCTTAATTATGATACTACACGTGGGATAGTTAAACATTTCTATGGTTATACTTTTGTTTTAGGTGGTATTGTATCGATAAAAGCCGCAGATTTTGAAAGAGTTAATGGATTTCCAAATTTCTGGGCATGGGGATATGAAGATAATCTATTAAATCAACGTGTTAATGAAGCCGGCATAACAATTGATAGAAGCCAATTTTATCCAATTGCAGATATTAATATATTGCAATTATCTGATGGAATTACACGTAATGTAAATAAAACAGAATTTGATATTTATAAGAGTAAAACGGTAGAAGGCATTAATACAATATATAATTTAGAATATACAGTAGATGAAATTACCGGATTTGTTAATGTAGCTAATTTCCAAACAAATCGCGAAGAAAATATATCAACTACATTTATGCACGATTTAAGAAATGGAAGTATGCCATTTAAACAACCTCCTGTAAGTATAGCAGTTACACCAACACAACACGTAATGACATTAAATGGTGCTCCACGTCGTAGAGGAGGTAGAATTGGATTAATGATGTAAAATAATATAATATAAGATAAAATAATATGAATATATATAATGTTCGTATTATTCAACTCATCTAATATACACGTAGTATATGCTTCTTTTATTGCATACATATTTGTAAACTTATTTGAAAATCTAATTCATTATAATATTGGGAGATTTAGTAATAAAGATATTAAATTTGTGGTTCCTACAAAAAAAGATTGGTTAAAAATAATATTAGTTATGGTAATTTTTGCAATTATACAAGGATTATTAACTATATTATTGGATAAATTTTTATAATTCTGAGATTTCCATAAATTTATATGTTAATCCAACTTGATCTTCACTTTCCCATATTCCAGATATTTTAATTATAATTTTACAGCAACCCTTTTCTGGTTTGTTATTATATTCCTTGTACAATTTTATATTTCCATTCAAAATTTGTTCTTTTAATAAAGCAAATGGTTTCTTAGAACAATCAAATAAATGTTTATAATATTCAATAATATATCGTTCTATTTTTACTAATTCATTAATTATATTTGCATTTATAGAGTTATTATTATTTATTTTTAATATACTCTTATTCAAATTATTTTCTACATAAAAATCATCAAATGGGGTTATGAGATAAATGCCATTCATTAATATTAATTCATCTGAATAAACAATTTTAGTAAATTTTCCGTCCATAATAATATTTCTTTTTGAATCTAAAAAAAATAAGTTGTGAAATTTAAATTGATTTATATTATAAATTATATTCATTATGTTCGATATAGAATATATTAAAACACGTTTATTATATTTTAACTTATATATTTTATGTTATATTCAAGTCATGCAATCATTTTATAATTATTTATTATGAATTTAATTTCATGTTTATATTATATAGTATAATTATATAAATATGAATACAATATTTAATGTGAATGAATATACTAATATTAACAACCCATATCCACAAATTAAATGGAAAGGACCAACGGTTTCTCAAGTAAGTGCAGGTGTAAGATTAAATAAATTAACCAGACCGACTGACCTTGCGAATAATATCATTACAGGACGCAGATTATTTAAAGCACTTCCATTAAAAATATATCGTCGCGAAATTGCTACAGTACACGTTAAATGTACACCCAGAACATCATTAAAAATAAAGGACTTTGATATGCCTGGTGGCACTATTATATCAAATTACTCTACTGTAGGCACTACAAGAAGTGGTTTAGTAAATACCAATGAAATTTTTTATGAAAACAACTCTTGTCAACATCCGTCAACTGATGCAGTTAATAAACAAAGATGTAATGTTTTTTTATCAACTGAAGCAAATGCTTTACGTAGAGTAAGAAGTAGTGGAATGATAAAACGAAATTTTAACACAGCAGCCAATAATGATACGTATTATACATCTACAGCACAATATTTAAATAGTCGTAATCTTTCATTTCAACAAAATCAATATTTTCATATAAGAACAGGCGACGCTACTGTTAAGCCTGGAACAAAAACCGCGGTTCAAAATATATACCAAGCAAATGGTATTAATCATTGTTCAAAATTTAAAATAAATGCAGCTACTACATTTGAATACAGATGGATCGATGGGAATAATTATACAGTTACTGTTCCAATCGGGTCATATGATGTATCCGATTTCAATACCGTATTACATACAACAATGTATACAAACAATCATTATTACATTCTACTTCCAGCAAAAACACCCGTTTATTTATTGAATTTTATATACGATAATACCAGTGAGCGTTTAAGTATTGAATCTTTTCCTGCAAATACTACTATTTATCAAATTGGTGTAAAATATGATTATCCTTATGTATCTCCACCTGTATCATGGATTGCATCTGTACCAACTGCACCTACATGTAAGAACGCATCTATAGTAATTTCGTCTGGATCGATTGAGGTTGCATTAGGAATCGTAGCCGGAACTTATCCAAGTGCAAGCAATAATACAACTTATCAATTAAATACAGGTTCATTAAGACCAGGTATCATGTATAATTATCTACCAATTTATTATAAACCAAATAATCCACAATTTGGACGTCAAGGAGCAGTATCTTCTGGTGATTTAATTACACGTAAAAAATATGACACAATTACTACTGTAAGTTCTAGTTTCAGGAGTGCGTTTGGTAATCAAACAGCAGATGCATTAGCATATGGTGTTTCTGATTATGGATATACAGTAAAAGATAAAGTCGGTTATCCTCTAAAACAAACACCCAAATTTTCAAAATATTCTACTATAATGCGAAAATGTCCTGTAAGAAAACTTTCTAGAGCAATATAAACGCAAAATCAAAATCGTGATTTTGTCCCGCTCTAAACATCTACAGGTGTAAATACATTATATTGCATATCATATTTCATGCACCAGAATATGCATTTTTGTATATTGGTTTTTATCAAGTTTTCTATTTTATTATCATTCTTACATCGGTTATCTATAAGCATGATGGTTTGATGTATATTTTCAATTTGCTGTTGTCCAAATATAGAATTATATTCCTCTAATTTGTTAATAAATAAATTTGAAATAGGACAATTCAAAAAACGATGTACCTGTTGTTCTGGTTTCATTTCTAACATAGTTTTAAATACATTTTTAAATTTATCAAAAAAATCTACATTGGAAGAAAACAAAAAATTTTTGCAAACGATGTATTTTTCAGAATTCGCATTTCTACTGGTTTGTGGTTTTGTAATATATACTTTTTTATAAAAAGCAGATAATATATACAATAAATCAATAGTATGTTCCATAAAACAATCAAAAATTTTTAATATAAAATGCCCATTCTTTTTTTGCAAACATAACGCATAACAGATTTGTCCAAATAATAGTTGTGTAATATTAATTTCTTGTTTATTAAAATCTTGTGAAAAATCAAATCCGCCGTCCGCTGTAATAATATCCATCGAAGATCCGTATTTATCGCAACAATATACGAAATTTTCGAGTGATAAAATATTTCCAGTACCATCTGCACCAGTTTCAATTTGCACATTTGGATTTGCTTTTAAGAAAAAATCACTTTTTTTCCAAGCAGGTATATTATAATCATTTGTATTATCTAATATTGTCATGCCAATATATTTATCATATGGGTTCATTCTTGAATTTACTAATGCTTCGATAAATCCTCCTGGACCTTCTGCTAAGTGAAACGTATTAATCGCGGATATTGAATTTGACTCTTTTTTTGTAAAAATATTTTCATTATTAGGGGTTCTTAAATTAAATGTCGTTAAAATTTCAATCATTTTAAAATACGAACGAGATAATGATTTATATTTTGCTACACATTTTGTTTTATTTGGTACAATTGTATTAATATATTCATATGGATTCGTATATTTTTTGTAAGTATCCCATTCTTTTCCACAACTATCTATTTTATTTTTGATATCATACAAATAATATGACAATGAATTTGATATATATGGAGAAGGTTGTTTATCGGTTATAATGCAATCAACATTTTCACATATAGAAATGTGTATATTGGGTAATAAAAAATATAACATTTATTTTATTTATAAATAATAATACAGATAGGATAAATCATCAAAATAAGTTTATGTTGTTTTCATGATTTAATTTTTTAATTTTATTTATTTTTTTGATTTCTTAACTTTTATTTTCATTATTTCTGATTCTACCGGTTCTGCAGGCATTTCAGTTATTGTTATTTTCGCTTTACTTTTTTTTATTGTTTTAATGGTATCTTCTTTTTTTTCAATCGGTGGTGCTTTTTCGTTTTCTTTTTCTTCTTCTGATTTTTCTCTATATTTATCTACAATACTTTCTTCTACTATCGATTTATATACCTTATCTGTATTCACATTTCTTGCTTTTCTAAAGACAAAATAACGATTCATAAATGATATTCTTTTTTCTTCGGGTGTCATTAAATGTGCATTTTTATAATCTGCATTGCGTTTTGGATTGGTTTTTATTTCCATTTCCATAGATTTAAACAATTCATCAAATAATCCGCTTCCATTTGGTAATCCAATTGAAACAGATTCTTCTTTTGTTAATAATACAAAACCATAATCTTCCATTAATCGAATCAAATATTCGAAATTAACCAAATATTCGCGGAAAGTTTTTCCAATTGTTTCTTGATATACATTAATCGGATATCCTACACCAGTATCATCATATGGAAATCCTGTTTGTGAATACATTTTCGTAAGTTCAAACATTTTCTTTTCACCATCCATAATAGTTATCGATTCACCTTCATTTTTTTGTCTCAATAAATTAAATACGGTTTCTCCGTCAAAACAAGTACCTACAAAATATCCATTCAGTTTGGTACATTCTGCAATATTTTTCAAAAATCGGTTTATGCTAGCATTTGTTTCAAAGAAATAATGCAATGCAAATTGACAAGAACTAATATTAAACCCTTCGTTGCCTACACCATATTGATTATACACACCTTGTCCCAATAGATTCAAATCTTTTGGTCCAGTGCCAAATACAGCTCGTGCAATTTCTTTATCCTTTTCTGTAATAAATGCAGTTCCATCTCTAATATTATTACCACTATTTCCATTAACGAATAACGCATATGGCATATTTTTTTTCGTTTTGCGGTAATTCAAATAACGGGCACATGCGCCATCTATATTATTGTGAATATTATCTCTTGATATATCAATGCCAAATACAAATGATAAATTTGAATAAATCCATTTTGGTAAATCTCCGCCTTTTCCCACAGCATAGTCAATCAACGTATTTTTTCTTTCTGCTACACCTGTAATTAATTTATTTTTAACATACAAATTATGAAAATCTCGTAATGACTGTGTTCTTTTTTGTCTTTGTCCTTCTGAACTATAATAAATACCTTCGTTGGCTTCTCCATTTTCTTCTTCATTGCATATTTCTATGTAAGATGGAATGTCGATACCTTTTGTAATCATATCATCTGTAATTGGTTGATGTATTGACTGCCAATTACTATTTGCTACGTGATATGCATTTCCATAATTTGCATTTCCATAATTTGCATTTCCATAATTTTTTAAACCATTTCGTAATTCAGTTGTTTTATCATATCTTACACGCAATGGAACCCATCTCCATCCTTCCGATTTTGTAATATCATAACTAAATTCAACAATCATATCTTCTTCAAAATATTCACCTTCTTTTGTAAGCATTAATAATTCGCGATTTCCATTTTCTTGAAGCATTATATTTGCAAAACATGCTTTTGAATCATATGGATTCGTTGGTTGAAATGGTACAGGTTTATATCCATCTTCTGCATCCAAATTATCAGGCGATGGTAATTTATTTTTAATAATATCATCGAAAGGATTCAAATACCCATGTTTGCGTTCATCATATCCGCATCTTAAAACAAGTGTTTTATACTGTAAAACCGATTTATTTCTTTCTAAGTTTTTACCATCTTGGAATATATTTCGAACTTCATCTTTTCCGGTTTTATCTTTTTTAACACTTACTAAGAAATCAATTGTGTTGAAATCTGCTGGTTTCCATTTAAATGACTCTTCCCACGTTGTCTTTGACAGTGGTCCAGCTACTCCTACAGTATTACTTGCTACGCCGGTATTTGACGGTGTGAATATTAGACCATCTGTATTATATTCATAAACTCCGTCATTAATGCCAGATAATATGCGAGAACAACATTCAAATATAGTAGTATTTTCATTACTTACACTGTAAAATGTTTTGTATTTTATATGAAATTGACATTTTTCTGAATTTTCTAAAATGGATACAGGTTTTAAGAAATTTATGAATTGCGTAAGTAATGATATTCTAAATTTGGGTTTTTCTTTTTTAGCATCTTCTTTTTTTTCTACATTGGATGACTCCGTAGATTCTATAATAGGACAAAAAGCATATTCTCTTGTACTCTTTTTATTTATATAATAAATGTCAAAAGCTGCATACAAATTAATTGGTTTATTGAATTTGTCGTGTCGTATATGTTCTCCATCCAATAAACTATCAAATAGTTTTTCATTTTTTGTTTGAGAACCTGTGAAAACAACATTCATGTTTGTATCAATCATATAAATTTTTCCATCATTTGATATATATAATAGGGAACGTTCTCCGTCTGCTTTGTCAGTTACGGTATAATTTTTACGAATGTTTGGAACATTGGAGTATTCATTTTCTTCCATAATATTTTCAATTTGTAGGGTGTAAGAAGAAGGACCAATAAAATCACGAGGCAAAATCCGTGACGGTTGATATTCTTCACCATGTAAGAGACGCATATATTCATGTTGAATTACTTCTTTTTCTTTGTAAGAAATCGGATAATTTGTTCGTTGTAATCCACCCAATACAATTCGAATTACTTTTCGTATCATATCGACTATTGAATTGACATTATTGTAGTTAGTTCCTACACCAATCTTTGAGTTATCTATTTCCATTTCAATCTCATATGTCTCTATGCCATTAAATACACCAGCTTCTTGAATTGTATAAAACTTCATAGGCACCTTATTGGATGTTTTTGAACTCCTTACAATACTTAAATCTGCAAATATGGGCAAGTCATCATGATAGAAACGTACGCGATTCATATGACGAAATGTTTTTTTCGAATCAGCCCATTTTTGAATAATTCTACTAATAAAATTGGTACGTGCAGTATATGTTTGTTCTAATTTATAATCTACGCGAAGATTAAAGTCATCGAAATCGGCTGCATTTATAAATTCACCTGCTTCATTTTTTGGGCGCGTTTTTTCTGTAAATTTTAATTTATCATAAGTTGTAGATGGCATATCTAATATTTTTTGTAAACTATTTGTATTACAATATTCTTGAATCATATCAACGCCATTAACCTCTGCACGAATATTTGACATTTTATAATTGCCCGTTTTTTCATTGATATATTCGTGGGAAATTCTTAAACTATGAAAACCATCTGGATTCTCAATCTTAAAACCAGCGGCAAATAAATTCTTAACAACATTATCATAATCTATTTTTGTAATTGGTTTATATTTACGCGTATTCGATCCAAAACGAATTTCAACTTCATTCACTTTACCATCATTTCGCGACATAGGATTGCTTGCTAAATAACTTACAATTAAATCATTTAATTGCTCTTTCGCGGATTTTTTAGGTTTGGTATCTATATTTGAAGTATTTTCGTCTTTTTTTTCCATTATAAAATAATATATAGTTATTTCATATATTATTTTACTTTGAAAGATTCAATTTTATTCCCAACATATAACTTTACATATTTCATTGTATAATTCTTGTTTTTTTATTTTACCAGTAATATTAAGCCCCATCATTCCTCCAATGGAATTTAATTCATCTGATTTATAATTTGATATACTCTTTAATGGTTTATTATAATCCTCTAAACAGAATTTTGTATCAAATATATTTTGTATTTTTTCTGTAGTAATATCTGTATCCACTCCAAAAAATCCTTTTTTATTTTTTATTAATAATATATATTCTTTTATATCTTCTACAAGGTTAATTTTTAAAAAAATATTTTTATTTTTTTCATTCAAAATAATAATGTTTTTTTTATAAAACAATGCAAATGCAGGTAATACATCTAATGTAGTTTTTTTATTAGACATTATATCTGACATGATTTCTTGTGTCATTGCTTTTGTGATTTTTTTATTCATTTTTTTCAAACTATTTGGATTTTTTTTGATAAATTCCATTATATTTTGTTTTTCAATTATTTCTCGATTACTATAACACCGTCCAATTGTTTCATATTCAGTATAACCATAAACAGAAATAAATATTGACCAAAATAAATTATCCATTTTCTCGGGAAAAATAATAGACTCCAATCTTTGGTTATTGTGTAAATGATTATTGGATAAATTTTTATTTTCATTTATTATTGCAGGCAATGGTTTTGCTTCTACGTCAAGTGTTTCTTTTGCATTTTCAAAATCATTTTCCACTTGATATATGCATTCTTCTTTTTTCATAAACTCTGATATGAAAAGATTCGTATACATATATTTTTCTAATAACAAACAACTGTCTTCTGGTTTATCAAATATATTATGCATGAATATTTTGTGATAAAGTGCCATTTTTATATTAACGATACATATAATATACCATATTGTCTTTATGTTTTATTATATTATTATTTACTACAACGGATATATCGCAGACTATTAACGCCGCAACATAAGTTAAACGATTCTACCAATTCAAATACTTGTAAATCGATTTTCGGAAAAAAACGATCGCAATCTATTATACTGTTATCGGTTATTTCGTTAATAAATAACTCCTTACAATTACTATGTTGAATTGCCTCAGTGTATAATATCTCACCGCCTATAACAAATACATTTTCAATATCTTTTCGACACGATATATTATCTAAAGCAGCATGAAGTGAAGGAAAAAAAATAATATTATAACTGTTATTATCCATAGTATAACTGGTAGATATACATATGTTTAATCTACCGGTTAGTGGGCGTCCTATACTATGAAATGTATTTCTACCCATAATAATTGCATTCCGTTTGTTTGGCTCGCTTGTAGTTTTTGTGATTTTTTGGAAAAAATGCAAATCTTCTGGAATGTGCCAAGGTAATTCGCCGTTTTTTCCAATACCATTATCTCTTTTTGATATAGCAGCAATTATTGAAAAATCACACATATTATATAGATGTATTATATAAGTGTATTATATCTATATAGAATACTATTACATTATTCATTATTAAAAAAATCATTTTTAAATGCGGTTTTTTGCAATTCTAATCTTTCCAATGAATTTTCTTGATCATGTATATAATTCATATAATATAACAATTCATCCATAGTATCTTTTGGTAAAAACGAAAGATTAATATAGACTCCACTCTTATTTTCATTTAATTTAACTGTTGGATTTTTCCTTAAAATGTTTAAAATTTCTAACTGATGATTTTTTGTCATTCCTTCTATTTTATTTTTTATATGTTCTAATTGCTTAATATCAACTGCATTACTCATAATTAAAGTATATTACATAAAATAATAATTTAAATTCTATATTATTTTATTCAATCAATTTATTTCTATTCTTGAACATCGTCTTCAATGTTATTTACATGATAATCAGAATCATAAGAATCATCATCACCCCCAGATACTATTTTTAGTCGAGGTTTCTTTATTGGCATTTTTGATTCAATTTGTTCTTTAACTAATTTACCGATTGCGCATATAAAAGGGTCGTTTAATTCATAACGTATTCCAATAACCTTAACTGTAATTTTCATATTCTCTTTAATTGAATTAAAATAACTATCTGTATTATGATGGTCTCTTGCAATAAACACAGTTAATGGTATTACATTATTTGTATCAATTACTTGTGCATGAATGCCTGCCTTTGTAATTGTTTTACTTGTACATTCAATTAACATACCTTCAACCGGATGACAAACCATACAATCAAAGACAACTATATATTCAATATTCTCGCCATTAACATTACCAGAAGAATAACTTATTATTTTAACGGAATTTGGTTTAATAAAACCTTCGGCAATACATTTTCCTTCTAATACGGTTGTAATTTTGTTTTCTAATACTTGTTTTATATTTTTACCAATTTCATTTATATTAACGATTACTTTTTTCGTTAAAAGTGATTTAATATAAACACCGTATATAGTTTTTTTCTCTGTCATCTTCTATAATATAATAGAATAAATTTTTATATTATAGAATAAACAAATATTTTAAAACTTCAATTTTTCTAACGCGTATATTTTGAAATCTCATTAATAATCATTTGTTCGTTTGATAAAAACCACGTTTTATTGTCTTGTTTTTTGGATTGCATTTCACGTATAATTATCTCAATTAAAACTACTAACTTATGTTTTCCTTCTCCAATGTAGTCTTTTATATTATCCATATCATACATTTGTTTACCCAAAACTGCATTTAACTTTGTAATAATATCTTTAATTTGAGCTTGATTTACACGAGCGCCTTTTTTATTTACAGAATCAGATAAATCTCTAATTTTAAATACATATTCTTGTTGGTTCTCCGTCCATTCCATAAATCCAATTATATCATTTAATGTGTTTTTGTTAAAAATATTCTTATTTCTGTAATCAGTTGAAGTAATTATTTTTTCAGATGCAGTATATTTGGCTTCTTTCCATTTATTTTTATCTCCATCTTGTACGTCTTGTACATATATCTTTGTTGTTTTATGATCAGAACTTAATGGAATGCCTATATCACCATTATTTGCTGTAATTATTTTATCATCGAAATATTCTTTAATGAGAACTTCTAATTTACTCTTAGGACTCCATCCATTACTAGAAATTTTTTCGAGTATAGTTATTTTTTCATTAAATGGTACTTCATCCATTATATGATAAACAAGATGTTCTATTTGTTTATCCTTGTTTATTTCATATACTTCCTCTAAATGTAATGAAATTACCGAAAAATTCTTATACCAATCTTTTTCACCAGTTGTAATTGTTTGAGTATTAATAGCCGTATTAAAATTATTATTCAATTTCACCATTATTGTATCAAAATTTTCAATATTTGTTATAATATCCTGTGGTTCTTCGTTATCTACCTTAGTATCTTGTTTTTTTGGTAATTCTATATGAACATATTGATGTTTAACATCAACTGGACGCATTCTATCATACAATGATGCATCTTCATCAGTAATTTCAAGTGGTTGGAAAATATAATATTCGTCTTTATTTATTAAATTACCTAATCTTCCATATTTATCAATCAAATATTCACTCTTATTCTCTATTAAATATGTTAATGCATAATAAATTTGTTCTAATGGATATTTTTTTATCACATTAATTGAATTTATAAGTTCATCGCGTTTATAAAAAAAACGACCACGTCCAGGTATGTCTTTAAATAAATCACGAATACGTTGTATTATTCTATCATTATTCATTTTAACAAAATCATTGTTGTATGTAGCGTATGTTATATCTATGTCTTCTATATTTTTCATTGGAGAACATTGAAAATTACAATTTTCCATATAATCGCATATATCACTATAAGGTCTATCTCCGATTTTAAAATCGATTGTTTTTCCACTGGATAATTGTAATACAATATTCTGGTTCTCCATTACAGATAATAATTTATCATTTGTGAAGTTAGTTTGACCAATATTTAATATACAATCTACAGCAGTTTCTTTTAAAACCCGCGATACCTTACCAATTTTAATCGATTTTTGTTCAGCTAATCTATATACATATAAGTCAGCAGCTTCTTCGTTATTTATAATTTCATCTGAGCTTATATCCAATCTTGTAGCATGTAAAAATATTTCTACATTGCGTTTTTCAAAAGGCAATCCACAATGACTTAGATTTCTTACACCTCTACCTATAATTTGTTCAATACGATTCATATTATACCATGGTTCTAATACATGTATTTGTCTTATATTTTTCAAATCTACACCTTCACCTGCTGCCTTTGAAATTAATACTACTTTTACATTTTTACCGTTTCTGTTTTCAATATTGTTAATATATTTTATATCTGCGTCATTATTTGGCGAAAATGTTTTATCTCCGGTAATCATTACGTATCTTGCTTGATTAAACTCCCCAATAGTTTCTGTTTTAGGTCGCATGGTAATAGAATCAATTGGTTCAGTTGGATTTTTTAATAGTGGTTTTGTATATTTTTCTGTTCCAAACCGCGTGAATCCCATTTCTTCTAAGGCTAATGCGACTGGAACAAGGCCTCCGTCGATATATTGAGAATATATTAATATAATGCCTTCTGATTTACGAATTATATCACATATATTTGCTATTTTTGCACTATATTTTGGTAATTTTTCTGGACTAAATATACGACCATATTTATTTTGGATTTCATCTCTATATTGGAAATTATATCGTTGTGGAGTGTCTGATTTAATTTCTTCTTTGTAAGACATTATTCTGGATAATCCTCTGATCCCTGTCATATTTGATATTATTTCATCTTCTTGTTCTATTTCATAAGTTGGATTTGGCAAAAAATCTTCGTTTGGATAAACAATATTTAATGATTCGATTGGCGTTTGCAATAAAGTATAACCAAATGAATCCATTTCTTCAAATGCTGCCATATCTCGTTCTGTACCAAATTTATTAAACGTATCATATGAACGTTTTCGCATATTGTTAATAATAAACTCATATCCTATACGTTGATATTCACCAATTGAATTTAAATATACAGGAACGTGTTTTAATTGTTTATCTTCTTCAATCAGTTTTCTATTCATTTGAATTGATGGATATACAAAATCAATTGGAAGCTCCGGATAAACTCTATATGGGAAAGTATATGGATTTTCTCCGCGAATATAGGATACATATCCAGTCAATTTTCGTCGTAATAGTTCTTCACCGTCTTCTTTAAAATTACCATTTTTATCAAATATATCAGATATTTGTATAACGCTACGTTTATCATTTAAGTTCATCAAGTTTGTTAACCATATAATTTCTTCATATGAGTTATACATTGGTGTAGCAGATAATAATAACAAACGCATATTTTCACTATATTTTGCTACGTCCATTAATAATTCAGCTGATTTTCTGTTTTTATTTTCTTTTGTTATCCGTATATTATGAACTTCATCAATAATAATAAGACGGTTATTGAAAACATTTTTTATTTTTTGTATTTTCATTTTATTTCGTTCTTCTTTTGAATATCCGATACCTTTCACTTCTATCGAATAACTTATATAATTCGCAAATTTTGTATATCCCATAAAAACGTAATATGTTTTTATAAGTGTTTTAATTTGGCTTATTATTTTTTCTTTTGGTATATCTTTTATAGCAGTTGGATTTATCTCATTCAATAATGCACTACCAACACAAGATTGTATATTCCATACTCCGTTTTCTTGTTTTAATTTACGCTCATCAAATAATTGTAATCTAAAATTATCTTGAACGTTAGGAGATGCGATTATCATAATAGATTTTCGCATACCAACTTGTTTCATGTAATTTCGCATTTCTTCGGCTACACCAATTGCTGTGCATGTTTTACCAGTTCCTAATCCATGATATAACAATAAACTATTATATGGTGTTTGAAATGATAAGAAATTTTTTACAAATAATTGGTGAGGCATTAATTCAAAATCAGCATTACATAAAATATCGGCTTGTTTCTTGATATCATATATATTACCATCGTATTGAGTATCATAAAACTCTTTTCTTTTTGCAATTTTAATATTGAATTCTGGATCATCTAATTCTGGATATAAAAATTCATAATTATCGTTGTCTGTATCTACTTGGTTTTCATCTGGAGATTTGTCCTGGATTTCTTCTTCTACTACTGGGATTTCTTTTTCTACTACTGGGATTTCTTTTTCTACTACTGGGATTTCTTTTTCTACTACTGGGATTTCTTTTTCTACTACTGGGATTTCTTTTTCTTCAAGTTTTTCTTGTTCTTCCAGTTTTTCTTGTTCTGGTAGATTATCTATAATTACTAATTTCGGTTTACGTTTCAATACTTTAACTATAGGTTGCTGTACTGTTGGTACAATCGCTTCAATTGGTTTAATTAATTTTATTTTTTTAGTAATATTTTTCTTTTCTTTATGTTTATCGTCAACTATTTTAATTGGAGCATATTCTGCATATTCTTTAAATTGTTCATCTGTAAGTAATTCTCGCATACCCAAAGGCATTAATCGCCCATTTTCAACATCCGGATCTTTTAATAGTTGATATGGTTTCAACAAAAAATATGCATTTTTATTAGGATTCCATTTGTGATATTTAGGTCCCTTTGCTCGCTTCTTTGTTTTATTATTTTCATTAATTGACATTATTTATTTATTGTATTGATATAACTATACAATAAATATAGAAAACAAAATATAAAAATCAACAATAAGAAATAAAATTTCTAGATAAACATTTATCTATATTTGAAATGAGCTTTATTTTTTCTAAATTATACGGACGAATACATTGAATGCATTCATCTATTGTTTTCCATTCCATTTTACTTACTTCTGATTTTTGAAAATTAGATACATCCATTGTATCTTTATAGTGCATATACATTAAGAAATATTTATGCTTATATGATTTATAATTAGATCCCGTAAAGTTTTCTTCAAACGGTAAAATATTTTGTATATTATTTAAATGATTAAATTCATAACCAGTCTCTTCACAAAATTCACGAACTGCACAATTATAATCTTTTTCTTGATTATTTCGACGACCTTTTGGGAATCCCCATTCAGGCTCATTCCATGTATCATATTGTAATGATTCGTCAATTAACGATGACAATGTATAGTAATCGTGTTTATTTGATACTCCATTTTGAAGAGCCGTGAATTTATCTTTAGATATAACTTCTTCACCTTTATACATTCCACCCACGCCATTTCCCCATATCTCTTTCCATAGTGTTTGAAAATTTTCACTTTTTAATTTCAGTTTTTCTTCATGTGTCATCTGTTTTAGCATATTCATTATAAAATTTTTATTTTGAACATAGTATTTACCTCGCATAAAATCGATATATCCTAAACTCTCTTTACGTCTTATCATCAAATATTGTATTTTACGTTCTTTATTATCATTACATACTACACGAAATGCTATAATACCAATACTGGTTATGGGCATCTTACATGTACTAAATAAATGTCCCGGTTTTCCACAATTATTACAATAATTTTTTTCCATATTACGAATAAACTATAAATAAATAATAACAAACTTCTATATAGTTTTATTGATGAATACAATGCGAAATTTTAATGCAGATGTATGGGGTCCTCATTACTGGTTTTTCTTACATACTATAGCTTACTCTTACCCAGATACACCAAACACCATAACAAAACGAAAATATTACGATTTGATACAAAATATGCCTCTTTTTATACCAACCCCTGAAATTGGAAATGAATTTAGTAAATTATTAGATAAATATCCAGTAAGTCCTTATTTAGATAATCGCGATTCTTTCATTCGTTGGGTACATTTTATACATAACAAAATAAATGTTATACTGGGAAAAGAAGAAATCTCGTTATTTGAAGCAAACGATCGGTATAAAGCGAAATACAAGCCAAAACCAGTACTATTAAGTGAAAGATTACATGTAAAAAAATATCATATTTATATTACATTAACTTTGATCTTTTTATTTTTAATATACATATATTCGGATAGGTAAATATCTACAATTATTATAGATTATATCATTCATAATGAGATTAGAACTTTGGATATTAATAATTACAGCATTAGTTATTGCAAATATATACACAGATGGTAAATACTTAAAACTTGCATTATCTTGGAAAAAATATTATCAAATGATAGGTGTAGCATTTTTAGGATATGCACTATGTTGGTTAATGCGTAAAAATCCAACACGAGCCAAAGAAATGTTAATATCGTCAAATGAATACTTAAAATATTTACCAGTCGATAAAGCTACGAGTAGTTTTATTTCTCCAATATTAGATTTCACTACACGTCAAGAATTTGGAAGACATATGGGGGGTGGGGGTGTTCCAGGAAGACGTCCAGAAGTGCAATCGCAATATCAATCTCGTGTTATGAAATCGGGAGCAAATTCAACAAAACGTTCAGTAAGTGAAACCAAGAAAAAATTTGTAGCTGCAAGACAAAATTGGCATTGTGGGGATTGTAAAAAACAGCTACCCGCGTGGTTTGAAGTCGATCATACTGTTCGTTTAGAACACGGAGGAAGTAATCATGTAGATAATTTAGTCGCATTATGTAGAGATTGTCATGGAAAAAAAACAGCTATAGAAAATTTATAGAAACAAGTTATACGATATTATTATTATATGAGTTATATGATTATTATATGATTCTATTATATATTTTTATATTATAAAATAGAATACAATGCCGCTACCAAAAACTATAATTGATTTCAAAAATTTAATTGTGTCATATATTTCAGGTGAAACACCAATAAACCCAGATTTAAAAAAATGCGTAATTGTGTATGGTTTAATTTCATTTTTCGTATTATTAACTGCTATTTCTTTATATTATGTATCCAGTGATACAAATATATTAAGTTCTGAAAAATATATTTACGCATTCACTACATTTATACCATTGATATTATTAATTGTCGCTTCGTTTTTCATTTTTAACAAAAAAATAAAAATATTTAATCTTATTGCTGGACTATCGATAGTTGGAATTGTGTTTATTTTTTGCTATTATTTTAATACCATTTTAAGTTTTGCAAATAGATACGGTACATTTTTCAATATAATATTACAAATTATTATTTTTAGCATTATTTTTGTAGGTCTTGCTATTGTATTCACTATATTTGAAAAAAAAATAAGAAGTTTAACTGGATTCCCAGGTCTAATTGTTAATTTAATTTTCTTGATTCCTTGTTTAATAACCGATTTTATAGAATACATTAAAGAACAATTAAAGATTACACCAAATATAACATTTGTTTTATTTATTATTGAAATAATATTTATACTACTGTATGTGTACATTCCTTATTTGTTTACTGCAAAAATATTACAAGGAGTATCTGGTAAACCGTTATTAAAAGAAAGTTTATTTTTAAACGCAAAAACAGATATTGCAAAGACGAGTGATTTAGAACCAATAAATCGGAACGAGTTTGGTGGATCTCCAAATATATCAGAACAATCAACCGATGCAATCCTGGATACTGATATTCGCAGAAATTATACATTTTCTATGTGGATCTATCTAAATCAACATAATCCAGTTGTTCAAGAAAGAAATATTTTTAATTACGGTACATCCCATCCAAAGATTTCATACATTAGTAGCAATGATAATGATGAATCTACGATAAATGATATGGAATACATAACTATATCAGTGAATACGGATAATGCATATAAATTTGAAATACCTAAACAAAAATGGAATCATGTTGTATTTAATTATAATAATGGTTCGGTTGATGTATTTATTAATGGAACTTTAGAAAGAACTTTATATTTTAATAATGTTAATCCTACTTACACCTCTACCGATTTAGTAACAGTAGGTGATGAAAATGGAATAAATGGAGCTATTTGTAATATTGAATATTATTCTAGACCCCTAACGCAGTTTCAAATTTCATCGAAATACAATTTACTGATGAATAAAAATCCACCAGTCAATGAATAATTTTATAGAATTATTATATAAACGTTAAATATAGAAAGTTATGAATTATATTATTGTCGCTTTATCAGTAATTATCATTGTCATTTTATTTTATATAGCTTTTAAAAGTTATTTCTCAAATGTATCTACTTTAATGCAACAAACCAGTTTAGCAGATAGCGCTAAACCAGTACCTGACGTGGTAGCTACAAATTTACAAAAACCAGATTCAACAAGATATGCGTACGGAGTATGGATCTATGTTAATACATTAACCGCTGGTGGAAATCCACCAAAATCTGTGATATTTAGCAGAAATAAAGATATTGTAGTTTATTTAGATCAATTTACAAGCACTTTATATGCGATATTGAATCCGAATACTGCAGGGTTATCATCTTCATTTTCAAATGAGAGTACATTACTCCAAAGTGGAAGTACTAAAATCGCAATAACCAATAATTTCCCATTACAGAAATGGGTGTGTCTTATAGTAAGTATTGACAACACGGTTGCCGATTGTTATTTAGATGGAAAATTAATTAAATCCATTAAGATAACACAAGTCGGGCCAGATAAGATCAGTAATATTAAGTTTGGATCAGGATTTGACGCATATATTGCTCAATTTCAACGTTGGACTAACCCATTAGACCCACAGTCTGTATGGAACGCATACGTAGCTGGTTCTGGTTCACGGTTAGCAGGAACTGATTCAAATTATAATGTAGCATTGTCTGTATTAAAAGATAATGTAATTACAAGCAAATTAACGTTATATTAATTTAGCAGAAATCGAATCTAGGGCAAATTATATTTATTTATATTTATTATTATGCCATTTATTAATAGTTATAATAAAAAATAAAAGGCAATGATGGATATATATCTAAACCGAATAAAAATAACGTGTGTTCGTGGAAAAAAATATAAACTGAAATTACATATAATTATAATTTATTTATCATATATAATTATATATAAGTAAAATGAATATAAATCAGCCAATTGGACAACAATTAGCAAATAATGATATTTTAACAAACATTAAAAATAGTGTATCTGATGCAGCGGCAGGGACTACAAATGCATTAAATGGATTACGAAATAATATAAATAGTTCTTTGCAAGATTTTTCATCAAAAAGCATATCGCAACAAAGTAGTGAATTTCTTCAATCAAATAGTATTATTGCAAAATTTGCCTTTTTAGTTTTAGTATTAATCATATTTATGTTATTATTTAAATTAGGCACATATTTGTTAAACTATTTCTTGAGACCACAATTGAGTCCATACGTTGTGAAAGGTTTAATTCCTGGAAATAAAAATGTTATAGTTTCCCAAGATCCAAAGAAATCTGGAGCAATTACTTTATACCGTTCAAATAATGAAAATACTGGAATGGAATTTACATGGTCTGTATGGTTAAACATTAGTCCAGATAATTCATTTAATCAACCCAATATATTTAAACATATCTTTAGCAAAGGAGGCAATGGAAACTATGCTACAAATGGTATTATGCAAATACACAATTCCCCTGGATTATATTTAAATTATGACAATAATAGCAGTACATACTATTTAAGATCATATATGAGTACAGTAAGTGCAATAAATGAAGCGACCAATGAATATGTCGATGTTTCAAATATTCCAATTAATCAATGGTTTAATATAATGATTCGATTAGAAAACAAAATTATGGATGTCTATATGAATGGAGCTATAGTTAAACGTTTAACATTTGCCAATAGTCCTAAACAAAACTATGATGATGTATATGTATGTGGAAATGGTGGATTTGTTGGAAGTTTGTCAGACCTAAGATATTTCAATAAGAGTTTGAATATTTTTGAAATTAATACAATCGTATATTCTGGACCTAGTTTAGTATCAAATTCGGCGGTTTCAAATACACCGGTATATAATTATTTATCCAGTTCTTGGTATTCTAATAATATGTAATTTATTCAAGTATAATATGGTATAATTTATATATACCATATTATGACAACACCCGATTTAAATGAGCAACTAGTATGTGATATAATTAATCAACGAAATCAATTGCGTTTATTACTACCACCTCCAATACGATTTAATCCAATTTCACCTTATCCGGCCAATACCCAAGCTGAATTAGATATGCGTCGTAAAGCTGAAATATTACAATATAATAAAAATTCAACACAAAAAGGAAAGATTACAAAAGCACAACAATGGGCAAATTTGGTTAGAGGTCCTTTTCAACGAAATACGCAAACAACCGTAGTTCGAGATTCATCTGGTCAAATAATTGATTATACGGTATATAATACCGTAGCTTCTTGTCCTCAAGATAAATATTTACCAACATTATCTTCATCCAGTGATGTTCCTGGTCCTATTATTACTCTTCAATATAACCCAGACGTTCCTCTTTATAATTATACAGAAGGAGAAAACACATTTGGTATAATAAATCAAGAAACGCCAACCTATTGGAACAGTTATACAAGTAATGATATATTAGCATTAGATGGTATTCAAAATACACTGTGTACGTTAGCAATTTTTAATACTGATAATAGATTTACTACTTTTGAAATTAACACACCCATTGGATTTTATGTATCAGGTCAAGCTGCTAATAATACAGATGCATCTGGTATTTTTAAAATTAATACATTTGATATAAGTATTTATAATAACAATAATTTAATTACAACGACCAATATAAATACAACTACATCAATTGCAAATAGATTTGTTAATTTTTATACTAACTTTCCAAAAGATGGTAGTGGTAATATAATTGGCGATACTACATTTCAAGGTGTACAATATATCGGAAATTTAAAAATGTCGAATATAGTTCTTTCTACTCAACCTGGTTTATTATATGACATAAAAATTGTTTTTAATATTACAATTACCACTGCTATATCTGGAAATCCAACAAATTTGAAAAACGGAATTCAAATGAATTTATCATCCAATAATTATCCATATTCTACGATAAGATGCAATTTTACAAATATAGTGCCTACACCCGAACCATTAATTGGATTTTATGTGAAATCAATGTAATATATATAGCGATTCCCAAAATGCCTTTTATTTACATAAAAGTTATAAATCGGAGTTTTACACATTTTGCAGTGTAATCATAAAAGAAAATATTATACATAAAAGGTTTTATTATATATATATAGCGTAAATAAATAATAAAACAATTATTTAGGATTGAGATTAGCAGTCATAGTTGGGTTCAAACACATTTTTTGATTAGGGAAAATTTGTCCAGATAAACATTTATCTTGTTCTCCGACTTCAATGCATCCTCTACGGTTTTCATATTCTCCAATTAGACACCAACCTGATTTACTTGATGAAATTGGTTTTTGTATAGGGTTTTCTGCGGTATCTTCGACTGGTTGTTTTGGTGTTGATATTTGCTTATCTTGATTTAATTTAATATCAAGTGGATTAATTTGTGTTAAATTGGTTGGCACGTTTCCAGAACTGGCTGATATTAATAAATTACCAATATTTTGTACGGTCCCTTCTGCAATATCTATTCCAACTTTTGCTGTATCTGATACAACATCAGCTCCCTTGTTTATTAACGTTCCAGAGGTATATCCAAATACTGCTAAAAGTTGAGCTACAGGTGGACCTAAAATAGCGATAGTTGCTTTTATTATGTTGCTTAGTACATCCAATATATTTATTCCTAAAAAAGACAAAATCAATAAAACACTTAAAATAATTATTATTTTATTATTTGAAATAAACTGTGATTGATTTTGAGTATTTTCATTAAAAATTACAGGCGATGGTCGTGATAAAGGTTCATATCTAATTTGATTATTATCCATTATTAACGTTATATATAAATACAAGATACTTTTCTGTTATTCGTTCGTAATAAATGTTTTTTTTATAAGAACATAATAAAATAGATAAATGGCGTCATTTCAATTTATAGAGACATTCTTTTTCTTAAGTTTAGGCATAACTTTTGGATTAGTTTTATTATTAGTATACCATTTCAAACAGCGTATAACAACTCTAGAACAAAAATGTGATACTATGTTTGATATTGTTCAAAATGTGGTCAAAGAACTTGGGGTAGCGAAAACCAATATTAATTATATGTTAACCAATCAGATGCAATCACATACTAACTTTGCTACATTTCCGTCAATGTTTATGCCAAACATGAATACTGCATCTAATAATTATATTAGCGAAATGAATCTATGCGAAGAACACGAAGGAGACGACGAAGACGAAGAAGACGAAGAAGACGAAGACGACGAAGACGACGAAGACGACGAAGACGACGAAGAAGACGAAGAAGACGAAGAAGACGAAGCTGATGAACCAAATGTATTTGAAAAAATCAGAATAGATAGTAATTTAGATGACTCTGTTAAACAAATCGATATCGAAGATATTCCACCATTAGATATTTCCAATTTAGAAAATACCGATTTAGAACAAAATGAAAAGGATTTAGATTTTGAAGAGTTAGGTGAATCCGTAGAATTAACAAATATAGAACCAATTCTTGTTAATAAATTAGAAGAGGTTAATGAAGAACCAATTGTAGAAAATAATAAATCTACGATTTCGCCTGAAATATATAAACGAATGGGGTTAACCGATTTAAAAAAGTTAGTAATTTCAAAAGGTTTATGTAGTGATCCAAGTAAAATGAAAAAACAGGAATTAATCAAAATGTTAATTGATCTAGAACAATAAATTTCATATATAGTATTATATTATATACTATATATAAACCATGTCGTTTGTAGGAGAACCACAATATGCAACATATGATAAAAAGATAGAACCATTTAGTTTTTTCGGTAATTTAGTAAAACCTAAAGAAGAAAATCCTGTACCAGAACTCACGTTTCTTGGAAAACATTATGCATCTAATTGGCAACCTCAAGCAGCAGATAACAATAAACTACTAAAAACCAATGAAATTACCACAAATGCAGAGTACAGAAAATACATGATTTCAAAAACTATTCCTATTATGGAGAAAAATAAGAAAGAATATATGAATGCATAAAAATCGATATAAATCTTTTGTATTAAAAAATAAAAAAGATTATGAAAAGAATTGTAAGTTTTGATGTAGGTATTAAAAACATGGCGTATTGTATTTTTGACTTATCTGGCGAAGTCTTTAATATCCACGATTGGAATGTTCTCAATTTAATGAATCCAGAGCCCGAAACAAAACTATGTACTATTCCACTAGAAAAAAAGAAAAAATCTAAGAAAAGAGATACACCCCTTGAAAATACACCTCCTACAATATGTAATAAAAAAGCAAAATATGAAAAAGGAGAACATTGTTATTGTGAAAAACACGCCAAAATGGGTGATTTATTGATTCCAACCAAGGAATGTTCTCCAACACAATTAAAAAAACTAAAATTAGAAAAGTTGATTGAACTTATTCATAAATATAAAATACCATTCAATCCTGGAATGAACAAGACCAATCTATTAAATATGATTAATAGATTCATGGAAGAACACACATTAAAAACGATTTCATCGATAAAAACAACTGCCGGAGAACTGGATTTAATTACTATAGGAAAAAATATGAAAACCGAATTGAATCAACTGAATACAATGAAACATATAACACATGTCGTAATTGAAAACCAAATATCGCCTATTGCTACTCGGATGAAAACGATACAAGGTATGTTAGCACAGTATTATATAATGTCATATGATTCGATATCGATTGATTTTGTTTCTTCGTCTTGTAAATTAAAAGGATTGGAAAAACAGAACGAAGAAATAGAGAACACATATCAACAGCATAAAAAAGACGCGGTTTATCATTGCAAACAAATATTAGAAAAACATAATTTTACGGATTGGATGCACGTACTAGATACAAAAAAACGCGACGATTTAGCGGACTGTTTTTTACAAGGTATGTGGTTTCTACAAAATAAATTACATAATAAGTAAAACAATATAATATTATGTTTGCGTAATACTTAAACATAATTTTTATAAAATAATAATAAACTATGGAAGTAATTGAATTAACTGATTTAGAACCAATTTCAATAGATTTCAATGATAAACCTAAAACTAATTTTGGTTCAGGGATTGAACTTTTGATGAATGATAAAGTTAAGAATTCTTCAAGTGCTACAACTATTGATTTAGGAGAACTTGACCGATTAGAAGACGAATTAAATGAATTATCCAAAACAAATACATCTACTCCAGCTGCATCCGCATCATCATCATCGTCATCTGATAATAAATCGTTTTCTAATTTATTTGGTTTCAGTAAGCAACCCGAAAATAATAGTCAAAATATTCGAATCAATATGGATGATGAAAAGACAGATTCACATTTAGGTCAAGCTACTATGGATAGTATAGGCAATACAAAAACATGGGACGGATTCACTAAATTAAACGAAGTTCCATTATATAATCCTTCCAAGAGTACAGGCCCAACCACGTCATTAAATGAACGTGAAAAACGTCGCAAAAAACGTGCTATGATTAAAGCATTAGAACAATGGCAAGAAAGGGGTATTGTCAAGCAAATTTCACATTTTAACATGGATTCAAATTATGATGAAGTTGAAGATGAATATGAAAGTGCATTGGAAGATAAACGCAAACGCGATTCTGTAAAAATTCAACAAAATTGGCTAATTACTATGGTTAACACAATTGAATATGGTAATGCAATGTTTGATCCATTTGGCGTATCACTTGATGGCTGGGGTGAATCAATAAGTGAAGACATTGATAGTTATTCTGAAATTTTCGAACAATTGCATGATAAGTACAAGGGTGGTAAAATGAGTCCAGAACTCAGTTTATTATTACGTCTTGGATTTAGTGCTAGTGTAATTCATTTTAGCAATAAAGCATTATCCACTGCTGCACCTGGTTTTAATGATGTAATTAAACAATCACCTGAACTTATGCGAATGTTCACAAATGCGACAGTTGATTCTATGAAACAAACTGCACCCGGAATGGCATTTGCAAGTGATTTATTAAACCAAAATAAACCAAATACAATGAATCGTCCGCCTCCTGCACCAGTCGATACGCGTTCTATGAATCCACCTCCGGCATCAGCTCGTCCAGGAATGCAATTTACTCAGATGCCAGATAATCGTCCAGATTTAAATGCCGGACGCGGTATTCCATCAACTATGTTTAGAGAACAGGGTGTAGATATGAATCAAATGGGAAGTAATATGAATCAACTTCCAACAAATTACGCTTCTGAAAAACAAGAACGTTCTCCACGCCCTGAAATGTCTGGACCAAAAAATACAGACATAGATAATATTTTGTCTGGATTAAAAACGAAAACAATCAATATTCACGAACAACCTCAAACTACCGAGGACGATTCCATGGTAAGTATAAGCAGTTTGAAAGATATGCAAGGTACTATGATGCCAAGAAGACGCGGTGGTCGCAAAAATAAATCAGATAAAAATGTCATATCACTCGATATTTAATACAATTGAGTGTTTAGAGTGTCATAAACGTTTTATTACTATAGTGAAAAATTTACACATAAAAAATAGTCATATATTATAAATGAGCAACAAACCTTTTGTTCCAGAAAATATAGAGAAGTTTAGAATCGGGCAAATATTTTCAACATATAATTTAGGAATCAATTTCATACATATTACAAGAAAAGGTACCACCGCATGTTCGACTGCAGAATACATAGTTTATTTAGGTAACGAGAAAAACGGATATGATACTTGGAAGTTTCAGAGGGGAATTTTGTTAGTTGTTTTTAAAAACGGAGACACAATGATATGGTCAATAACTAATAAAACTATTAAAAGATATTTAGATGAAGGAAAGTTTGTCAAATCAGAAAGACTAATTCCACTGCCCCTTTTACAAGATATAAAAAATTATTATCCAAATAGGAGTGCTGCAATAGAAAATGTAAAAGTTGTTGGAAATGAAGTCAAATTTCATGAAAACCACCCCCCTATTTATTTACCAACTAATGTAAAAAATAATCTTGTAAATTTATTAGCCTACTTCCCAAAAGATAAGAATCAATTCCCAGAAGATTATGAAAATGATGATGAACCAAATGAAAAAGATGAAACAAATGAAAAAGATGAAACAAATGAAAAAGATGAAACAAATGAAAAAGATGAAACAAACGAAAAAAATGATCAACAAAATGCAGGTGGTAGCAGAAAAAAAAATCCAAGAAAAACCAAGAAATCACACAAATCTAAAAAAAGCAAAAGAACTCGTAAATCCAAAAAAAACAATCGTAAATAAAGCAGTCTTTTCCATTTTTACACAAATATTTTTCTCTCAAATAGTAAAAGAAAAATATTCAAACCACATGATGATTATTATTTTCATGTTTTTCTCACACCATATATGCGGTCAAAACACCAGTTATAAATCAAAAAAAACACCCATTTCTTGAGCCCCTATATAGCCGTTAACAGGGTGCGCCTATATGGCGGAACATTCCGCGAACATTCCACGGCGAGAGAAATGGCGCGGAATAGGGTCTGGATGGAGGCCGCGAACGGGATAACACGTAAAAGTATAATAAAAAAAATATAATAAAAATATAATAATATAATAATAAATGAAGTTCTTATATTTTTACTGGTTATTTTGGTTTTTATATTGTATTCCAATAACTGATAATTTCAAACTATTTCACTTTATTCGAACATTTAATAAAAAAACTACCAATAATTTTAAAGATATCAATGGGTTTTATGGTTTAATTGGTGGAGAAAAAACAAATCAAGTAAGTATCTCCGGTGATGGTATAATTCAAAGCGTTTTCATAGAAAACGGGAAAGTCCAAAAATTCATAAAAAAACCTGTATTAACCGATCGCCGTAAATTTATGAATAGCCATCCTTTTTTATCACAGTATTTACATAATAACTGGTTTGGTATATGCATTTATATTTTAAAAATGTTTAATATGTTGAATATACATGCAAATTTTGACGGAAGAGCAAATACCGGATTGTATTATTGGAAAAATGCACGACTATTGTTAGCTTTACATGAACGCGACAATCCATATGGGATTTTTATCGATTTTCACAACAATAATTTATTAGATTATGGTAAAATAAATAGTAATAGTATTCATCGGAAATTTAGCGCTCACCCATACGAAGATTTGAGTAAAAGCGAGATCGTATCGGCTACATATAATTTACTTGGATGTAAAAAAGGAACAGTTATTACCCAATATGATATATATGATTTGTCTCCAAAACAAAGTTATAATATACCTACAAAATATAATTCTATAGTGCACGATATCGTTTCAACGGACGATAATATATACATTCCAGATTGTCCTCTTGTAATAGACTATTGTAAAATAATGCAACCAAATTCACCAATACCTATGAAATTTGACAAAAAACAGAAATCTCGAATTGGAATATGGAATAAAGCTACTCAAACTACACAATGGATTCAATTTAATTATTCATTTTTTATCTTTCATTTTGTTGACGTGAATGAAAATATCGGTGGAAATGAAAATATAACGTATATAGATGTATGTCTATTTGACAATATTAATATGGACAGATTAAATGAGAACTTGCCGCAACTTTATCGACTTGCAATAGATAAATCGAACAGTTCAGGAATTGTTTATAAAAAAAGTTTATTAAACGATGTTTATAGTGATTTTCCTACAAAACTAAATGGCCCAAATGGCGAAAAACATTTACTATTAACATTGGAATTGAATGAAACCAAAACAATACTTATGTCGGGGTTTGTTGTATTAGACAAAAATCTTAATGTAATGGTTCATTTTAAACTTCCAGGAAACGAATCTAGTTTTTGTGGTCAACTTTCATTTCATGAAAAAACGAAATCGATTATAGGATTTTGTAATATAGATAACGGGTCCTATTTCTTTCTATATGATTTGCAATCAAAACAAGTCGAATATCAATTAATTGCTGAAGTAGATAATTCGAGAATTGGAATTCAAAATGGGTTTCATTCTATTTTCATTGAACAATAAATAAATGGTCTAAAGACTTAACGTAATTCATCTATTATATGTCATAATGTTTTGCGCCTTTCTATTATTATTATTTTTATATAATACGAGCCCATATCGGGTTAATAACCAAATTGCACCCAGACAAATTATACCAAATCATCGTTTGTATAGCGTGTATAACCCTACATCCATTATTACAACATACAATCGCAACCCCAATAAAAACACTATAACCCACCAAATACGAGATAAAATAAGTAGTATTTTAAGATTGATTCGACCACAAAATATATTACCTACTACGGTATTATGCTTTTCAGGTGGATGGATAGTGAATCCTTCATTGGTTAATTTAATTCAGACAAAGTCTTTCATTGTAGCTACTATTAATACGTTATTAATTATGTCATGCAGTATGGTTCTGAATGATTTATTTGATATTGAAGTAGACAAAATAAATAATCCAACACGACCATTAATTACAGGTGAAATTACAAAAAAAGAGGCGATTTTATTGTCATTGGCTCTATTATCTATTACAGAAATATTGTCGTTTTTATATTTTCCAAGATTTCTACAATATATAATACATGCGGCAATATTAAATATCATTGCATATACGCCATTTTTAAAAAAAATCCCAATCATAAAAAATATATCTTGTGCCGCATTGATATCATTTTCTGTTATTTTTACTGGACTCGCTACAAACGCGAATATTATGGGTAAAATCGACTATTTAATGACATTTGTACGATTATTATTTTTTGGTTCTTTTTATAATGAAATTATATTGGATATTCGTGATTACGATGGTGATAAAATGAATGGCATTAATACTATTCCAGTTGTATTTGGTAAAGATATTACATTGGGTGTTTTATTTATGATTACCGATATCAATATATTATGGAATACATTTGCACTATATAAATTATATGGTACTACAGTTGCTTGTATATTACCTATATTGTGTAATCAATTACTTGTGAATTTGTATTTTATTAAGAAGTATAATTATTCGGTTAATTCATTAACACGCTCCATTCAAATGTCGTTTCAGTCCCTTTATTCCATTTTATTGTATTTATGTATTATTAGTATGAAAAAAATAATGTAAAAATAATGTATAAATGTAAAATTGATTTATATATATAGTTGATTACTGTGTAATAAAATCAAGATGTCAAGAAGAGCGCAAAATCGTATTTATACCGCTCTAACTAGTAAACATTCGCCATTAATTGCAGCTATAATTGAAGTAGATGTCGATCAAGTTAAATATTATATAAATAACGGTGTGAATGTTAATGAAACTTGCAAACAGGATTATAATTGGCTACCTATGAAATGGACTACATTCGTGTATCAGTACGGTAAAGGTAGAATAAACAAAGAAAAAATATATGAAATAGTACAAATATTAGTAGATGCAAATGCAAAAAATGGGTTCGATAGCAAGATAGATCAAGACTGTTATAACTTTGCACCGGTTATTCCAGATCCATAGAATCCATACACCTAACCCTAATAAAAAATTGATTTACATTTTTTTCGCTTGATATTAGAATCAATATCGTAATGCAACATGCTATCCTTAGCCCAATTGTATTAGACTGTTCAAATTTACGAAGCGAAAGACAAAAAATAAATAATTTATCTACTCTCAATGCACTTATTGAATGTGATATCGAATTATTAAAAAAAAACTCAAATGAAAAAGAAATTGAGAGGGTACTAATTGAATTAGATACTTCTATGGATACAATTTTTGATAAATGTAAAACAGACCTTATTTTTGCAAAAACATTGGCTGGTCGCATTGCAATAATGGCTTCAAGACAAGGTACGAAGGATGAAGAGTTGCAATTAAATACGTGCAATTTAACGACATCGAAATTCGGTATAACGATCGAAAATTTGAATGCTACTGCATATAGACCAACAAAATGCGGTAAGATTGTGAATAAACAAGAATGCAAAAAATACGAGAAGAATGATTGTTTGAAATCATTCGATGGTAAAATCGATGGTCGCGTTAAAGGCTGGATTTTTGCAAAAGTCGTATTTGGAAATGGTGGACATCAAGATAATGTCTTTGAAGAAGCACATACATTTTGTGATTGGGTATGTAAATTTGGAAATGATGGCGAATTATATGTAGTATTGATTGATACCGATTTAACCTCTCAGTTTAATGAATTAAAGAAAAAATACCACAAAGATAATATTTTAGTTGTTAATCATGTTGAGTTCCAGCAATATATGATTGAACGATTTTATTTGAAATGATAACAGTTTATCGATTACTTATACATTTTTTTATTATCAAAAGCACAAATATCTGGTTTCATCCAGTTGATAACCATTCTTATACATAATATAAAGTATTACATTATAATATTCTGTTATAGAAAGAGCAAAATGACCCTTTGTAAAATGAACATATGTATATGTTGCACTCGCTCTTTCACAGTTAAATAATAGATGTTTTTCGGGTATTTCCAATAATACAGAATATCTATTATCAGTTTTTGGTATTCGATTCATTATAATAGAAATTTATTTATTATATTGAGAACATATTTTTATATCTACTGATAGTATATTTATAAAAGCTATATAAAAAAATCACTGCATTTATATAGAGAGAAATGTATTATTATTTATATATCGTATTTTTTCTATTTTTTATAGGAACAACTTCGTGTGCAAATTTAAATAAACTTTCACAACAAAGAATCAAACATATTATTCAACATCCAGGAACTACGCCAGAAATGCGAGAACAAGTAAATAACGTATTATTTGATAGCTACAAAGACTGGGCTACAACCAAAGCATTACAATTCAAACGCTTACATAAACATAAATGCCATCACATAAAAAACGATGAAATGACATCACATGCTTTGTTTGGATTATATAAAGGTATACAGAGATACAATGGAAATAATACATTTATAACTTATATTGAATTTTATATTAAACAAGAATTACAGCAAGGTATGGCGAAATTGATACCGATCAATGCATTACCAAAAACGTTTTTGAAAAAAAAGAAGACCGCACAAGAAAATAACAAATTATACAATATTTATTTGAAACCAATATACATTGGATTTGATAATTATTTGATGGAAAACACAATACATAATTGTGTATTTTCAAACGAAAACAAATGGTTGAATAACGAAGATAGTTTAATATTTCAAATGAAAATATGGGAAGAAATACGAAAATTACCACCATTTCAAATGAGAATTATGTATTTCAAATATTCAAATGATTTTGAAATGATACGTACAAATCGTGCAATTGCAGAAATAATGGATTGCTCAATAAACACGATTAACATACATTTTATTGATATAAAAAATAAACTACTACCATTTATTCGTAATTTATAGACGATTTTGGTGGTCCAACAAATAATTAACTATTTCAAAAACAAGTGAAAACGATATTCGTTTCCGCGCAATTGTATTGCTTTCTCGGTAATTACTTAAAAACAGTGAATGATATTCTTCTCTTTTAGTCCTCAAAAATTCATTAAATTGACTAACCAATTTTTTTTGTTGTTCCAATGTAATCGCAGGTTCAATTACCAATGTAGCATATGATCGCGCCGATAATTTGGGAGACATATCGATGCAGCGCTTATCATTTTCAACCATAGACATATTTATCATACTGTTTGCATTATCATCTATGCATTTCACTAATATATTTGTAATAAATTCGCTGGTTTGATTATTTTTAGTAGCACGTTCTATTTTATAATTTGGATTTTGTTTTAAATTATAAATCTCACCACCAATCGTATAATTATTTGTAGAATCCAGTTGTATGGTTATTTGTTTAGAACTGGGATAAATAATACATTTTATGGCAGACACGTCAGATAAATGAGACTTTCGTTCAAATTGAAAACTACATATCGTACAAGAAGTATCATCAAACACTTGCTCTTCAAATATATTAATACCTACAATTGAATATTTCGTTAAAAACCGTTCTCGCAATTCTACATCGCTTTTTCGTATGGAACACCAAAAATTCAAAGGTACGATAAGAATACCTCCCATGCAGACGTTTTGTATCAATATTTTAATAAAACATTTATATAAATCATTTTCGTCATATTTATCATAAATTTCTTTCGATTTGCTTTTATTTCTTGCAATATATGGTGGGTTTGTAATTACATATTTATATTGGTAATTGGGTGGGTCTAATAACGTATCTCGCTGAATAATGAAATCTTTTTTGGGTTCAATATCAAAACATTCAATTGTATATTGGCCGGCTTGTTTGTCTATAAAATCCAACAAATCACCATTTCCTGCAAACGGTTCTATAATATTAACGATGCCTTCCGGTATAGTAAAATTTTGCAAAATGTATTCATAATTCGTTGTAAAAAACTGTCCTAGTTGTTTTTTATTACTCATTGATTTACTATATGAATATATCTCTATATATTCATATTCAATTTTTTATTCTATACTATTCTATTCGATATCAATATCAATTACCACAGGATAGTGGTCCGAATTATATTTTCCACAGTATTCATCATATCCTTGATAAATAAACGCATTTGTAATTTTATTGTTAATGTTCTCCGATACCAATATATGATCTATCATAGAAAATTCCGAGGGGGATGATTTACAATCATTATTTTTATCATACCAATCTGTATATCTCGTTTTTTTTTGCATAAGTTGAGCTACGCTATACAATTGATATAATTGTTTTTGTGTATCTATTGATTTACCTTTCAATATATCCAATACTTGCGAAGTAGGTATATTATTGTTCGCATCTACTACATTCTCGTCAAAATCGTTGAAATCCCCCAACATAATTATTTCGTATTTTTGTTGGATGTATTCATATATAACCGATTGTAAAACAGAAGCCTGGGCTTCTCGCTCCGCGCAACGCATTGTATCTGTTGGAAAAGCCAACAAATGTGCACCTATCATTGCTATTTTCATATTTGCAATAGCATATTCTGTAATATAATGTTTACTTACACCGGTTGTTCCAGTTGTACCAACGTATCCGCACTTAGAATTTATCATAGGATAAGACATTCTGGATTCTGTTCTATATAAATTGACGATTGGATCTATTTTAGTAAGTATTCCTATATTTTGTCCTGTAGCAGTATCTGTTCCTTTTTTTAGGTATGGGGCGTATTCATTTGATATATTAGGTGATTCCAATAGGTAATGCAATTCATCACAACCTTCAATTTCACATATATTAAGGATATCTGGGTTTAGTTTATTGATTACATCTGCTACATAGGACAAATGAATGTTTGCTTCAGATGTATTTTTCCAGGTGCAACCATTGCCAGGACAATCTGAATTGGAATAATAATCTATAAATAACCATTCTGTATTATATTGAACGATTCTTAACGATTTTGAATTTGAACGACGGTCAGATGAAAATCTTGGTGTGGTCGAGCATTCTGTATCCGCATTAGTGAATATTTTTACTACTACAAATAACAAAAGTGCAAAAAATCTGGGTAAATAGTTCATATAATGTATAATTACAATTTATAATATAGAATAAATTTTATACATCTATTCTATATCATGGAGCAATTTTCATATTTAGAAAGATTCAAAAAAAAAAATATACCGAAAAATAGAAAGGGTATTTTTGTAGTAAATCCAATTAAAGAGAATGAAAAAGAGAAAGTAGAAGTTAAAAAAGAAAAGGCAGAATCTGGGAAGAAGGAAGAATCTGAGAAAGAAGAACCTAAAGAAGAAGATGATGATGAACAACATGATGAAGAGCAAGAACCTAAAGAGAAAGCAGAACCTCATACTGAAAGAAAAGAAGAACCAGTGGTTGAGAATGAACCCAAAGATACAGAAGAACTCGAGAAAGAAATAAAAATACCACAGTTTGAAATAATTGATAAACGAAAAAGTCTAAATAATAAAATTAATCGTATGAATATATTAAAACATATACGTGAAAATGGAGACAAACCAGAACGAGAACGAGAACCAGAACCAGAACCTATTATAATTACACAACCACAAGAACTGAATAAATTAGATGAAATCTTACCAGAAGTTGAAGTAATTAAAATCAAAAAAAACAAGAAAGTTAATATTAAAGTAGTCGATGATAAAGAACCTCTTCCATTAAACCAAGCAGTAGTCGATAAACCAATAAAAAAGAAAGTAGTTAAAACAAAAGAAGTTTTAATGGTTCCATTCAAAAATGTATTAATTAACGGAGAAACTATATCTAGCCGTCTTCCAAAACCAATAGAAAAAGTAATTCACAAGACTTCAACTTATTATATGAACAATCGTAAAATAGCTATCGAAAAACTAAACAATCTATTTCATCCATATCGTGCAGAGATTGCAGAGAACATTGAAACTGCTTCATGTAATTCCAAAGAAGTTGATTTTGAATTATTAACACATCAAAAAATAGTTCGCGATTATTTGAATTTATTCACTCCGTATCGTGGGTTATTATTGTACCACGGTTTAGGTGCAGGAAAGACATGTACATCAATTGGAATTGCAGAAGGTATGAAAAGCGACAAAAAAATAATAATAATGACGCCAGCTTCTCTCAAAATGAACTTTTTCAGTGAATTAAAAAAATGTGGGGATCATCTATTCCGAAAAAACCAATACTGGGAATTTGTATCTACTGTCGGTGAAACAGATGAATTTAAAAATGTGTTGTTCTCGGCGTTATCTATACCCAAATCAGAAGGTGATGCATTTATAAAAAAATATAATGGAATATGGTTTGTAGATGTATCCAAACCCGCCAATTTCACCACTCTATCTGCAAATGACCAAAAAACAATTGACGAACAATTGAATTTAATGATACGTAGTAAATACCAAGATATTAATTATAACGGAAATAAAGTAAATGAACTTACACGTGATATGAATATCAATCCGTTTGATAACTCAGTAGTAATAATCGATGAAGCACATAATTTTGTAAGTCGTATTGTTAATAAAATCGATAAACCCAACTCAATATCGTATATTCTATATGACAAATTAATGAAAGCTACAAATGCACGTGTAGTATTGCTTACTGGAACTCCTATAATAAACTATCCGAATGAAATTGGTATTTTATATAATATATTACGCGGGTATATTAAAACATGGACGATTCCACTGAATGTTAAAACAAATAAAAAAATCAATCGTGATACGATATTATCTATGTTTGACAAAGAAAAGTTTAATACATATGATTACGTTGAATATAGTGGTAATAACTTAATCATTACACGTAATCCATTTGGGTTTATTAACGATAAACAAACCAAAAAGAAAGCCGAAGGAGGAGGTGCGAAAAAGAAAGATAAATCGGATAATAAATCGGAGACATCGAATGTTGCGGAAAAAGATGAAAGTGGTTCTGAAGATTTTAATCAACATTTAATGGCTCAAGCAAATGGTCGCGAATTTCCTGGGTTAGACGAACCATCTTACGTATGGGGAGGTAATGTTTTTGATAAATATAGTGGAGTTAAGTTAGATGATACTGGAAATATTTCGGATACTGATTTCTTGAAAACTATTATTCGCATTTTATCTAAGAATGAAATCGATGTTATGCAAGGAGCAATTAAAGTTGATTATAACAAAGCTTTACCTGATGACCCAGAGTCATTTCAAGAAATATTTGTGAATCAAGATACAGTATCTATTAAAAATGAAAATTTATTTAAAAAACGTATATTGGGATTAACTTCTTATTTTAGAAGTGCTCAAGAAAAGTTATTGCCAAGTTTTGTTAAAGCTGAAGATGGAGGCAATTACCATTTGGTTGAAAGCGAAATGAGTCAATATCAATTTGATACATACGAAAAAATCCGAAAAGACGAATATGAACAAGAAAAAAAATCCAAGAAAAATGCGAAAAAGAAACAAAATGAAGAAGATATGTATAATGTATCATCTACCTATCGTATTTTTTCAAGAGCTGCTTGCAACTTTGCATTTCCAAAACCACCCGGCCGACCTATGCCAGATAAGAAAGGCGAAAAAGATATTGACGAAAGTAAATTTGATGCAATTCCTGCGGATTTCTTACAAGAAACCAATGATTACGCTGATATAGAAGACCAAGATACATTAAAAAGTGAATCCGCCGAGCCGGCGATTGAATATAATCAACGTATTCAATTAGCTTTGAAATTTTTAAAAGATAATGCATCGGATTATTTATCACCCGGTGCTTTGGAAATCTATAGTCCGAAATTCTTACAAATATTGGAGAACCTACAAGATCCTGAAAACGAAGGATTGCATCTAATCTATAGTAATTTCAGAACAATTGAAGGTGTTGGTATTTTAAAATTAATTTTAGAGGCCAATGGATTTGCACAATTTAAAATTCAAAAGAAAACAACTGGTGATTGGGAAATTATTCAATCCGAAGAAGATATGAATAAACCCAAATTTTTTCTATATACAGGTACCGAAAGTGTTGAAGAAAAAGAAATTTTAAGAAATATTTACAATAGTCAATGGGGATTTGTTCCTAGTTCAATTGTTGATAAATTAAAAGAGACCGCAGAAAACAATTATATGGGCGAAATTGTTAAAATTATGATGATTACATCGTCTGGAGCAGAAGGCATTAATTTACGAAATACTCGATTTGTTCATATAGTAGAACCATATTGGCATATGGTACGTTTAGAACAGGTAATTGGACGTGCTCGTCGTATTTGCAGTCATGAAGATTTACCAGAAGAATTAAGAACCGTTAAGGTATTTTTGTATATGACAACTCTGAGCGAAGAACAAAGTAAAAACGATAAAAACAAAGAACTCATAATTCGCGATGTAAGTCGTATCGATAAAAAGACTCCATTAACTACTGACGAGTATTTATATGAAATTGCAAGAATTAAAAATAATATTAATCAACAATTATTAAAGGCGGTTAAAGAGAGTTCAATTGATTGTAGTTTACATACTGCGGGTAGTAATGAGAACTTGGTATGTTATGGATATGGTAAAGTAGAATCCAATCAATTTGGTTCCTATCCAACACTTGAAGAAGACAAAAATCAAAAGGATGAAATGAATGTAGCAGTTAAAAAGTTAACGTTGGTTAAAATTACAGTAGAAGGTATAGATTATGCATACGATAGAGCTAACAACATAGTATATGACATGGAAAGTTATAAGAGATCCAAACAAACCGGAGAAGCATTGATATATGTAGGTAAAATCGTAAAACAAGGCCGTAAGAATGTGGTTGATACGAGTGCTCCGATGTAAATAAAATTGATTTATTTTTATTTTATATTGAATAATATGCAATACAATATAAAATGAAGACACGTATGTTTGTAGAAACGCCTGAAAATAATGGCAGAATGGTTATAGACTTTCAATTGAGCAAATATAATTATCATTACGCACCACAAGGTATAATAAGAATAGCGCGATTTGAAGTAAGCTTCAGTCCATCGGATAATAGAGGATATTATGGGGATATATATATGAAACGCTTCATACAAAAATGGAAACACAAGACATTAGAGAACATCCAAAGAAAAAAGGATATATCCATGGCACGTATCCTCTTAGATAAAAAAACATTGTATGATATGAAAACACATATTGCGAGTTTTCTTTGATTCCTATTTACAAAAAAAATGTATAAAACAACGAAAAACGGGTATTTTTTAGAATCAAGTTCTCCATAGTAAAAAAAGTAGGGTCTATTATTAATAGAATTTTTTTGGAAATGGACATTTTAAAAATGTCCTTTTTTTATTTTATGAAAATACTTTTCAAACCCCATTTTTTGGAAAATCGCAAAAAATGGATTCTTAGCATAATGCTGTAAAAGTGAAAATAGAAATTTTGGTACCTTAGCATAAAGTTTTTCAGTCTTGCAAGATTTTTGGAGAAATCGGGAACCAAAAATCTAAATATAGTATAAAATGGATGAAATTTTTGGCCCAAAAATTGAGGTGAAAAATGGGGACTTTTTGCATCCTTACGATAAATGCAGTGATTTTGTATGTACCAACGACTCAAAAAAAACTATTTTTGCAAGATCTTGTGGAGAAAATGGAGAAAATGCAACCAAAAATGGTTCCCGATTTCTCCACAAAATCTTGCAATGCCATTATTGCAGTTTCAAAACTTCAAATAAACATAATTTTGAAAAACACCTGTCAACGAAGAAACATGTAAATAATTTAGGAAAATCCCAATCAAATTTGGCCTATATTTTAGAGGATGAAACTGAAAGTTCTCCGAACTCTCAAGTACAACAGGAATTCGAACTATACTGTAGTTGTTGTAAAGTCGGGTTTATAAGTAATAAAGATTTAGAAAGACATCTATCTACAAAGAAACATCTAATAAAAGCAGGGGATGTACCTATATTAAATAACTTTAATTGTGATGTATGTATGGTATCATTCACTAAATCATATTTATTAAATAAGCATTTACAGAGCAAAACTCATAAAACAAAGATATTTTCAGAATCGAAAGAAGATGACGAAACGCCTGCAACGGAAATTTCGATACTAAACGATGATGTTAATCATACAACAACTGATACAAAACCGTATATTGATATCATAAATAAGTTGTTATCGGAGAACAAAGAAATGCGCAATTTTTTTGTAGATCAGAATCAAGAAATGATGAAAATGATTCACGAACAAAGTAGTAAATTAATAGAATATTCCAAACCAAATACTACAAATACAATGACAAATAATTTTAATACAAATAATAATACAATTCATGGTAATATTAATAACAATAAATTTAATATCAATGTATTTTTGAATGAGCAATGTAAAGATGCAATGAATTTGCCAGATTTTATTGATAATATTGAAGTATCCCATAATGATTTGGAGAACAATGGACAATTAGGTTTTGTAGCGGGTATTTCTAAGATTATTTTGGATAATTTAAAACAATTAAGTGTATATGAACGACCAATCCATTGTACTGATATCAAACGTGAGACTCTATACGTGAAATATGATAATAAATGGACGAAAGATGAATCCTTTGATAAACTGAATGAAGCAATACGAGATGTATCTTACAAAAGTATCGGAGTATTGAATGAATGGAAAGAATCAAATCCAGAATATAAAGACATTAATTCGGAGTTTTCTGATAAATGCATGGCAATGACTAAAAATACATTAGCCGGTTATGACCGTGATGCGTATTATTCTAAGGTAATACGTATAATATCAAAGGAGACGTCAATCGATAAAACCGATAAATAATTTGTCTAAATAGAATATATATGACAAGTATCAAACTTACAGATACTGAACATGTTCCTGTAAGATATTTACCAAAGATATTAACCAATAAAGATAGAAAACAGCAAACAAAAAATTTGATAAAATCCAGAAAATTATATAAAAAAAACCAATATTTTAAGCGTCCCACAATTAAATCATTCAAATCAAGACGTTCTCGCCATTTAGCGAATGCTCGAGAATTATATAATGTAGAAAATATATATCCAAATGCCGAATTAGCAAAAAAAACACAGTGTAAATTAAGTTCTCTCAAAAAAATAGTTAAAAAAGGTGAAGGTGCTTATTATAGTTCAGGTTCTCGTCCAAACCAAACGCCAGAATCTTGGGGAATTGCAAGGTTAGCTTCCGCATTAACTGGTGGAAATGCGGCAATCGTTGATTATCATTTATTGTACAATGGATGCGAACCAGATAGTATGGCATTGAAATTAGCTACAAAAACCTGCAAAAAACAAAAAAAATGTAAAAAATATACTATGAAAAATACAAATATTTCGCTAAATAAATAGTTTTATTATAAAAAATATAAACAAAGTATTAGAATATTGTTTATATTAAACGCGCGTTATTTGAATGATTTCTGCAAATTCAGAACAAAGGGTGTTAGAAATACAAAGTGTACAAGTATCACCAATACGCAATATGATTACTGCACTAAAAGATGTATTAACCGATGCTTCTATAACATTTACAAAACAAGGTATGAAAATTATTAATTTTGATAAAACACATACGATATTGGTTAATGTAATGCTTCACTCAGATAAGTTTGAATATTATAGATGTGATCCTGATAAAATAATTGTCTGTGCCAATACATTACATTTGTTTAAAGTAATATCAACCATGTCCAATGACGATACATTGTCTATTTATATTGATAATGCAGATTATCACGATGGTGTCGTATCACATTTAGGATTACAATATGATAATGGAGATATTAAACAATGTTATAGTCAAAAATTGCGTTTGATTGAACCTGATACAGAAGAATTGGTAATACCAGATGTAGAATATTCGACTGTTATAAACATGCCTACAACCGATTTCCAAAAAATAATCCGCGATTTGAATGGAATTTCAGATAGAATTGAAATCAAATCTGTTGGAAATGATTTAATTTTTTCATGTGAAGGTAATTTCGCTACTTCGCGTATTTTTAGATCAGAGTCAGATGGTAATATGGAATTCGTTAATAAACCGGATGCTTCTGTTGTAATTCAAGGCGAGTTTTCATTAAAGAGTCTAAGTCATTTTATTAAATGTACGCCATTGTGCAGTCATTTGGAAATGTATTTAGGAAATGATTTACCTCTTATAATAAAATATGACGTAGCATCATTGGGTTCGATTTCATTGGTATTGGCCGCATTACCTCCATCGTAAATTATATCGTAATAGTATATTATATATACTATTAAGGAAAAATGAATCATAAACAAATATTATTAATAAGTGTATACATATCATTGTTTGTGCAACTAATAACAACTGGATTGGATATATACGCGTTAACATTAACTTATCCAGTCGAGAAACTAATATTAAAATCATTATTATGGTTGGAAACGATTGTACAAGTAATAGAAGGAACATTTTATCTATGGTTAGTGAATCAATTTAGATTAATTAATATCGAGAATATAGCATCAAAACGTTATTTTGATTGGGCGATAACTACACCAACTATGTTATTCACATTATGTATATATTTAGATTATTTAAACCAACGAAGAATTAAATCCGCCTCTGCGGATTTATATTCATCGTGGTCAATGACCGATAAAGATTTTAATGCCGCCCCAGAGGGGCGGATTGAAATCTTGAGCGGTTTAAAAAATGGTAAAAGTAGGAAAGAAACTATTGAAAATCGTACTTCAGATGATACCAAATTAACGAACCCAAACACCAATTCATTCAAGTTGTTATACGAAAGTTTTCAAAATAACAAATCAACTATTATTCCGATAGTAATATTGAATGCCATAATGTTGTTATTTGGATATTTGGGTGAAGTCAAACAAATGAATAATTACTTGGCAGTATTTTTAGGATTTTTACCATTTTTTGCAATGTTTTATATTATTTATGAAAATTATGCAAAATTCACACCAAATGGCGAGACTTTGTTCTGGTATTTTTCTGTAGTATGGTCGTTATATGGTGTAGCTGCAATCATGCCATATTTATGGAAGAATATTTCATATAATATATTAGATATATTTGCTAAGAATTTCTTCGGTATTTTCTTGGCATATATAGCAATAAAACACAACAATGATAAACCATAAAATATAATCATCACACTCCTTATTTATTCTTTATAGTATAGTTTGTAATCATAAAATGCGAGAATAGCAATAATAGCCCTATTATATAACATTGACAAAAACATATAATAAAATAATTCCATTTTGTCTCTACTGGTGGATAATAATAGTAAGATCCCGCGGTAAGTCCAGTCAGTAATTGGATCATTTGTAATGACGTAATATATATACGAATTCCTCTAAGTCGCATACGCAATAAACTTGCCAAATAGTATGCATACATTATAGAATGAACCCCAGAATTTAACAAACTACCAAAGAAAATCATATCGATGTCATATATGTAGCAAAAATGCCACATAATTGCTGCTCCAATATGATGGTATTTCTGTAAAAAAATCGGGTGTTTTCCATTGAAATACAATATAAAGGTATCCGTATATTCGTAATATTTTGATATATAAAACCAAAATATAGTATTCTTAACAATAGAATTACACATATAATAACTATGTTTTGCGTATATACCTTTGCTAATTAAAACTCTGAATAATTTTACAAACGTATAAAAACTAAATGACGATAATACTGCATTGTGTATTAGTGAATAACTGTGAATAATTTTTTTAGGTACAATAGTCAATTTATTATTTTCGCTATAGTATTTTAACCAACAAGATGCCCATACATAAAACGCAGTACCGAATGCAGGTATAATAATATGATATACCATATTGATTTGGTTAATGATAATAAATATAAATTTTATATTTTTATATTTATTTATTAAATTATTTTCTCTTTTTGCAATATATACAATATATACAATATATACAATATATACAACATATAAATAAATATATAAAACAACCATAATTTAGTGAAATGAATTCTGTTTATTTATCTATTATTTCATCAACATTCATTATAATTGGTTATTTACCTGAAATATATCTAACAATTTTTCAAATAAAAAATGTTGATTCAACAAAATATTCATCTACATTATGGTTATTTGGCGGGGTTCTAGGTACAGTTTACAGCGGTATCAACAATGCAGATACATTTATAACAGCGAATTATTCTATCAATACATCATTGAATCTATTAACTTTGGTTCTAAAAATATATTACTATTGTAAATTTATTCATTCATCAAATATGAAAAATATGAATGAATGTAGTGGTAATGAAGAGATAGAGATAGTTATACAATCGTAAACAATTATCTATTTTCTCTTTTTTGAAAACATCATTGGTACTAATATAACAGTATATACAATATATATGATAAACGCTATAGTTAAAAACATTATCAAAAAGTTGAAAAATTTTACAAAATTGCAATAATAACTATTATCCGAATCTTTGCAAGATACAGTTGAACCAAAAAGGCCAAATACACCACTTCCTAAAATACCACCGTTTCCAGAAGTATTGGCTGCACCGTTATTCGAGTTAGATTTTATTCTAATACCCTTTCCCATTTATGTAATTTATATTATACATATACAAAATAATTTTTACCTAAAACTCTGGTTCGTGTTTTTTAAATAAACATCCAGCTTTTTGTAAATTTGGAATATCAACCATGGAACTTGGGTCTTGTATATTACAGTTTTCTAACCATACCTTGATAATACAAAAATTCTTCTTAGGTGAAATAGTGATACCATTCACCAATTTACTATGAAGAGGATTCATAAATAATGTTTCTCCACAAAGCGCATACACTAACGCTTTCCATGCATTGTAGACTTGTTTATTAATAACTTTAAATGAAAAACATCCTCCTGATCGATTCTTTGGGTCTTCCCACATGGGTTTTATTCCAGAACGCATTATAAATAACATTGAGTATTTAACTACGTTTTCTGGTATTTTTTCATTTATCGATATTACTTTTTCAACAGTATCGATATCTTTCATTATCGTTTTATAACTTGATAAGTCCCAACTTTTATCGTGTAGTAAATGGTAATATAAATCCCATTTACCAAGCAAATCATGGTCTGGAGTAGGAACATTATTAACGTCCTGCATTATATTACCGTGTATTATATATAATTAATACTCTATATTATTTTGTAATTTTTATTTTATTTTATTTCATTAGTTCATCCTCAAAAATTTCGTAATCATCTTCGTCATCTATATTCATAATTTTTTCGAATGCTCTGTTTAATCTATTGAATATAGATTTATCTGCACTATCATCTCTGGTATACGCAGTATCACGTGTAGTATCTTTGTTAATAATAGTATAACCCGATTTATTTAATTTAATATATTCATTGCTACCTAAATCAAACATTTTAATTTCATTGTCCATAATATGTAATTTGTAGTCTGAATCGAATACATATGGCAGTGGTTGATATTCCAAGCAACGTAAAACAAATATAGAAGAAAATAGTTCATTTTGGTCTAAATACAATAAAGGATCAATTTCAATATTGATTTTATTTTCCATAGAAGGATGACTGTATTCAATACTTAAAAAATATTTGGGTGTAGTTGTCAGACTTATATCATAATCGTGAATCTTATTATAGCAAATTCGAGATAACCAAAAATCCTGAGATTTTAATAATACCAAATATTCGGGTATTTCTTCTGAAAGAGTATTTTGTGCGAATTTATAAGAACCGTTAAAATTATAAGTAAGCCGAGACATTTCACTTGGATCATCTAAATTATTGTATTTTGGTATAACATAATTATTTTCTTCATATACGCCGTTTTTTATATAAGTTAGCCCGGTCCATGTATCATCAAATAGTTCGACACGATGTTTTACTATTTTTTTTTTAATATCATAAAAAAATCGCATTATCGAATCAACATTTGTTTTAACGAAGTCTACATTATTGTATAAATAATTGCAATTGTTGAATACCGTTATTTTTACAATATTAAAGAATTTCAATAAATTTAATCCAATATGAAATAGCCAATATGACATAAAACTAAAAAATTCATTCATTTGGTCGTATTCATTCATTTGGTTGTATATACTCCAGTTAATAAAAATATCTTTATATGTTTTTATTATACTTTTTACACCATTCTATCATATCATCTAATTTATTCGTGTTTTTTCATGCTTCGTTTATTCTTTTTCATGCTTCGTTTATTCTTTTTTGTATTTTTTCTTTGTTTTTTACCACCGGTAAGATTCTTAATCTGAGTACGTAATATATTCAAATCTCGTTCAGTTTCATATTTTTTGATATATTGATTCACCGAACCATCTTCATTTTGAACATACGCATATACATGATGTCTAGGAGGTATTGTATTAATGTCAGCTCTATGTTGATGATCACTAAATAGTTTATATCCTTTACCTAATAGAAAATTAATCGCTTTTTGTCTATTATCAATCGCTTTTTGTACATTTTTATTTTTTTCAAAAAATGCTTGTGGTAATATTTTTTCAGGTTTATAATATGGAGCAACGTTAGCGTAACGATCGTGTTCAGTTTCAAATAAACGCGTTGCGGGTTTCCAATTTAAACCGCTGCTAAATCCTTGAATATATGTTGTTATATCTGTATTTCCTAACGCGTTATTTTTTTGTGGGGTTTCTCTATGTAATATACTATTAACTGGATTAACTATACTATTAATTTCCTGTTTTGCAAATATACTACTAACCGGTTTTATTGTTCCTTCTGAAAGCATTTTTTCCCATGAAAGATTTCTGTTATTATAATCTTGAGTATAGTTTAATATATATTGATTTATTGTACCATCTTTATTTTCAACATATGCGAATTTATAACCTTGTCTAAATCTTTCCGGTGCACGTTCATATGTATTAATTTCATTTCTCTGTTGATTTTCTCTATGTAATTGATAACCGTTATTTATTAGATAATCTATTGCTTGTTGTCTTGTCTCATCGTCTCTATAAAATGCTTGTGGTATCATATGTCCTTGCCACATTGTAACTATTTGATTGCGTGGAAATTTCCTATCTATTTGAGTTTCAAACAATTCATAAAATTTATCATAACTCATTTTTATTATATATTATATAAATAATTTTTACTAAATAAAATGTATATATTAAATAAAAAGTAAATTAAACATATAATATAGTGTAATAATATTATAATATATATTATTTCACAATGGATATAAACGAAATTATTACAGGAGAGCGTATTCAAGATTGTGCAGATATTTTTGTTGGATTTGAACAAGATTTCCAATATAATCCGTTTATATATCAAATAAAGCATAAACATGTACATTTTCACGAATTTAATAAATATTATCCAAACCAATATGATAACCCAAAAGTTATATTTTGTTATGGTCATAATATTCTACATTTTTTGTTAATAATGTCGACATTTAAGAATCCATTTGTATTAATAACCCATAATAGTGATGAAAATATTACAAATAAAGAAACAGTAAATAATATTTTAGATAATCCGTTATTAATACGCTGGTATGGTCAAAATATTGATTACATTCATCCAAAATTAAGATTTGTTCCAATTGGAATTGCAAATAGTCAATGGCCTCATGGTAATTTGTTGATATATAAACATATATTTAACACGACAATCGATAAAACACAGAGGGTTTTTATGAATTTCAAGGTAGATACGAATCCGATTAAAAGAATTGTATGTAAAAATATATTGGAAAATAAAATTTCGATGCTTCCGATTATTGATCCAATTACAAATATATTGAGATTGTCTCTTTACGAATACTGTATTTGTCCGGAAGGAAATGGATTAGATACTCATAGATTATGGGAATGTTATTATTTGAAAGTAGTTCCAATTTTATTACGTAATACTTATAGTGAAATAATACAAAAAGAAACAGGTTTACCTATGATTTTATTAAATTCATGGACCGAATTTGACTACTATAAATTACCGAAATATGCTACATTTGATTTCAGTATGGTTCCCAGAATATTAACTATGGATTACATAAAAAATACAATTCAAAATGAATTTATGTAAAATAATATATAAAAATTTTTGTGTATATTATTATAAGCGATGATTATAGCGTTGAGCTTTATTGGAAAACTACCAAGTTATATTGTAGACTGTATTCATCAAATTCGTCTTTTTTTCAACGGCGATATATATCTTATATTAGATGATATAAATTCATTTTATTTGGGTGAATTACAAAAGTATGGTATTAAAACAATTGAATATTCAACTGTTATTTCTAATCATTTTATTGAATCTTATCACAGAAATAAAAATAAATTCGTCGTTTTACCAAGTTTGGTAGGTAGAGAATTACTATTTATTCGTTCATTTGAGCGTTTTTTCTTGCTACAAAATGCAATGAAACAATTCAATATGTCGGATGTTTTATTTATGGAATTGGATAATTTGATATACGACGATCCTAATAATTGGTTGTCTGAATTTTCGAAAAATGATTTATGTTATATGTTTGATAATAATGATCGTTGTTCTTCAGGTATTATGTATATAAAAAATAAAAATAGTATGGATAATTTACTTAATTATACGTTAAATTATTTTAATAATTATAATGAAACCGATTGGATGAATGAGATGACGGTATTGTATAGATTTCAACAAAAGTATCCACAAAATGTTCAGCTATTACCGACATTTTGGAAAAACGACGAATATAGTAATGCTTGTATTAATTATGGTAATTATAATAATACTATATTTGATGCGGCAGCAATTGGTATATTTTTAACTGGAACTGATCCATTAACAAACAACGGCAATATTGATATAGGGCATAAATGGAAGTGGTCTATGATTGATTATACAAAATATACATATGAATGGAAAACGGATGATTTGGGTAGAAAAATACCATACGTATGGGATGGTTCATCGTGGATTAAAATTAATAATTTACATATTCATTCGAAACAATTATATATGGGATTATCAAAACAAAAATAAAGATAAATTACAACAATAATATACTTATAATATATAAATATATTATACTAATACATTATATAAATGTCATATGATAATGGCTTGTTTATATTCAGACGAGATTTGAGAATCGAAGATAACATTGCATTAGCAAACGCATGTTCAAAATGTAAAAATGTATATACGTGTTTCATTTTTACACCAGAACAGGTTGGTAAACAAAATAAATATAAATCAAATAGTTCAGTGCAATTTATGATTGAAAGTTTAGAAGATCTATCCAATGAAATAAAAACCATTGATGGTAAATTATGCCTTTTTTACGGTAAAAACAAACGTGTAATTTCACATTTGATAAAAAAATTGGATATTAACGCTATTTTTTTTAACAAAGATTATACACCATATGCGTTATCACGAGATAGTGAAGTCGAAGAATTATGCAATAAACATAATATTCCATGCGTTATGAGTGAAGATTATTACTTGTATGAACCAGGAACAATCAAAAACGGGTCAAATACATATTATAAGAAATTCACACCATTTTACGATTTGGTATTACAGCAAAAAGTAGATACACCAATTAATATAAATAAACATAAATTAAAATCGACTACAATACATTTCGATTACCAAATAACATTACAAGATGCGCGTAATACTTTTTATAAACACAATGATAATATAATAGTTAATGGAGGAAGAGCAAACGGTATAATTCAACTAAAAAAAACCAGACAAACCCAAGATGATTACAAAGATACACGAAATATTTTATCTATTAATACAAGTTTACTTTCAGCCTATATCAAATTTGGCTGCATTTCTGTAAGAGAAGTTTATCATTATTTTGTTAAATCATTTGGTAAAAATAGTGAAATATTACGACAATTGATATGGCGTGAATTTTATGCTCATCTTTTGTACGGATATCCGCAATTATTAGATCAGAAAGTGAATAATACGATACGTTGGCCATATACTGAGGAATATTTAAATGCATGGATGAAAGGGAAAACTGGTTTTCCTGTAGTAGATGCTTGTATGCGTCAATTAAATGCGACTGGATGGATGCATAATCGCGGTAGATTAATTGCTTCTAGTTTTTTAGTTAAAACTCTTTTGATTGATTGGCGATTTGGAGAACAATATTTTGCAAAACATCTTGTTGATTATGATGTAGCAAGCAATAATGGAAATTGGCAATGGATTTCAGGAACAGGTGTAGATTCTATGCCATATTTTCGTGTATTTAATCCGTGGACCCAATCTGAAAAGTTTGACGCGAATGCGGTTTATATAAAAAAATGGGTACCTGAATTACATAATGTTGAAGCAAAAGATTTGCACAATTGGAATGAGAGTTGTTTTTTACAAAAATATGAAAGAATACGATATCCCAAGCCAATTGTTGACTTTGATGAACAACGTAAACGGTTTTTAGAATTATATAAAAAATAATTGTTTATAAGCCTTTTCTAATTCAAAATTTTTATTCATGTACTGATTATATAATTTTTCATAAATGATGTATATTTATTATATATTGTTTTTAATATATGTAATTGTTTGTTCTTTTTTTCAGAATAAAATACCTCACCAACCCTACTTTTAATTAGTGAATCACAAAATAGAAATAAAAATACAATGAAATATAATAATTTATATATAAAATGAATCGATTTCAAACTCAATAATAAAATACTTACTGTTATTATATACAAAATTCCAGATATCGTCATAAAACACGATGTATAATTACCGAATATTGAAATAAAAGTAGGATGAAAAATTGTTTTTGTTTTTTCTAGATCAATATTATAAAATAATAATTCTGAATAAGATAACCAGCAACAATCAAATATATACCATCCTAAAACGATTCCGAAAACTAATGTTAAATATACATACGCATCAAATTTTTTACCAATTCCACTAAAAAATATCAAATAAAAAGAGGACAATAAATAAACTAAATAATGAATATAACGTATGAAACAAATATGCAAATATTCGATCGTAGATGGTTTACTATTATCTACGCATGGAAAATACATTTCATTTATTATAGAAAAAACAATAATTAATACTGATACTAAAAATATTTTATTATAACCATTCATTGTATAATAAAATATAAACAGATATTTTTGCAAAATAACGTTATTTATTTTTTGATTTGTAAACTCGACTAAAATTTATTTTTTTGATAATTTTACTATTTATAATAATATATATAAAAGTGATTACTAATATCAATGCAATTAATAAATAAAATAGATAATAATAAATATTACTGTATATTAAATGCACTAATTTAATACTCGATTTCTCTGAGTAAACTTGTTTTATTCCTTCAATCGCTATTTTTCGTTTATTTGCATCTTGGTCGTTTAATCTATATACATAATGATTCCAAGAACCAAATAATATCATATATAATAATCTTGGATTGGTAAAAAACAAATTGGTCGTATTTATTTGCGCATCAATATTTTTGGCAATCATATTACAATAATCATATGGATCGACTAGTGTTTGTAATCGATTATATGAACATGGAAATTCTTTTTTCTGACGCAAAGTATCTTTACTATTTTCTGTTTTCATATATTGTGCGGATGGTAATTTACATTGTTTACAAATTACCTTAGCAACCCATCTACTCTGTAATTCACTTAACATTGGTATAGAGGTTAAATATGGGCGTATAAATCCAACAAACATTATAGAATGGTCATTTTCATAAAATATATGTTTATATTTTTGGGTATTCACTATTTTATCATCTAAAAACTTCATACATTTTAATGGTTTATATCCAGTACAAAATAAAATAATGTCAAATTCGTCTGAGTCTTTCGTTTCAAATGTAATTTTGTTTTTATCAATATCAACAATACCATTTTCAGGAATGACTATGCCTTTTGAGATTAAATCGATTATTTCTCTTGATTTAACATAATATGAATTTAAATAATCACATTTTGATTTCCAAATATCTACACCGGAACCTCTTTCACCCCAATAAAACTGTATGTTATTATTTGCATTCGGATCTGTATTATTATCAATGAATTTTTTTGATGAGATATTTTTGATAAAAAAATCTAAGGCGCGATTATAAACCATATCAGCTGGTTCATATGCTCCTAGATTTCTATTTTGAAACCATACTCCATTTTTAATTGATACTGTTATTTTATTTTTTTTTCGAATTAATTCTGTTGCACAATCTACTGCTGTATCACTACCACCGACAATTAATATTTTTTTATTGGTTGTATTTTTAATTTTATCAAATGAATCGCTATGGTATATCTCTCCTGTAAAATTTTTATACATTTCATCATCAGGTATATTTGGACAGTCATTCACTGTCCCAGTAGCGATTACAACATTTTCAGTATAATATGTAGTGTTTTTTGTAGTAATTATCCAAATGCCGTCTGTTTTTTTAACAGATATGACACTGCAATTTTGCTTTATATAAGGATATAAATTAAAATGTGTAGCATAGTTTTTATAATAATTTAAAATTAAACTGTGATGTGGAAATTCTGGTGTATTTTCAGGCATAGGATAATCGCTTATAGTCATGTACAATCTTGAAGATACAGTATGTGTATTTTCAAATACACCATGTGGATTGTTAACATCCCAAACACCAAATGGTTGAGGATTTTTATCTAATACTAAAACGTTTTTATTTCCTTCTTCTATAAGATGTTTCAATGTAAAAATACCAGAAATTCCAGAACCAATTATAATTGTATTATGAACATGCATAGTTATATATATATAATATAATATAAAAATATACTTTACAAAAAAATCATAGTTGCGTTTTATTGGATATTTACGAAAATATTTAGTAATGTTTTATACAAATTATAAAAAATATATAATGTTATTATATATATAAACAAAATGGCAAAAGAGTGGTTGAGTTTTTTAAGTAAGTTTTACAAATCAAAAAAAAGTGTAGATGGTGGATACACTTACAAACAGGCTATGGTTGACGCTGCTAAAGAATTTAAGGGTGGCAATGCAGAAAAACTTACAGCATTGAGTCCAGTCAAAGTAAGTGGTGGTAAAAATGATGTTGCAGAAAAACTTTCCGCTTTAGCACCATCAAAAGTAAGTGGTGGTAATGCAGAAAAACTTTCTACTTTAGCCCCATCAAACGTAAGTGGTGGTAATGCAGAAAAACTTTCTACTTTAGCCCCATCAAACGTAAGTGGTGGAAATGCAGAAAAAATTTCACCCTTATCACCAGCAAAACTAAGTGGCGGTAAGAAATCCAAGAAAAACAGCAAATCCAAGAAAAACAACAAATCCAAGAAAAACAACAAATCCAAGAAAAACAACAAATCCAAGAAAAATTAAGGAATAGATTATATAATTTAGCTATACTTCGATAAATTATATACCATACATACATACATAAAATAACCTGCGTCTATAAAAGACATTCTTTATCCATCATTTGTCGCCATTGAAACATTCGTCTTATTGCAACATCATGTAATATAACAGATTCGCGACGACCAAATTCAGTAATAAATAATTCGTCATCATTGTGTTTTAATACTCTATCCATAAAAATTTTCCGCGAATTTGTGAAAGCAGTATTCGCGTCCGATTTATTAACGTGTATATGATATAACATTGCTCGGTCAAAGTCATATGCAGCAAGTAAGTCAGATTCACGAACAATATGATATGCATTTTGATAATCTTTTAGATCAGGAAATCCGTTTTTTTTAACAGTTGAATAAGACATAGTTGATATAATATTTTTAGTAGCTTCAATTTCGATTGGTTGTAATTTATATTGTAAAAAGTCTTCAATATCACGTATTCCTTCATTTTCATTCATGTATTTTTTATCACACATATCATGTAAAAGAGCAGATACATAAATTACGCGTTCTTGTTGCATCAATTGCGGTTTACGCATAACCTCGTTTTCAAATATTTTATTCGCAAACAACAATGTATTCATACTATGAGATAATCCATGTGATTCGTCTATTTTATGTTTAGCGCTAGTAAGTAATATAAAATTAAATAATTTTGTAAGAAGCATTTTTACCTAGATTCCTATAAATATTATACAATAATCTCTATATAATATTTTTATAAATAAAACTAATATAGAAGTTTCGTGGTGAAGTATACTATATATTATGCTACAAGAAATATTTACCATTTATTTGCTGTGGATTTCAATAAATTCGATTATCGCATATAATGATAAATTTTTTCCACGTTTTAATTTTAAAACGAATCATTTGGATAAAAAAAACTTGGAAAAAATAGAAAAAATGTTTTATTTAAAAAATAGTGTTTATAATCCACATAGAAGTTCTATTTTTTTAAAATACAATGTAAATTCTACAAAAAATAACCAGCACAATATAACTGAAATTATCGAAACTATTAACAACGAAATTACAAAGAACTATGAAGAACACAAGCAATTTGAAATGGAATTAGAGAATGAATTAGAAAATATGTATAAAAAAACAAACCAAGAATATTATGACGACAATGATGACGCAGACTATGATTTGTATGAAAGACATCCAAAGTCAAGGTTAGACTCAGACCCTAGACAAATTACTCGCGATGATGGATATTTTGATCAGTTGGGTGTATTTCGTTATAAACATAAGAACGCACGCGCAAGCATATCAAATGGTTTTGATATTCCAATACAAACTACAGATGGACGTAGAAGACCATATGACCATGATCACGACAATAATGACAATTCGGAAACAAGTGGAGATGGTAATTTTCAATTAATCAAAAAATCGCCCTATTCATTTAATGACGTTGGTGGTTATTCTAAAATTAAATCTGAATTGTTGCAGACAGCGGATATATTAATTAACTATGATAAATATAAAAAATTTAACGTTAGAACACCAAAAGGAATTATATTTGAAGGCCCTCCAGGTAATGGTAAAACACTAATAGCAAAAGGATTCAGTGGAGAATTGAATGTAAGTTTTATTCCTGTATCGGGTAGTGAATTTTCTGAAAAATACGTTGGTGTAGGCGCAAGTCGTGTTCGCGAGCTATTTAAATTGGCTGAGAAAAATAAACCATGTATAATTTTTATCGATGAAATTGATGCTGTAGCAAGAAGACGAGGTAATGATGAAGTATCATCGAATTCAGAAAAAGATCAAACACTGAACCAGTTATTAATCAGTTTGGATGGATTTAAAAGTTCAAATGGTATTTTTGTAATTGGTGCAACAAATCGCGTGGATTTATTAGACCCCGCAATTATTCGTCCAGGTAGAATGGATAAGAATATTTTTATAGGAAATCCGGATAGTGAAACAAGACGCGAGATTTTAACTATTCATTTGAAAGGAAAACCAATTGAACCGATAGTTTCAGTAGATTATTTGGTTGAAATGACTGGTGGATTTTCAGGAGCGCAAATCGAAAACTTAATCAATGAATCTATGTTGCGTGCATTAAGAGAAAATCGTGAAGTTATATCCATGGAAGATCTTGAATTCATTACTAATCGTATGGTAGCTGGCTGGCAAAGTACAGAAAACAAATATAGTGATGATATTATTCAACGAATTCTAATTCATGAAATGGGTCATGCAATAGTAGGTTTCTTTTCACCAGAACATTCCAAATTGGCGAAAGTATGTATTAATTTATGGTCGCCAAAAACACCTGGATATACTATTTTTGAAAACAATGACCAAGATAATAATATTTATACAAAAAATGGGCTGTTTTCGCATTTAATGGTTTTATTGGGCGGAAGAATTGCAGAAGAAGTGTTTTACGGTTATTCGGTTACTACTGGTGCCCGTAAAGACTTAGAAGAAGCATACAAATTAACACAGAATATGATATTACAATATGGTATGGGAAAACAAAGTATATATCCTGACCTAAGTGAACGTTCCAAATTTTTAATTGATCAAGAAATAAATCATTTATTAATGTTAGCTCACGCAGAAGCTACATCGATTATATTAAATTCAAAGGATATGATAGTGGATTGTTGCGAAACATTGAAAAAGGATAATGTATTGAAACCAGAACAAATTATTGAAATTATTAACAAAAAATATCCTGATTTATGGAAATTATATGATGTAAGGGATTTGTATCTATAGTAGGTCTATAGTAGGTCTATAATAAGTTAAAAATCAAGAAAAGAATTGTAATACCATTTTATAGTATTATTATTAATTTTTATTATGGAAGAATTTAATAATAATTTAACGCATATTAACGTATATAAAGAAGAACTTATCATATTACAAAATCTTGCGAGTCAAATACCAGCAATTCCATCCGATGATCCAGAATTATTTTGTATGCAATCCAAAGCACAATCCGAAAACGTGCCAGAACGCATTAAAACTGTCCTTGTAAATTTTGCAAAATATGGTTCTAAAAATGGGTTTCTATATATAAATACGGGACTTTTATGCAATGAATCGAAAACGCCTTTGGGAAATAATGAAAAAATAGGAGAAACTACAATTTTAGCAAAAATTCAGAGTATTCTTATTCATACAATAAGTGAAATGATAGCTTACGAAGCCGAAGGATACGGTAGATTATTTCAAGATATTATTCCGATTCAATCAATGGCTACTAAACAAACAAGTGTAAGTAGTAATATTGAACTGGAAATTCATACAGAACAAGCTTTTTCAAAATTAAAACCGGATATTCTCAGTTTATCTTGTATACGAGGCGATCCAAACGCATTAACTTATATGCTACCACTACAATTTATTCTGGATAACTTATCGCAAGATGAAATTGCGCTGTTGCGAGAACCATTATGGTTAACCGGCGTTGACTTATCGTTCAAAATAAATGGAAATGAATTTATAGACGGTGATATTCGTGGTCCAATGCCTATTTTGAGTGGCGACCTCGAAACTGATCCTATATTAGTGTTCGACCAAGATCTAATGAAGGGAACTACCGAAGATTCTGATAATATGATAAAAAAAATAGTAGATATTTATTATAAATACAGACTGAAGCATAATATGCAGCCTGGTGATATTATTTTTATCGATAACCGACGAGCAGTTCATGGTAGATCGCCTTTTTCCCCAAAATATGACGGATATGACCGTTTTCTGGTTCGTGCATTTGCTACATATGATTATAAATATAGTGATTACGCGAGACCAAATAATAGTCGCACTATTTCTGCCATATATAGTTAAAAACCAGATAGATTTTGTATTGCACTTTCACATGCTACTTGCTCAGCTTTTTTCTTTATTTTATGGATTCCTTCGCCTAAGAATACAAACATTTTCCCATGTTCAGACATATATTGATGCATATCATTGTATGACTTAAATGCACTGCATAGAATAGCAGTCGATTTATTTACAGTATGAATTGGTTGCCCTAAGCATAAATAAACTCCCATGTGAAATCCAGTATCAACATTATGTTCTTCTATTTCGCAGTAATGTGGGGTTACCTTAAACTCTTTTTGTATCTTAACTTGTAATATATTTTTAAAATTATCATCATTTTGAATAAGGGTAATCCAATCCACGTGTTTTTCAAAGACATTTTCAACGAAAATCTGTACCATTTGAAACCCTGGGCCGGTAATGAATACATTTTTAAACCACCCATCCTCGTCATTAACGTCTATTTTATTGAAATCTAAAAACATGGCTCCAATAAAGGACTCAAATAAACACCCTAATTTTTTTAAATTGGTACGAGTTTGTTTTGTTTCCGCATGTTTTGATAGAACAAACCATTTATGTAGTCCCATCTCGTATGCCATTTTACCAATTGACTCGTTTTTTACTAATGCAATTTTTTTTTCGGTCATAAATCCCTCATTTTCTTTAGGAAATCTTCTGTACAAATAGTATTTAGTGATACATTCTAACACTCCATCTCCTACAAATTCTAAACGCTCATTTGATTTAGTATAAAGTGGTAAACAATCTTCTGGTTGAGGAACAATATGAATATTATTTTGTATGTTCTCTATATTTGGTCGTTTTGTATAAGAACGATGAATAAATGATCGTTTATATAATTGATAGTTATGTATTGGAACATTTATACCATATGTTTTTAATATATTTTGAATTTCGGATGTAGGTATTTCTTTATTTAGGGAATTGTACGGATCAAATATATACGTATCAGTTCCATTCAGATTTTTCTCTATACGAATATCGTCATCGATATGTGATGCGGCGGCAGTAGTGGTATTATTCAAAGTTTTCTTCATGTTATTCTGGAAATAAAATGAAATAAACGGTATTTTATAGTATAGAAGTTATTCTTTAATTCATTTCAATTATTTACAAAAGTATATTAGCCATAATTTGAAAAAAATATATTTAGACTATATATATTATAAAATGGTATTAATGAACGGATCAGTCAGAGCTAGACGCGCCGCTAGTATTTCAAATCAAAATCAAGGTGGTGGTCCAAAAAAAGCAGGTCGTGTTCCAAACGCATTAACCGAAGCTACAAACATTGCTTACATTGTTAATGGTCTACCAAGAAGTAATGCATTAATGGCTATTACTGCAAATCCAAATGTTAGACAATCTCGTCCAATCGGTTCACGTCCAATGGTATGGGAACCAGCTACATATGGTACAAACTGGTAAATTTATTTAATTGTTTACAAAATAATATAATATTTAGCCTATATTCTATTGTATTATTTAGTTATGAAAATTGTATTTGATGAACGCGAAATTGCTTTATATAACAACTGTGTATCTTATATTGCTACACAAAATCCACAATTGAAAACATCGTTGATAATCGAAAAACGCGTTTTACCTATAGGTGATGTTTTATTCTATACAAATGACAATGTTCTCCTATCTATAATTGAACGAAAAACAATACCAGATTTGTTCGCAAGCATTAAAGACGGTAGATACGAAGAACAAAGCTATCGATTATCTCATAATGGCGAATGTTCTCTGCATAATGTAATTTATATCATAGAAGGAAATATTAGCACATTACGTGGACCGGTTGAAAAAAAATTATTATATTCGACCATAACTTCGTTAAATTATTTCAAAGGGTTTAGTGTATTGCGTAGTCAAAGTTGTATGGATACGGCTGAATTGTTAGTGCATATGGCAGATAAAATCGATCGAAAACTACAAAGTGGGATAGCAATACCTGTTATAAATAACGCTACGCATATAACATCAACAGAGACAGAACAAAATTATTGTACTGTAGTGAAAAAAGTGAAAAAAGATAATATTACACCGGAGAACATTGGCGAAATTATTTTATGTCAAATTCCTGGTATAAGTTCAACAACTGCTACAGCAATCATGAAAAAATTTAATTCATTTAGTCATTTGATGGATGAATTAAAAACAAATCCGAGTTGTTTAGACAATATAGTAATTGACAGTAAAGGAAAAATTAGAAAAGTAAGTAAATCGTGCATTGAAAGCGTAAGAACCTACTTATTGCCGAGAACCCTTGAATGATGTTGGTTCCGGTTCTCCATATAAACTTGGAAAGAATTGTGTTTTTGGTGTAAAATAAACTGGTTTTGTAACCATATTATCGTTATATTTTCCAGATTCAACTGCATCTTGGGTAAATTCAACTCCACCCCAATTTGTATCCATTGGATTATCACTTAAAGCAGCCTTTTCGGTAGAATAATGTATTTCGTCTAATTTATTGAATACACCAACTTGTAAACCATATGGGTCAAATGCTGGGTAATTATTAACGTTATATTTAGTACTTTTTCTATTTGAATCAATTACGGGGGCTACAGTTAACGGAGACATACCACCCTGTTGGTCAAAAATGCTTGGACGAATTCGGTATACATCGTTTCCTTGAACGTCATTTTCTTGTTGTAAGAACATGATTGGACAACGTATTCCTTGAGCACGTTGATTTTCGACATATGCTACATATTCATCAATGTTATTGAATTGTATTGGAGGTTCGTCTTGTGGGTCTGTATTGTTGAATAAATATAATTGATTTCCTTTTTTAACTAACATATTAGGACATTTTGCGGTTTTATTTTGTAATCCTTCGTTTATTTTTTTATCCTTCTTTTTATCTTTCTTATTTTCAGCATCTTTAATTGAAATCATATCAGTTGAATAAATATACATTCCTAGTAAAAATATGATTATTAAAATTATGATTATTAGTTTTCGCGCCATTATAAAATTGCTAAAATAAATCTATACATATTATATAGATTTGATTTTATAATAATGGTTTCTAAATCTAGATCGCAACAAAATTTAAGCAAGAATAAAAGTACTCCTAAAGAATCGAAATCGTCGGCTTCACCCAGAACAGTTATAGGAAAAATATATTCAGATAGTTGTTGGCATTGCACTAGAATGCAACCAGAATGGGAAAAAATGAAGAAAAATATAAAAAATAAATGTAATAATCACAATATACCTGAACCGGATGACTATTTAGAAATAGAAATAAGTAGAGATCTAAAACAATTAGAAGAATTTAATAAAAATAATCAAGATTTTTTACGGCAAACTAACATAAAATATGAATATGTTCCTACTATATTTTTAATTGATGAAGAAAATGGTATTCAATATTATGATGATGAACAAGAACGTACTTGTGATAAAATGGAAAAGTTTATGGTAGAAAGATATTATAAACATCATGGTATTATGGGTGGAAAAAAAAAAGTATCCAAGAAAACAAAAAAAGCGAAGAAAACAAAAAAGGCGAAAAACACAAAGAAAAACTTTTTTGCTACTATATTCGGATTTTGAAATAATATATTGAAAAATTGAAATTATTTTGTATTAATTAGTATTCAATACAAAATGAAGACTTACAAAAAAGGTAATAAAACTTACACAATGAATAACAATATGTCCGAAAGTACATCCATGAAAATTAAAGTGAAAAAAACAGTATGTAGTAAATCGTTTCGTTTGATTGATTTTCGTGTATATGATGATGTTTTGAGTAGCCAAAAAAAGTCGAGCGATGATGAAACTGAAAAGAAACCCAAGGAAAAACCATATATGATTATTCAAATGTTTGGTGTTAATGAAAAGGGCGAAACATGTAGTATCTATATTAATAATTATACTCCATTCTTTTATGTTAAAGTAGCTGACGATTGGACTGATTACGATGCGCGTTGCCTATACCGAGAATTAGTAGATAAAGCAGAATATCACGGTAAATCAATACTTGATGTAGAAATAATCAATCATAAAAAATTATATGGATTCACTGCAGGTAAAGAATATAAATTTGCTAAAATTACTTTTAAAAATACTGCTGCAATGAACAAAACAAAGAATTTGTGGTATGGTGAGAAAAATGGGGTAAGAGTCCGAGTGCCATTCAAATTTAAAGGCATTAATTTAGATTTATATGAAAGTAATATTCCTCCACTTTTGCGTTATTTTCATATCCATAATATTAGTCCATCTGGTTGGGTACAAATTAATACATCCAAATCGAAAGTTCCGGAAATAAACACAACTACATGCGACTATGAATATATTTGTGGTATTGAAAATTTAAAACCATTATCACAAAAAGAAACTCGCGTTCCTTATAAAATTTGTAGTTTTGATATTGAAGCCAGTAGTAGTCATGGTGATTTTCCAGTTCCAGTTAAAACATACAAGAGACTTACCTCAAATATGATTGATGTTTTTAATAAACATCCTGGATTAGATGAATCAAAAACAAAAAGTTTAGTCCAATTAGTTATAATGGCAGCGTTTGGTTATGAAAAGTTCGATGACGTTGATTTGGTATATCCTAAAATAGTACCGACAAAAGAAGATGTTAAAAAAATGATCAAGATTTTATTAGAAACTTCAATCAAAGATGCAGAAAAAATGAATTCTGATATTACTAAAAAATTAATGACAATTACATCTATATTTGAAAATATGAATAATTGTAATGATATAACAAATGACGGTAATATAAATAACCCTGAAGATGATGAAGATAACGACGAATTGGAAGAATCTGCTGAAAATCGTACATTTTATAGAAAATCTACGAAGATGCCAAAAATAACTACAAAAACCACAATTGTGGATGTATTACTAAATGACGAATATGATAGAGAACAAAAATTGCAATTTGTCGATAAAGTATTAACCAGTATTTTCCCAGAATTAGAAGGTGATAAGGTTACATTTATTGGTTCAACCTTTATGCGATATGGTGAAGCGGAACCATATTTAAATCATTGTTTGGTATTGGGTACATGTGATTCGGTTGAAGGTGCGGTTATTGAATCTGCAAAAACAGAGAATGAATTATTAATTAAATGGACCGAATTAATCCAACAAGAAAATCCGGATATTATTATAGGATATAACATATTTGGTTTTGATTATGAATTCATGTTCAGACGAGCTGAAGAAAATCATTGCGAACGTGATTTCTTAATGCTTTCTCGAAATAAAGGTGAGTTGTCTGCTACTGAAAATAAACAAGGTAATATTGCTATAGAGAATACGAAAGTTCAATTAGCAAGTGGTGAATACGATTTAAGATATTTTAAAACAAGTGGTCGATTGCAAATAGATATGTATACTTATTTTCGTAGAGATTTTAATCTGTCGTCTTATAAATTAGATGATGTAGCTGGGCAATATATTAGTGATGATGTTAAAAAAATAGTTTACGTCGATCATCCCGATTATGGAGATACAACTGAATTATATAGTGGAAATTTAACTGGGTTGAATATTAATGATTATATTCATATTGAGATTATAGGATTCACATCAGATTATTATAAGGATGGTAAAAAGTTTAAGGTAATCGATATTATCCGCAATAAACAAATTACAGAAATGGTTAAAGGTAAAGAGCAAACGAATACTTACAATGTAATTATTATCCAAGGTAAACATGATGAATTAGATGAATATACCACAAAATCCATAAAATGGGGAATCGCAAAAGATGATGTTACTCCTCAAGATATTTTTAGGTTATCTAGAGGTTCATCCGCTGATAGAGCGATTGTTGCAAAATACTGTATTCAAGATTGTAATTTGGTTCATCATTTGATGAATAAGATTGATGTAATTACCGGATACGTAGAAATGTCCCGTATTTGCAGTGTTCCTATTAGTTTCTTAGTATTTCGCGGCCAGGGTATTAAATTAACAAGTTATGTAGCTAAAAAATGTCGAGAAAAAAATACACTCATGCCAGATTTGGATAAATCTTATGAAAATGACGGGTATGAAGGTGCTATTGTACTTCCACCAAAATGTTCTATGTATATGGACAACCCAGTCGCATGTGTCGATTATGCATCATTGTATCCATCTTCTATGATTAGTCAAAACTATTCACATGATAGTAAAGTATGGACAAAAGAATACGATTTACAAGGAAAATTAATTAAAGAGACCGGTGAAAAAGATGCATCCGGTAATTATATTTATGATAATTATCCTGGATATGAATATATTGATATAGAATTCGATACATTCCGATATATCAGAAAAACACCTACATCAAGAGCTGAAAAAGTTAAATCGGGTAAAATGATTTGTAGATGGGCACAACTTCCTGAGAATCAAAAATCCATTATGCCATCTATATTAGAAGAGCTTTTGAAAGCGCGGTCTGATACAAGAAAACTTATAAAAACCGAAAAAGATCCATTTATGCAAAATATATTAGATAAAAGACAACTTGGGTATAAAGTAACCGCAAATTCGTTGTATGGGCAGTGTGGTGCAAAAACATCAACATTTTATGAAAAAGATGTAGCTGCATCGACTACTGCAACTGGTCGTATGATGATTACATATGCAAAACGTATTATAGAAGAAGTATATGGAGATAGAGTTTATGAGACTGCTATTCATGGACCAGTAAAATGCAATGCTGAATATGTATATGGTGACACTGATAGTGTATTCTTCACATTTAATTTAGAAAATCCAGAGACTGGAGAAAAAATTCGCGGAAAACCAGCATTAGAAATGACGATAGAAATAGCACAAGATGCCGCTCAATTATGTTCTGCATATTTAAAACCACCGATGGAATTGAGTTATGAAAAAACATTAATGCCATTTGTATTGTTATCAAAGAAGCGTTATGTTGGTATGCTATATGAAACAGACGCAAACAAAGGTAAATTGAAATACATGGGATTATCATTGAAACGACGAGATTCGTGTGATTATTTAAAGGATACTTATGGTGGTATTTTGAATATACTCATGAAAGAGAATAATATACAAAAAGCAATTGAATATTTAGATCAATCTCTTGGTAATTTGATCAATGGAACAGTACCAATGGATAAATTAGCTATTACGAAAGCCCTTCGAAGTGATTATAAAAATCCGAATCAAATTGCACATAAAGTTCTTGCAGATCGAATTGGTAAAAGAGACCCCGGAAATAAACTAAAACCTGGTGATAGAATAAAATTCTTATATGTGAATTCTTCAACGCCAAAAGCGTTATTGGGCGAACGTATTGAGACGCCTGAATATATAACATCTCAAAAACTAAAAATCGATTATACTTATTACATTACGAATCAATTGATGAAACCATTACAACAGTTATTTGGATTAGCCGTAGAACAAATATGGGAATATCAACGAAAATCGAATGCAATAAAAACATATAAAAAGGATATATCAAATATGGAAATTGAATATGGTAATGACTATGAATTATTTATGAAAAAGAAAGAAAAATATTGTTCAACAAAAGTTAAAACATTATTATTCGATAAGTTCTTAACTAAAATAGCGAATGAAAAAAATAAGATTCAAACAATAACTATGTTTTACCGATAATTCGTATATATTGGAAATTCAAATGTATATACAAGATTGCCAGATGAATCTGAATCCATCATATTACTTGATAATAATTGTTCATATAAATTTGTAAATATACCCGACATGTTTTGAACATATCGAGTATTTCTATTTTCTGACGTATTTGTGTTGTAATTGTTTTCGGTTGTATTGGACTCGCTTGGTTGTGGTATCGGTTCTGTAATAGCTTCATCTGTGTTATTGGTTGGTTCTCGATAATTACGTAAATCGTATCGACATACTGGACAATGTACATGACGAGCACTAAACCATCTCATAATACTATTTTTTTTAAATATATGTCCACATTGTTTTATTTGACATACTTCTTCATTTTCGACAAAATCTTCCAATGAAATCGGGCATACATTATAACTTAAATCCGTCATATAATAAATATTTCTTGTAGCTGTTTGGATTTGAGCTATAGATAGAGATTCACTTCGAGGTGGTGTTTGTCTGTCTAATGTAGTATAATCTATACTGTTGCTAAGAAGATACAATAAAGTAGATAATTCTGGGTAAATATTTGTAGTATGTAAACGATTTGTATTTCTATTGGATGTTGGGATAGGAATAGAACTGGCCCGTGTTTGTAAATCAGGAAAACTGCGAACCATATCCAATATTTCACGCATATTTTGATGATATTCCATCATTTGTTGATTATTTAATCTTACATTTTCATTATAATTTGATATAATTTCTCGCATTATTTGCATTCTTCTTGTAGGCAGAGGTCTTTCAGTGGAACGGTCCATATTTCTAAAATAACTGCTCAAATCATCAAAAGTATTCATTACTGAATAATATAGAGATATATATATTTATATTTATTATTACTTAAAAGTTTATTCACATGCAAAAATTAAATAAATATCATGATAAAGGTATTACTGGATTAGTTAATTTGGGAAATACGTGTTTTTTGAACTCTTGTTTACAAGCATTAAGTCATACATACGAATTAAATGAGATATTAGATTCAAAAAATTATATTAAATATCTAAAAAAAGTAGATGATTCAGAAATATTGAAAGAATGGGACGATTTGCGAACTTCTATGTGGCAGCAAAATGGACTAATTTCTCCAAATAAATTTGTTTATAATGTTCATAGAATTGCAAAAATAAAAGATAGAGAACTATTTACAGGATGGAGTCAAAATGATATGCCTGAATTTCTATTGTTCATGATAGATTGCATGCATACAAGTATTTCGCGTTCAGTTAAAATTAAGATTTCAGGAAATAAACAAAATAATGTAGATGAGTTAGCAATTCAATGTTATACATTATTAAAAAATGTTTATCAAAAAGAATATTCTGAAATAATGGATTTATTTTATGGTATTTACGTATCAGAAATTATTTCCATGGATGGAAATACAAAACACTGTATTAAACCCGAGAACTTTTTTATATTGGACTTGTCTATTCCACCGAACAAATCGGACTGTTCTCTCTACGATTGTTTCGATTTATTTACAAAACCAGAATATTTATCTGGAGAAAACGCTTGGTTTAATGAAAACACAAACAAAAAAGAAGATATACAAAAACGAATTTCATTTTGGAATTTTCCAAAAATATTAGTAATTACATTAAAACGTTTTTCAATGGATGGAAGTCATAAAATGAATGATTTAATTGATTTTCCAATAGACAATTTAGATTTATCGAAATATATAACTGGATATAACGCATCATCCTATAAATATGAATTATATGCAGTATGTAATCATATCGGTAATGTTTATATGGGACATTATACTGCATTTGTTAAAAATGCAAAAGGAAATTGGTTGCATTTTAATGACCAAACCGTAGAAAATGTAGGCCTTCCTTCTGAAGTTATTACTCCTATGGCATATTGTTTGTTTTATCGTAAAAAAAATAACTTTGTATAATATAATAGTTATTTATATAATATGCCAGACGCAAGTGGAAATAGTAGAAAAGACGCAAGTGGAAATATTATAAGAGACGCAAGTGGAAATATTACAAAAGACGCAAGTGGAAATAGTACAAAAGACGCAAGTAAGATTACCACATCAACCTCTAATAAAGAATCATCTAACCAAATAAATACGTCTAATGTTTTCAACGAATATAATTTAGATCTGATTACGTGGTTTTTAGCAATATATTTAGTTATATATTTTGGGTTTGGTATATTTATAAATACAAGTCAAACAGGATTCAATCAAACAGTGGATATAGCTCTTTTTGTAGGTATCATTGTAATTTTAATATATTATTATTTTCAGTTGTCTGATTACAACCGTTCTCATATAACAATGACTTTATTAGATGAATTTAAACACGAGTTGAAAGATCCAAATACTACTTTATATATGGTTATTATATTGGTAATATGTTATGCATTTATGTTTTTATTTAAAATTCCATATGATATTGAAAAAATGCCTAGGTTATTGCATTTGATTATAGCAAAAAGTATTATTTATTTAATAATTCTTCTATTTGCAATGTTTTTTACATATGTTTTAGGTATATCGATTGTTGATAATATTTATGATAGTGTAGGAAAATGGTGGAATGATTTATCGAATACTAAACCAGATTCTAAGACTGAAGAAAAGAAAAGCGTCATGGAGAGAGATGAAGTATTTAATATTTCTAATAATTTGTATACTTATGATGACGCACAAAATGTATGTAGTGCATTTGGCGCAAGACTAGCTACATACGATGAAATTGAAGATGCGTATAACAAAGGCGCAGATTGGTGCAATTATGGATGGTCGGATAATCAAATGGCTTTCTTTCCTACACAAAAAGAAACATGGAAAAAATTACAAAAAAATCCAAAGAATAAAAATAATTGCGGTAGACCAGGTGTGAATGGTGGTTATATGGGAAATCCATATATTAAATTTGGTGTTAATTGTTTTGGAAAGAAACCAAAAGCTACAGAAAGTGATTTAGATTTAATGAATGCTCGTAAAAATCAAATTACCCCAAAAACTGCAAGCGAGATCGAAACAGAACGAAAAGTTAATTTTTGGAAAGAAAATGCCGATAAATTATTGAATATTAATCCACATAATGAAAAGAAGTGGTCTGAATATTAAATTTGATATTTTTTACAAAATAATAAAATATCAAATGTAAAAATACTAATAAAAGCAATTTTATAAATAGTATTATAAAATATAGACAAAATGCAATTCAATATATTTTTATTATTGTTAACTGTACCACTTATACGCTCATTTACTATTTTATCAAAATCGATTTTTTATAATACTCGATTAATGATGAATATGGAAAACATACACGAATTGGATAGTGATACTAAATACAATTTGAATTGGTATGTAATCGGAGAAGCCAAAAAATTCGCTGAAAATAAATTATACAAAAAAACAATATGGAACAAAAATTATTTAATTTGGAAAAAATCCGGCGAATATTATGCTATGGACGATGCTTGTAGCCATCGAGGCGTAGCATTGTCAAAAGGGCGTATTATAAATGATAATGTAATGTGTCCATATCACGGGTATCAATTTAACAATCAGGGTGTTTTAACGGTAGTTCCTGGATTGAATTTTACAAATACACCATGTCAAAATATTGATACATATAAAATATTAGAATCTGGTGGATGGCTTCATATGAATACTATTAGTAATGTTTTCTATAAACCCAACGAGTATCGAGTGTTTGAAGAACCAGAATTAAATAACAATACTTTTTCAAATATTAAAATAAAACAGGATTTCCGTAGTTATGGCAGGGTCGTAAGTGAAAATTCATTGGATGTAATGCATATTGGATTTGTTCATACATTTGGAAATAAAATACAACCTGCACCAATTACCGAAGTGCCTCCTCATCCAATTACCGATTATCCATTTCACTATAAAACTACCTATACTTATAAATCGGGTAAAGATTCAATTGCCAGTAAACTATTTAATGTGAAAGAACTTACTATAGAAAACGAATTCATATTACCACATACTACGGTTGCTCGTGTTATTTTTGGTGATTTCATAAGTACTGTAATTACATCTGCTTTGCCAGTAAATGAAACCTTCACTGAGTTATATGTTAAAACATATCGTAATTTTTGGAGAACCAATAATGATACAAATGTATTTAATGTATTTTATAATTGGGTTGGTAATTATATTACAACAGAAATGATGAAAAATACAGTTAAACAAGACATGGCTGTTATAGAAAGCATACCATTGGATAAGATAAACGGTAAATTTAATATGAAATTTGATAAATTACAAAATACATATGTAAGTTTTTATAAAAAATTGATCAATAGCCGTTAAACTTCGCTAAACAGTTATATAAACAATATCAATAATATTAGTAGTATACATACTATCCCAGCAATATAACACGCCCATTTTTTATCAGAATCCGATAATTCACTCGATGATGATGATGATGATGATGTAATCATAATAGATACTAATTTTATAACTATTATCTATTAATTGAAACTTGAAGGATCAATTTTTTTTACGAATTGTTTTTCGTTTGTTCGTTATTTTTTCATTGTTCTTTTTTGTTGTATTTTTTTTCCTATATTGAGTTAATTCGAATATTTCGTTGAATTTTTTATCTTGAATTGATTCAATCAATTCAGTAGGTTCAATATATTTAATACCACTGTTTTTATAATTATTAACAACTAACCCTAAAGGCACTGATAAATGCTTAATTTTGGATAAACCTTCGACCATTTTATTTTTAGAATCACCACCACCACCGTGAATATTATCTGAAAACTGAATTGGGTATCCTCCACGAAATTCACCTACCTCTTTATGATATTCTTCTTCTGATGTATTTTCTGAATCTCCACCTTTAATTGAGAAGATCGATTTTTCTAAAAAAGATGGTTGGAATTCTAAAGGCAAAATATCAGTCATATTGTACTTTTCCAAATATATATAATACAGATACCTTATTTAGGAAAAGTTCTCCGAATATCCGGAGAACTTTTCACTTCACGATTTTCTTTCAAATATTGAATAATATATTTAACATGTTCTTCGTTTGGTATTATTTTGTTTAACGAGTTCTCTATATATGCATATGTAAGTGGTGGATATTCTTTTTTGTCATGATATTGCAATGTTCCATCACTTATTTGAATTTTTTTATTTTGTAAATTATTTTCTGTAATATAATTGCATATTTGAGAACTTAGATTGTGTTTCATTTCACGCATAGATTTCGTTTTTTCATGAACTATTTTTAACTGTGAATCCAATATCGCCCATTTCTTTATATTTTCTACGAATTCTTCTTTTTCTTTGGATTGTATAGTTATTTCCATATTATATAATTTAGTATATTTAGTTCATAGTTTATATCTATATATATTATAATATAAACTATGAAAAGTATCAAGAATTTGCGTAAAACTTCACGTCGTAAGAAAATTAGAAATACTCAGAAAAAAAATAGAAAACTTGTAAAAAAGTCAAAAAAAGGTGGTGCAATAAATGAAGAAACCCAAAGAGAAAACATAAAAAAACTTATTGCTAATGTCAAGGATGATTTGGAAAACCCTATTATGTTTGAAAGCCCCAAACTATTTAATAGTATGAAATCACAACTACGGTTTTTAATTCGTGCTATTATAACATATAGAAATATACACGCACCTGATAGTACTAGTAGCAGTAGTAGTATATTATCAACTAATAATTTTATAGATATTGAGATGCAATATAATAATAATTATAATGATAAAGAATCTTTAACTGGATTACTACATGAAGCTGAAGAATATTTTAAAAATGCAGTAGAACATTATGAAAAAACACACAAATCTGAACAAGTATTTACCAGACAATATGATGACGACGACGACGTTGAAATGCCTTTAATAAAACGAGAAGAAAAACCAAAAGAAAAATCAATATGGAACATGTTAGGATTATAATAACATAATATTTAGATAACACAAAAAATTTCATGAATAGCATATTATTCATGAAATTTATTCAATAAAATTATTTATTTTCTATATCTTCTTGATCTTCTTGCACTTCTTGCACTTCTTGCACTTTTCTTTCCATATACTTTATTTGATCTTCTTTTTACTGCAGTGTTTGCATATAGTAATAACGCAGGGACAGCGATATCAGTAAGCATACCTTTACCACCTCTCTTTGATTTGCGACTACCACCTTTAACTTCTGGCATTTTAACACCAACTGCATCAGGAGTATAACCAGTAGGATCAGTTGTAGCAATTACATTTGAACCAGCTCCGATGGCTTTTTGTGCGTCAGGACCACCGAATACATATTCGGCATATTGAGATGCTCCGGAACCACCAGCTATGCGTAAGTTTTTGCGAGTTCTCTTACTTGAAACGTTTCTTGGCATGTTATAAATATATAATATGAATATATTTTAATTTACTTGTATTTTTTGCTAAATCAAATCAATTGTATTTATTGTTTTTATATAATAACTTCAATAACAAATATAAATTAACTAAAACAATAAAAAAGAAAAATATATGATAAATGCAAATTAACAATAAATAAATGTATATTTCATTATAAATAAAGCTAAATAAAGGTTTAACTATATCTTTTATTTCACGCTTTGTATCTTCATTCTTGAAAAATTCAATGCATGTATCTTTGATACTTTTTGCCATTTAAACGTATACTACAAACAAAATAGAAAATAATGAATAAATAATAACGAGATTTATTTCTTATATGCTAATAAGTGCATAATATTACACATATCATATTCATCTTGAAAATAATATTTCTTTATTTTACCGCGACATAATGAACAATTTATACTGTGATTTTTTTCGGTTTTTTCGATTATTTTATACGCACAATCATTACAATATACATGATTACAATTTGTTTGAATTGCTTTATTATATGGTATATCGTTCAAGCATATTGGACATTCTATATTATTCATATTATGTGGTAATTCAAAACCAAACCCACAACCAATATTATGTCTATTTTTTGTAATCAGCTTTTTTTTTGGAGGAAGAAATGATTTCCAAAATTTTTCTTTTGCAATTTTGTTCGTTTCTTCTTCAGTTAAATATAATTTTTGCTTTAACAAATCGATCTCTCGTAATTTTTTGTTAGCTTTTCTAATAACATTGTTTGTTGTTTTTTCATCAAACACTTCTTCTAGATTATCGTATATATTAGTTTTAGTTAACATTTTGATTTAACTGAATACAAAATACAAGACAAAAATAAATCAATTTTACATACTTATCATGATTTGTTCGTAATAACGATGTAAAAAATGTATATATAAAAAATAAATAAATAAATGAACGGTATACACGACCCAAATGATAAATTCGAATTCGATAAATTAATTCTAACGAGTCCTATTGTAGTATCCGGTGGTAATCATTTTATTAAATATTCTATCAATGAAATGCCGCTTTATATTCAACCGCCTAAATGTAAAGTTAAGCAAGGCATTGTTAAGACTGGAAAACGTGCATACTGCGATTTAATGTTTACAAATGAAAATGAGAATTTTATACGCTGGTTAGAAAATTTAGAGAATTATAGTAAAAAACAAATTTACAATAATCGAGAAAAATGGTTTGAGACTGCATTAGATGAGCATGACATTGATAACTCATTCACCAGTCCATTGAAAGTATACAAATCCGGTAAATATTATATTGTAAGAACAAATATACCAACAGCTTTAGGCAAAACCAATTTTAAAGTATATGACGAAAACGAAAATATTATAGATATAGAGACAATTAAGGAAAATGAAAATGTAGCGACAATTTTAGAAATACAAGGTATTAAATGTTCTGCACGAAGTTTTCAGATAGAAATAGAGATGAAACAGTTATTAGTATTAAATAAGGTTGATTTATTTGAAAAATGTATTTTAACAAAAAAATCAGAAGTAGTTAAGGAATCTTTAGAAATAACAGAATCTGATAAATTGATAGAGAAAAATACCATAACAAAAAATATGGAAAATAATAGTACAGTTGTAATTGAAACTGTAGAAAATGAAAGCGATGACGAAAATATTCAACCGTCGTCTGAAATACTAAATAATAAGGATTACAAACATAATATCACTTTTGATAAATATGAAGTGAATGATGAAATTGAACAAAAACAAGAAATCTCAAGTCCAATTGAAAACATTAATTTAGAAAAAACAACAACAGAATTAATCGAAGAAGTTGATTTAAATTTAGAAAAAATAGAAGAAAATGAACCTGTGTTCTTGAAAAAAAGGAATGATGTTTATTATGAAATGTATAGAGAAGCATTACGAAAAGCAAAATTAGCAAAAGAAATGGCGTTATCAAATTATTTAGAAGCAAAACGAATAAAAAATACATACATGTTAGATGAGTTAAATGATGATAGTGATTTTGAAGATGAAAACCTAAATTTAGAATAAATAATACAAAATATAATACAAGCAATTATTTAGCAAAAATAAAATAAGAATAGAAATATTTTATCCACCGTTTATATAAACAGAATGTTCTTGAAAGATATTCAACGTGGATTTTCAAAATTCTTCACACCTCAACGTTTACTTATTCTTATTGTATTCCTTATTTTAGGATTTGTTTTACATTCATACAGTACATCCAAGGTATCTAGTATTTATGGTATGGAAGACGGTTCTCCTCAACAACCTAAAAAAGACACACCAGTAATGCAAGCTCCTACTGTTTTACCATCTGAATCAAGTCCTGTACTTGCTGCATCTACACCAACTGGTAGTGGATATGCTCTTCGTCCAGTAGCTAATCCAAGTGAATTATTACCGGTTGATACTAACAATAAATGGGGAGAATTAAATACATTAAACCAAGGAAATATTGCCATGCCTGATTTATTACAAGCCGGATACCACATTGGTTTAGATACAATTGGACAAACTTTACGCAATGCCAATTTACAAGAACGTTCTGATCCTATTATCCCAAAAAATGATATTGGTCCATGGAACCAAAGTACAATTGAACCAGATTTTGCCCGCACACCTTTAGAAATCGGTTATGGTCCAAGATAAACGAACAGAAAATATCGTATTATAATATAATAATTACACTAATACTAATTAATTATTATAATGACTATAAAAACAATTACATATCCAAATGGATTTAGAGTTGTTTATGAGAAATTGCCAAATATTACACCAATTTCATGTATAGAAGTATTATGTGATATTGGTTCAGTTTATGAAAACAATGAAACTCGTGGAGTATCTCATTTTATTGAACATATGTGTTTTAAGGGAACAAAAAATATTCCAATACCTAAAAATATTTTTATTGAATATGATAAAATAGGCGCATATTTAAATGCTACAACTGGTAAGAGATATACATATTATACTATAAAATGCAGCAATGAATATGTTGAAAATAGTATTCATATAATGTCGGATATGCTATTAAATTCGACTTTCAATAAAACTGAATACAAGAAAGAAGATAAAGTAGTAATTGAAGAGAATATGAAAGATGTTAATGATGCAGAAGAAATTTTATTTGAAAACTTAGATAAATTACTATATAATGGCAGTTCTTATGCTTTTCCAGTAGATACCATAGAGTACCATAAAGGTAATTTATATTATAAAACAGTCATAGATATGTATAATTACTTTTATCAACCCAATAAAATGGTATTGAGTATAGTATCCAATTTACAATTCAATCATATTAAGCAAATGATCGAAAACACATTTTTCGTAAAACAAAATGTAAAACAAATTCAAATACCGAATAAATACCCAGTATATTCTCTTATATTACCACAGAATGAAATACAATATAATATCCAAAAACAAAATGAAATTACAACTGGTCATATAACGATTGGATTTAGAACAAATTATTGTGATAAATATGCATTAGGATTGTTAAAAGTAATATTAAGTGGGCCAATGAGTTCTCGATTATTTATGTTATTACGCGAAGAAAATGGATTAACCTATACTTCATATGCATCAGAAGATTACCATGATTTATTAGGCGAATTTATATTCTATGCTGAAACTGATTCTACAAAAATAATGAAAAATAGTTCAAAAATGGGAGTATTACCATTGATTATTAAATTAATCAATGAATTGATAAAACACGGAATTACAGATGATGAATTGAAATTAGCAAAAAAATATTTGAAAGGTGATATGGAACTTGATTTAGAAGATAATGAAAACTTAGCATTACATAATGGTGAAAAACTGCTGGTATACCCAAGTGAAAAAATAGTTCCATATTCAAAAATATACGATACATTTTATAAAAATATTACAAAAAAGGATATTGAAACTGTAATTAAAAAGTATTTAAAAAAAAACAATATGAATGTATGCATTGTTAGTGAAAACTTACCATCCTTAAATAAAATTAAAGAGCAATGTGAAAAAATTATTAGTTAAACCAACGAAGAATTAAATCCGCACATACGGATTTCACATTCTTCGTCGTCAATAACCGATAAATATTTTAATGCTGCCCAGAGGGTCAGAATGAAATATTCAGCGATGTAAAATAAAATAACATATTATTATATATGTCAAAAGCTGATATTTTAGGATATATATTAATTGCATTTGTTGTTATCATATGTTTATATATATACTTTGATACTGATACTTTTCAATTAAAATGTATAGTATCAACTGTAGATGGTAATAAATATTGTGTTCGAGAACGAGCGAATATGAAAGCTGCTGCAAATCTACTTGCTACAATAACTGAAAAATGTAAAAAGTTAGTAGAATATGTTGGACATAAATATACTGATCAAGAAAACGTTCAACGATTAGTTAAAGGCTTTAACCCTAAAAAAGTATCAGAAACCCTTCCAACCAGTGAATATACTGCATATAGTGAAAATAAAGGTGAAAAGCTTGCATTCTGTTTAAATAAGAAAAAGGCTGATTCGAGTAATTTAATCGACGAACATACACTTACCTTTGTAGCAATCCATGAATTGTCTCATGTAATGACAAAATCAGTCGGACATAAATCTGAATTCTGGCAAAATTTCAAATTTTTGTTAGAAAATGCAAAAGAAGCTGGAATACATGATCCAGAAGATTATAAAAAAGAACCAAAAGAATATTGTTCTATGAAGATTCACGATAGTCCATATTACGACTTGAAATAAATAATAATACTATAAAAATAGTAGTATTATTATACATAAAAATAACTGTTAGATGCCGGTGCAATATACAACCCTAATTCTGATAAAATACACACTTTTTCGTCTGGAATTAACATAGATTCCTTTGCCCATGCCCATTCTACACATTCTTGTTCTCCTGGCGTAATAATATTCTTAACATTTCTACATCGCATACCAATAAGCCCAGTAATGCAGTCCGGTTTTTTATATAAACACGCAGGTTCTAAATAAGAACCATATCTAATAATACAGTCCACATTGTTATAGGTATCATTCAATTTTTCGAAAAAAAGACAAGGATTTTTAATAATATACCTACCCGTCAATTTAACTATAAAATCATCGTCTTTTATACCAAAATGTTGAATACACAATTTAACGTCATTTAATTCCTTTATTCCTTTATTTAAAGTTTGCATTGAATTTGTATTTGTATATAAAACTGGAATTTTAAAATCATCTAAAAATGAAGATTGTTTACCGCTATTTTCAACTAATACAATTTGAATAGTCTCTTTATTATTACAATTATTTATGACCGATGTAATCGCTTGTATATATTGTGTTTTTCGAATTTCATTGGCATAATCGAATAAACAACACGTAATTATAATATAAATCATTATTATGTTATAATATAGAAATGATTATTTATGTTTGTAAATAATCAAATGTAATAATTTATTTACCGATATGGCTTAAATATACATTGTATGCATGATCACCCAAATGAATACCTAATGTGTATGCCGCTGCTTTATAAATATATTCATATTTGGGATCATGCCAGTCCGCTGGTAGAACTGGTAAAAATGCATTATACATTTCTTCATATGTATAAGGACCACCCCTTGAATCTCTTTTTGTGCATATAAAATCAGGAGCTGAACCAAAATCTAAAAATATTCCTTTTGGATACAATTTAGTTAATTCGCATATAAGAACTTTTGCTGCCATTCCACATGACGTAATAACCATAGGTTGTTCATCGTCGCCTATATAACTTTTAATATTTGCAAGAACTTCTTCGAATTTTGTATCAAACCAATTATTAAATGGAATATTAACCATATGGTCGGATTTAACTAAGTATTGTAATTTCACTAACAATGGATTACATACAATTATTTTTTTCAAACTCGATTCTTGGATTGATCTATATAATTCCATTTTTTGTCTTACAATATCAGTTCCAAAATCAGATTTATCAACTATAAATGTATGATAATATGCCCATTTTATTTTATCTGGATGCTCGACTAATCCTTTCCAAAATTCATTTTTGTTTTCATCCCACCACATACCAATATAAGAATTTTCCATTTCTTGTGTCATATATTTAAATGAATTTATTAAACCTCGTTGCAGTTTATTCGTATATAAATCTCCATCGCAATTACCATTAATACCTAAAGAGTCTGTTGAAGAAGCACAGAAATATTCACCGTCTCCATATTTTGAAAATGATACAGGTATTTTATTTCTAATACAATTTGTAAGATTTTCTACTATATTCATTTATATAATAAATATAATATAAAAAACTATTTATATTATATTATACAAATTGTATAATAATATGGAAAGAAATGTATTTTTAACCTTAACTCATTATAATATTGATAATGGTGTAGGTCCTTGGTATATTTCAAATGGAGGAAATACAGGTATAGGTAATATGTTATTTCAAATATCATCTACTTATATATATGCAGTAATGAACAATGCTAAATTATATGTTCCTGGATTAGATACTTTTTTTAGAAGAGAAAATTTGAATAAATATGACACTATTTTTAGATATGTAAATAATCAGCTTATTCCAGAATATATTACTGTTAGAGATAATTTCACACAAAAACCAGAAAATGATTATATTATAGATTGTGAATTTGTAAACAATATGAATTTTCATGGATATTTCGAAAATTTTAATAATTTTTTAAATCACCGTGAATTAATTTTAAATTTATTCAGACCAACGCAAATAGATATTGATTATATGAATACAAAATATCCTGTAATTTTAAATGACAATGTATGTTCAATACATATACGTCTGGGACCAGATTATAAAATTATATACAATGGTTCAAATCGTTTATACGAACTACAAGAATGTTATTTTAATAGTATAGATCATATGATTGAAACAAAGTCAATAAAAACATTTTTTGTATTCACGAATGACAGAGAATATTGTATTAACATATTAAATAATAATCCAAAATATAAAGACATACAATTTGTATATTCAGATGAAAGAGATTATGTAGATATATGGCTAATATCCAGGATCAAGAACAACATTGTATCTGTATCTACCTTGGCTTGGTGGGGATCATATTTAAATGAACATGACGATCAATATATAATTTGTAATAAAGGAAATCGCGATGACCTACATTATCCGGGTTGGGTTGTTATATAAATTTTTTTAAATTTTTTGAATGAACGTGTAAATTAAATATCGGAATCATTTTATCGTTAATTAACATAAATGGGCGTTTTATTCTTTCATTATTCATGTCTTGTTCTACCCATTTTATAGGATAATTATTGTATTTTATTACACACGTTTCGTTTATGAATCCAGTACTATCTCCATGAATATTTCTTGGGTCTACCCCGCCAATGAATTGTCCAATTGCCGCTGCGTCAAATATACAATTAAATATTTCAAAATTTTTACAAACATAATGTTGTTCTTGTGAAAATTGAATATTCGGAACACATATTGGAAAGTGATTTATTAAATGTGGTAATTTGGTTTTAATCGATACAAAATTTTCCATATCGTTTTTATAAAAATCATATTTATCTAATATATTACCAAACACTATATGATTCGGTATATATACAATACTTGCAATTGTTCTGTTATATGCATCAAATGGTATATATATTTTTGTTTTTTCTAGATTATTCAATAAACTATTACAGTTGTAATAAATAGGAACGTCGTTTTCCAAATGTATTACATTTGTCATTTGTGTAGTAGCCATAAATGCGTATATATAAAAAAATCTCGATGAAGTCAGCGACCAAAATCCATTTCTAAAATCTTTATCCATTTGAGTCTTCGTTTCATATTGATATTTATCCTGTAATGATTCGCACGAAATTAATTTTATTTTTTCTTTGTATTCATAAAAATTTTGAAAAAAATGTTCGTTTGTAATTACATATATCGATTCATGGTTTAATCGAATTAATTGATATATATTTGTTAATATATACTCTTGAAAATTCCCAGTGCATACTAATATAATATTCATTCCGTATATGAATATTATAATTATATTTTTATATTCATTGGCGCATAAAATAATGCCATGATACATAATGATAATTTGATTCGGTATAATTGTTTGGAGTATTCTCTGCGTTTATCCATTCTAATTTACGTATTTTAACTTGTTCTTTATGGTATTTTAATACATAATTTAAATATATTTCGTATTCCGAAGCACCTGACATATTTATATATGTCATTCCATAATGTTCTGGATTAACCTTTTCTAAAAATATTTGCCAGAAATGTTTATAATTATCGGAAGTAGCAGCGCTCATATTATTATATTCTTCTACCATGGCAAACAATTGTTTAATGTACCTTTTTTCAAAAATCATATGATGACATATCCCGGATTCTTGTAGTTGTTTTTCCATAGATGGATATAATTTTATCATGTGTTGAAAATATGGAAGATGATATTCATTACTGGTATTGTATAAACATTTATTATCTTCTACAAAAATTGTGGGTTTTAAAAAATAAGTATCGGCATCAACTACAAGATACCGTTCCAGAATTCCGGGTATTACTATTCCTGCATATAATTTCAATAATTGTTGTAAATACCAGCCGTTTCTATCATATTTTGAATGATATTTTTCTACGTCTTTTATTGTGAATGGAAACAGTTTTTCGTCTACAATAATCATATTTTTATCTGTAATTTTAATACTGGGGTCATAGGATATTAAATATATATTTCTATATCCGATAATATTTTTTTTTGTGAAATTCAATTGTTCATTTATTTGGTCTGAATCAGATGGCCCGATTGGTATTACAATATCATATAAATTACTCATTCTTTATACGACATACTATATAGTTATTATATCATTTTGTACTATAAAGTAATAATAATTATAAAAAACATAATGCATATTATATAGTATCATTATATATACGGAATGGATATTTCAAAAATAGTTAAAATATGTATATTGGGGTTAAATAATAAGATTACGAAAGTAATTATTTTCTCAAATAAAGTAGAATTGGATAAACTATTTAGTAATGTAGAACTCGAAAAGATAAATCACGATAAACCAGAAATAATATTTTCTAAGCAACAAATTCATATAGATGATTCTATACGTGTAATTAAAAACAAGATATTAAAAGAATTATCGAACGTATCCTACAAAGAATTGTATTTGTTCTCAAAAATATCAAAAGAACTGCCGATCTTAAATATATATAAATCCATTACAAAAAATGATGAAGAAATTTTTACAAAACAAAAATTTAGACAATTTGCAAAAAACATAAATATTGATGAAACTGAAAATTCGATTGATACCTATACTTATGAAGATTTGATAGAACTATCAGGAGAACATATTGTAGATATACCATTCGGTCAAAAATTTGAAAAAGAACATGATTACCTATTTGTATCAAATCCATTTCAATTAGAATCCGATAATACAATTAATACAAGTACTCTCTTTTCTTTTGAAAATTCGTTATTTTTTAATTTTGGTTCTCCAATAAATAATACTATCTATGTTTGCTTTGCGGAAGATGTATTCGAATACGCCGACAAGAACAACATAGATACTTTGTTAGTATCACAAATGTATTTTCCATTTTTGTTTAAAGAAAATATAACAAATGTATCTACATTGCTTGAACAGAAACAATATTTATTAGAAGATACAAAAAAAAACATTACTGATGATACGTGGAAATTATATGAAACTGTTGATATGTTTTATGATATATACAATTCAAAAAAATCCGACTCAGAGTTCTCGTATTTTGATAGTGGTATAAAATCATTTAATATAACAATCAAGACCGAATTTGTTAATTTATTACCATTAGATGCTATCTTTAAAAATATTCATTCTACAAAAGAAATCCCATTTATAAAATACAATCCTGGATTTAGACGTGAGAACATCTATAGGTTATATAGTGAAAAATTATCTAAAAATGGTAAAAAAATTCCATATTTACCTTCTTCTGAAATATTAAAACTTTCAAAGGAAATTGGAAAATCGGGTAATATTTCATTGTTAATTAAAAAAACTTTTCAAGGTTCTCCAATTCAGTTGTATATCCATTTTAACCGTGATGGAAATGTACAAATACAATCATCTTTATTATCGCCAATAACTACTACGTCATTAAACCAAATACTATTACAAGTATTAAATCCGATAATTGATAATATAAATGAATTTTTAAATAAAACTGGATATTCAATTCGTCGATTCGCTACATTACATGATAATTACATTATTATCAATAACATTCAATATACATCGAGTATTTCAATAACGAAAAAAATGGACCTGGAAAAATATAAAAGTTGCATATCAAGTATTTTTGCTATAAAAGATACGAATATATCCGGTGCTGACGGTGCAAAATTAATTTTCAAACGTGTAGAAAATTATCAAGAAATGGATCCGATTGATGAATTTATTACAATCGAAAAAAATAAATTAACTGAAGCAGGAGATAATATAATACAAGCATTAATGAATGAATTTGATTTAACCCAACAAGATGCAAAAACCCGAGTAATCGATTTTTTCAAAGGCCATATAATGTTTAATGATAAAATAATAGAAAATTTTGGATTCCCTGTATCAATCAAGTTATTTCCTATAGAAAATAAACTGAAATTAGAAGTATCTAATATAAACGCAATTGAATATATCGAAGTTTTATCTATTTATTTTGATAGTATATTGCGAATATATCAGGCACCAAATAGCAGTGAAGTAAGCTTAAAACATATCGAATCTGTTTGTAAAAAGAAAATTAATTATGAAGATGTAGATAAAACAAATATTCAAAATATAGTCGTTGCCGCTCCTGTTATTCCAGAAGCGATTGACTTCGATAATAGTATTGACAGTGATTTTTTTAAAGAAGATTCAGTTGAAACAACACAAAAGAAAGAGTCCATCGAAGCAGATGAATCTGCCGATGACAGTATTTTCGGAATGGACGTTGAAGAATATACACCACCAATCAACGATACAAAAAATCAATCTGCATCTCCATCAGCTGACGATAAAGACGTATTCTTCGGTATGGATGTAGATGAGGAAGAAGAAGAAATTGAAGGTGGCGAAGGCCCAGATGACTTAGAAATTAACGTAGAAGGAAAAAAATTAAAAAATCCAAATCCATTTCAAAGTAGAATTGAAGAACGAGACCCAAAACTCATATTAAAAACAGAAGTTGGTAAATACAATCGATATTCAAAAGTATGCCCACCAGCCGTATTACGCCAACCAGTTATATTAAATAATGCTGAAAAAGAAAACATTGATAAAAATCATAAAGGTTCATATACAACAGCCATTCAATACGGGTCTGATCCAAATAATCCATACTGGTATATATGTCCTAGATATTGGTCATTAAAATCCAATGTAAGTTTAACCCAAGAAGAAGTTGATGAAATATTAAAAACAAATCCAAATGCTATAATTCCAAACAAAGCGTCGGTTGTACCAAAAGGTGCTTTCATATATGAATTCAATGCTGCAAAAGAACATTTAAATGAAAAGGGAGAATATATACCGCATTATCCTGGATTACAAAAAGATTCGCATCCAGATGGATATTCAGTTCCTTGTTGTTTTAAACGCCAACAAGAAAAACAAGATGAAAGAACTGTAAGAATCAGCAATTATGTGGTTGATGCAAATAAATACCCTGTTCAACAAAGTCGATGGGGGTTTTTGCCATTCGCTGCCCAATCTTTTTTTAAAATAGATAATCGAAAATATGTAGTTAAAACAAATCCATCTACCGTTAAAACAAATACGCCTTGTTTATTACGTTATGGTGTTGAACAGACTATAAATCAATCTTTTATAGGGTGTATAGCCGATATTTATGCATATGATAATGATATACCAACTCCAACTATAATTCAAATGCGTACTATTATCTATAACGCAATTACGTTAGATATGTTTATTAAATACCAAAACGGTTCTTTGGTATCCATATTTAAGCCAAAAAATTATAAACAAAATGATATTAATGTTGAGAAATACAAAGATTCTGATTTTGCCCAAATTATTCTGGAAAATGATCCTCAAAACAAATATGAGATTTCATTCTTAAAAGAAACAATCGCATCCTATGAGAATTTTTTAAATTTCTTGATAGACGATTTATCTCATATAGACCATACGTATATATGGGATATATTATGTCAACCAAATACAAAATTATTAAAACGTGGTATTAATATTATTATTTTAAATATATATGAACAAGATTCAATTGAATTATTATGTCCAACTAACTATTATAATGAAAACAAATATGATGATAAAAAAGGAACAATGATTATAATTAAGCAAGGTGATTTTTACGAACCTGTATATTTATTTGAGAATAAAGACGGAGAACACCACGCGATGAAGTTATTTTATAAAAAATCAGTTAAAGAAAATAATATGATAAAACGAGTTCTCGGAGTTGTAAAAGATTATACAGATAATTATTGCAAACCAAAAGTCAGCTTGCCTCGATTGTACAAATTTAAACGCAATAAAACAGGAGAAGAAATACTAAAAATAATTGAAAAATATAAAGATAATATCATAATTGAAAAACAGATTGTAAATTATAATTCAAAATTAGTCGGCTTTATTGTTAATGTAAGTATAGAAGGTTCTGATTCTGATTCGGGTTCTATATTTGTACCTTGTTCTCCATCTTCTATTATGGAAGATATTGATATGGAATTTTTCGATTATTCTGATATGTGGAATGATTATGACACCACAATAAAATTGTTATTAAAAGTGAATGAAATAACTAATGGTAATATGAACTGTATTCCTAAACAAAAAGTAGTAGAATACGACAGCTTATCAAATAAATATATGGTTATAGGTATTATTACTGATACAAATCAATTTATAAAAATAAATCCTTCTATTGAACTAAATAATGTAATTGATGATGGTCTGGAATTAATTAATGGTTCAGATTATATTGAAGCTGATAAACATATAACAACACACCAACCACAAGATGAAGAACGTGTAAAAACAATGCGCAATATAGACTTGGAAAGCCAATTTTATTCAGTTTTTCGAACTACAATACGCACATTGTTATCTCAATATGAGAATAGAAAACATAAATTAGATATTATATCTATTTTAAATTCACAAGTATATTCTTATAAAGAAAAACTGGAAAAAATAGCTATCATTTTAAAAACCATTTCAAAAGACTCTTTTTTATTTCAAGATATAGAAAAAGAACGTATTCAATTATTAAAAGAGATATCGAATTGTTATATTAATTGCCGAGATAAAGCATATTGTGTATCAAATGCAGACGGTTCATGTGTTATAAAAATTCCAAAATTAAATTTGATTATAGGTTCAGATAATGAAAAAACATATTATATTCGTTTATCTGACGAATTAATACGATTTGGACGTATTCGGTCTTTTATGTTAGAACCAAAATTTTATTTAAATTTAACAAATATGGAATATAAAATAATGGATAGTGAAATTTTATTATTGGATTCGTCTATGAAACCTGAATATTTTGCGGACTTAGAACCATTCAACATTGATAGTTATATCCAAAATATACCATACGATGTAGCTATACCTAGTATATCACAAAAATATTCAAATAAAGCAGGATTGAATTAGGATTGAATTAGAATTTATTTATATTATTATTATTATTATTCAATAAAAATATAAATATATTTATTTTATAACTATATACATACATATGAATATACTCGACGCGCATGATATTACGGTAAATAATATTACTTTTGATATAAAAAAAAACGTTAAAAATGTATCCATGGATATATTTAATGGCAATAAAACTTATTCATTTTATGAAGAAGAAATAAACGAAACTACCGCAAATATATTTTTTTTATTTGAAACACCAATTCATGAAGCATTCGGACATTGGGTATTTGAATCATCTATATTCTTACCATATGTTAAAGAATTTACACAACTAAATAATTTCTATGTTTTAATTAATAAAAATAACGAAAGAAAATACAAAAAATCATTTTTACAATTATTTGATATATTAGATAAAAATGTACATTATATTAATAATAGTAAAACATATACTACTGATATATGCTATGACAGCATACCTGAAAACAATATATGTATAGTTTGTAGAAATTATCCATTAAACCAATCTTCTCAAAATTTAACTGATACAATGATTGAAAAATATAAGTTATTACTTGATAATTTTTATCATGAAAGCATAGTAAATGTAAATAATATTTATAAAGAAATAGAACATTTATTTTTACCTAGAAGTAAAAGTGAAAATTTTGCACCAAATGATAGGCAAATTAATTACGATGTAATTTACAATTTATTAAAAGACAAAGAATATATGACGTATGATACAACTGAAACTAATAATTTTATTGATCAAATTAAGTTCGTACAAAATAGTAAAAATATATATACAAATTGGGGGTCATCTATGTTAGTAAATGGGTTTTTTTCTAGAAATAGCAATATATTTGTATTAGATAAAAATAACAGTCAATGTGCATATGTACTACTAAAAATAATAGTAGATATAATTGAAGCAAATAACACCGTTATTTATGTATAAAATAAATTTTACTATTTGGAAATTTATTTTATTCTCATTCTTTTATTTGTTTATACTGTTTCCAAGATATTTGTTTTCCTTCAGTATATACAGGAGGTGGAGTAGGTTCAATCGTTTTTTCGATATTCTGACCTCGTTTCATTGCAGAATCTACATATAATTCTTTTAAAATAGTTCCAACTATGACAGAACCTTCATGTTGATCAACTAAACCATCCTCTATCTTTTTGAGAACATCGAGTAATTTTCCCATAATATTCAAATCCAATTCGTCCTTATGCGCTTTATTAAAAATATCAGTGTAGTTATTAAATAAAAATTTACATTGCGATTGACATAAATTTAAGAAACGTTCTGGTTCATTTTTTCTTACTCTTGCGTGCTTTTTCTTTAGCTCTTGCATTCTCATAATATCATTACGAATAAGAGAACTATGCTTTAGTTTCCGAATATTATCAGTGTTATTTTCACATTCTGTTTCATTAATCAACTTCTTCAAATTTAAACGATCTTCGTTATTCATTATATAATATAGTATAATATATAACCTTTTTATGTATTTTACATATTAAATATACGTTATTATAAATATATAATTATAATAAATAATTATATATCGTGCACATATGAATATAATTATACCACTAGGCGGTAAGGGAGAACGATTTTCAAAAAATGGATATAATCAACCTAAACCATTAATACCAATTTTTGATAAATGTATGATCGAGTATGTTTTAGATAATTTAAAAATTAGTAAAGAAGACAATGTATTTATCATTTACAATTCAAAGTTAGATAATTTTAATTTTCGTGAATATATTACAACTAAATACCAATATATTCAATTTGTAGAAATTAATGACACTAAAGGTGCAGTTGAAACATTATATATTGGGATCGATTACATTTTAAAAAAATATTCTTATAATAATAAATGTTTAATTTTAGATTGTGATACATTTTATACTGAAGATATTATTAATATATTTAGACATTCTACTGATAATATGGTTTTCTATACAAAAAATTATGAAACAAATCCAATATATTCTTATATTGGATTAGATGAAAATTCATGTATAATTAACATAAAAGAAAAAGAAAAAATTTCAGATAATGCAAATACAGGTGCATATGCATTTAATGATATTAAAATATTATATGAAAACTGTAAATACGTATTAGATAATGGTATTACTTTTAATAATGAACCATATACATCGTGTGTTATATCTGAAATGGTTAAATCAAATATAATTTTTAAAGGATATGAATTGCAAGATAAATTTGTATTTTCATTAGGAACACCAAGTGCAGTTGAAAAATATATAAATAATACATATGCATTTTTATTCGATTTGGATGGAACGATGATAATTACAGATAATATTTATTTTGAAATATGGAATACAATATTAAGTAACTATAATATTACGTTAACTGAAGAAATATATAAAAAAATTATACAAGGAAATAATGATAAATATGTATTAACTACTCTATTAATGAATGCAGAATTATCATTGAATGATTTGTCTACATTAAAAGACAATATTTTCATAGAAAATATTAGTAGAATTCAAATTATTGATGGCATTTATAATGTAATAAACCAAATTAAATCATATGGTCATAAAATATGTGTAGTTACAAATTGTAATAAAGTTGTCGCAAATAAAATTATTAGCTATATGAATATGGATAAAACTATCGATTTTATTATTTCAAGTAATGATTGCATAAATGGTAAACCTAATATTGAACCGTACAAGAAAGCAATTGATAAATACAATATACATAATAATAAATGTTTTATTTTTGAAGATTCAAAAACAGGCATAATAAGCGGAAAAGGAATTAATCCAAAATTATTAATTGGAATTGAAACTATATATGACGGTAATGAACTTATTCGTTATGGAGCGAATCTATCTATTAAAAATTTTTGTACGTTAAATATAGACGAATTAATAAATCATAAAGAAAATAATATAGATTGTTTAAAAAATACTATAAAAAAATATAGTTCCATACATAATATTAAAGATGTGTATATACATTGTGATAAATTAAAAGGTGGTTTTATTGCCGATGTAATCAGTTTTAACATAATTACAAATGATGCAATATATTCACAAGTATTAAAATACGAAAAGACCGAAGAAAATAATTTATCTAAAATGGCAAAACGATTACAATTATATGAACGAGAATACTATTTTTATACAAATATATCGAATCATCTTAACATAAAAATTCCTATATTTTATAATTTAATCATTGACGATAATCAAGATACGATTGGTATTGTTTTAGAAAATCTACTCCATAAAAAATATAAAATCAACCTGAATTTGAATTTAGAAAACATAGATGTATCACTAATTATTGTAGATAGAATGGCGAAAATGCATGCTTTATTCTGGAATAAGGACTTGAAAAAAATGTTTCCAAATTTGAAAAAAAGTAATGATACTATATTTTATCCATTTTTTTCAGAATTTATTAATGAACGATACGAATTATTTAAAAAAAAATGGTTTAAAATTTTAAATAAACTACAACAAGAAGAATGTAATGCGATTTATACTAATTTTGAAAATATACAAACACATTTCTCGAATGAAAATAATATTACGTTTATTCACGGGGATATAAAGTCGCCAAATATTTTTTATGATATAGATAATAATTACGAACCATATTTTATAGATTGGCAACATTGTGCTATAGGAAAAGGAGTACAGGATTTAGTTTTTTTTATTATAGAAAGTTTTGATATTACAAATATTAAAACAGTATTTAACCTATCAAAATACTATTATTATAAAAAATTATTGGAATATGGTGTATCAAATTATTCATTTGAAGAATACGAGACTGATATTTATAATGCAATTTGTTATATTCCATTTTTTACAAGTATATGGTTTGGGACAATACCACAAGATGAATTGATTGATAAAAATTTCCCATATTTCTTTATCAATAAACTATTCTATCTAATTAACATGATAAAAAAATCAAATGTCTAATTTTTTAACTATATTATTTATATATCATATGAATACTACAAATAAATTTTATTATTTAGAACCCAAATTAAAAACAACATCTATTCTTTTAGTAATATTTATTATTTTTTTCACATATTGGTTTATTATGTATTATCTTCGTATATATACAAATTGGGATAGTGTAAAATGTAAAAGTGGCGCATTTTATATAGCACCATTATTTGGTAAAGATAGTAAAAAAACATTAGACGAATGTATCAAATTAAGCCAAGAAGAAACAATCGATAAATCATTAAAGCCAGTGAATAAAAAAATAATCGACATTAATAACGATATTGATGAATTGAATATGAAAGTAGCTACATCTAAAAAGAATGCAGCCAATATGGGTAGTTCGATTAATTCGCAATTATTTGATGCTACATCAGGTATTCAACAAAATATATTGTATGTTAAAAATGCTCTTAGTAAAATTCTAGGTGCGATTGTTTTAAGCACAAATATGAATAATGGTGCCATAACTTCTACTCAGGCATTAAAAAATAGTTCATTATCAAAAATGATAAACGCATTTAATAATGTTGTTTCACCATTATCTACAGCTAGAACAGAAAATATTGAATAACGCGCGAAACATAGTAAAAAACGTATCTATATATATATAAATATACATATGGATAATCAACAAATCATAACATATTCAAATCCTATATCATATTCAAAATTAAATTATACTAACATATACCTATCATATATTATATTAGCAATTGCATTATTTATTTTTTTTAAATTATATTCTAACATTATGATTAAGGTTAATAAACACTCTGATATGCCACCTGATTTTAGATCTATTTTTATGGGAAATAGCAAAGATACTTTAATGGATACAGTTTATAAAATGTTAAATTTAGTCTTATTTGAAAAACTTCGACCCATTAACTATGAATTAGATGAATATAATAATGATGTAGATAATTTGCGTGATAAATATGAAAATTATAAAACAAAATTAATAAAAACAAACGCAAATATGATCGTAGATTTACAGAATACATATATAAATACAAAAACCACCATTGAGAACCTTAAAGATACTATTAAGAAAACGAATGAAATGCATTTAGCAAATGTTGTATCTATGAATAAAATTTATGATTTATATTCCAATCGTATTAGCACATATGTTAATGGATTGACCAAAACTATGGAAAATTTACAATATCAAATCAATATTGCATACATAACACCAACATTAACTGTAGTAATTGACCCAATTCATAAATTATATAATTCTATTTATGATACTATCATGAATAATTCGGATTTTATAAAGAAATATGCAAAAAAATTCGATTTTAATAAAGTTAAGCCAATTCAAATAAAAGTGGACGCAGCAGAACCATTAAATTCTAATTTTGAAAAATCACAAGAAATTTTAGATAAATTGGGATATTAGATTTAGCAATAGCAAAAATCTATATTTTTATCTTACTATGTATATATAATAAAATGAAAATCACAACTCAATTAGTTATTTTAGCAGTTGTTCTTGTAATCGTAATTATGTTATCATTGTCATATTTTGCAGTAGAAGTAATGCCATATTCACCAAGTACCATTTTCTCTAAGCAATTTGTTTACGAAGGTATGGAGAACGATAGTGATACGAAAAACGAATCATCATCATCTGAAACAGATAAACCAAAACCTAAAACAGATGACGAAAAATTAGCAGAAGAATTAGCAAAGTTAATGGAAGAAACAAAAAAAGCTGAGCCAAAAACAACCGAACCTAATAAAGATGAATCTAAGAAAGAAGAACCTAAAAAGGTTGAAGGTTTCCAAGGATTACAACCATCTCCTTATGAAAATGAAAGAACAATTGACCCTTTTGGACAAACCCCTGGTAGTTTAGAATGCGATTCTAGATCATCCGGTTTACATAACTCCAGAGGCGGATTATGTTTAACAAAAGAACAGCTTAACCTATTGAAAACAAGAGGCGGTAATTCAACTGGTGGAGATTTTCAAATTGGTAGTTCAACCCTAAATAAATAAATAAATAAATTTTCAATACTATTACTATTTTACTATTGAAAATGTAATTATATAATATAACATAATGCAATACCGTTTTGATTTAGTATTTTCATATTGGATACTACTGTGGTTTATATTATATGAATGCAATTTTACTACATACAACCCTAAATTTGCATTATTGATTGGATTATTAGAAAATACGGTTTATCTGTTATACATGATATTTTACAAGAATTCAATATCAAGTATATGGTTATTCGTTATTATCAATTTTTTTATAAAAATTGTTCCATTATACATAGTAGCAAATACGGTTATTCGCAAACGTGATATACTATTTACCCTTTGTTTAATCTTTGCTTATATAATATGGCTTGTTGTGAACAATGTTAATGTATACCAATATATCAAAGATCCACTGAAAATATTTAGAGAAAATAAAACTGATGAAACCCCACTTATTAGTATTATCAAACATCAAATTGATTTGAATATTGAAAAAAAATTGATTTTTTGAATAGAATATAATTAACACGTAGATACTAATTATACAAAATGGTTAAATCGAACTTATCTATTCGTCATGCAAAAAAATCAGTTAGAGTCCCTTTAACTAATTATGGTCGTTCGCAATGTGCTGACGCAGTTTGGTCTAAGGCAATACCAATAACTGGTAAAAATCCATCGTTGTATCGCATTGACGTTATGAATAAAGTAATTAAGCGAACTAAGCTTAATGCAATTGGATGCAAATACTCATGGAATATAGATCATATTATTCCGCGCACACGAGGAGGCTCTGATGATATTACCAACTTACAGCCTCTAAATCGCGCTGATAATATTCGCTTTTCAAATAAATTAACTACAAAAAAACCTAACTATAGTCATCGTTCTCATCACGATGCTTTATTATCTAAACATAATATTGATTCTATACAAACTAAACCGATTTTATGTGTAGGTCAAACCGTTTATGTACGACAGTCGCCTATTGGTAAATTTTGGGCGTTTGCAAAAATTAATAGTATAAATATAGATACCGATACAGTAAATGTTCATTGGATCGATGCTGGATATAACCAAACTATTTTATATGATTCACTACTATTTGATACAAATTATGTAATGTAAAAATCAAACATCAAAAGTATTCATACAATGAACACAGTATTTAATATATTTGCTTTTTTCGGGCGTTAAATCAATATAATCTTCGACAATTTCATGAGAACAATATTTCAATAAAAAAATGTTTAATCTATTAATTAAATCACTGTATTCAGTTGTTTGTCTGGATTCAGGTATAAGACTAAGGCACTTTTTTGCTGAACTAACTGCAATTAATAAATCATTTATTAATTCATCATTATTCATAATATTTTATTTGATATTAACATATTATGTAATTTACGGTTTATTTCACTTTACAAATAATACAATTTATACATTTATACAATTATACATTTATACATACATTGCTAATAAACTTTGATTTTGTGTCTCCTCATTTTTAATAAATATATCAGCGTCCTTTTTACTTACAGTGAATGGAAATTCCACTTTTATATCCATATCTTTTGTAAAAACGTTTTTTTCAGATTTAACCAATCTGAATAAATTCAATTTGGTGTGAATAATTTCAAGACAACGTTTCAAATTACGAACACCATCTTCGCTCTTGGTCATTGATTGGTTTGTAATAATATACTCTAATGTCTCTGTTGGGATGATTACTTCTCCCTCTTTAAAACTTACTTGTTCGCGAATCTTTGGTAATAGATAATTATTGGCGATTGTAATCTTTTCTTTTGTGTTGTATCCTTTTGTTTGAATGCGATACATACGATCTTTTAAAATTGTATTAACTTTCGATTCATCATTATAACTGAATATAAATAAACATTTACTCAAATCGAAGTTAACGTCTGAGAAATATTTATCGTGAAATTCAGAATTTTGGGTTGTATCCGTTAAATGTGTTAGAATTCCGATAATTTCTTGACCGCGCGGAGTATCACTAATTTTATCCAATTCGTCAAAATATATTACAGGATTCATGCATTTGCTTTCAATTAAAATTTGAACTATCTTACCCCAACTACTTCCCTCATAAGTATATGAATGGCCTTCTAAGAAACTACTATCACTTGCACCACCCAATGCAATGAACGCAAACTCTCTACCTAATATTTTACTTATACCTTCTTTAACTAATGTAGTTTTACCAGTTCCCATTGGACCCTTGATCGCAATCGCTGTCCCCATTGCAGATGGATTCGCTATCCATTGACCAACCATTTGCATAATTTGCATTTTGGCATCATTTAATCCAAATGCGCAATTATCCAGTGTGCCCATCGCATTTTCCATGAAATTATGACAATGGTCTAATCCATCGGATAATTTAACATCCAGTGCTTTATACTTTCCAAATGGAATGCGCATAAATGTATCTACCCAATTCTTTATTTTATAATACTCTGAATCACTTGGATCCATTGATTTCAACATATTAAGCTTTTGCATTACAGTAGCTTTGTATTTTGTAGGAATTTGTGATTCCAATAATGCTACTCTATATGGTTTGTCGATTTGAATATGACTATTGATTTCTTTCAAATCATTCATTATTTTTAATTGTTCCTTATTTGAAAGATTTTTCTTGAAATAATCAATTTCACTTGTAAATTTATTTTTTTGTGCATTTATTAACTTATGATATTCTTTTGTATTTTTAGTTCGTGTCTTTTTAATCAGTTTTTGAATGGACTCTTTACATTTATCCAGCGATTTTAATAACATTTTACTCTTAGGCTTCTTTTGCAATTTATCAGTTAAATACTTTTTCATATCAACTAAATCAGCATATTCACTCTCAAACTTTGCTCGGGTTTCATCATCTTCACTGTTTTCTGTTTTATTTTTATCTGAATTATCTTTTTTTGATTTTGACTTTTTGTTTTTGTATTTTTTATCGTCATTCGAAACTTTGTTATCATTATTAACATCTTCTGGTATTTCTAATTGAACATATGTTTCTTTCATAAATGTTTTTTCATCATCACTATCACATTCTTCGTTTTCATCTTCCAATGCAGCCTCTTCATTTTCTTCGTCTTCATCAAACTCTCCTCCGAACCCAAATATAATATTAATATTTTTACCGTCTTCATCTTCGTCCTCTTCTTCGTCCTCTTCCTCTTCGTCCTCTTCTTCTTCGTCCTCTTCAGAATCATCCTCTTCTTCATATCTCTTTTTATTCATTTTTTTTGTTTTTTTATTCTTATCTTTTTTACTGGATTTACTCTTCTTTTTACTTTGCAATTCTTCATCTCTTTTAACTTTATCCTTTATATATTTGGATGGAAATAATTTCGATGCTAATTTTCTAACTTGTTGCGGTGTAATATCTTCGTCTTCATCGTCTTCTGAATCATCTTCATCTTCGTATTTTGATTTACGATTTGATTTATGTTTAGAATTACTACGTTTTGATTTACGAGGAGGATGATACGAAGAATCAGTTGTTTCTTCTTCCTCTTCTTCAGTTTCACTTACAGTTTCATATTCAGACTCTTCTTCTTCTTCCTCTTCGCTGTCAAGTTCATCAATAGTTTCAGATTCTGAATTTGAACTATCATCGGAATCGGAATCTTTGGTTTTTCTTAACTTTGTTTTGTTTGAAACAGAAGTCTTGGTTGAGTTTTTGTTGTTGAAACGTGCCATTGTTAAATTCGAGTTGTAGTTAAACGAGGTTGTATATTCAAATATAAAATTTTATTTATTATATTTCATTTATAAATTATTTAGAATCAATTTTTCTATAAAACAACTTAAAGTTTATTTTGATTTTTAGTATAATAAAAATGGATATTACAAAAATGAGTTTACACGATTTAATTGTTAATGATATGACTGATAAAAATACCACACATTCATATCTTGATGCATATGAAAGATTATTTAATCATTTAAGACATAAAGCTAAAAATGTCTTAGAGATTGGTATATATAATGGCGGAAGTATGAAATTATGGTTCGATTATTTCCAAAATGCAACTATTTATGGCGTTGATATCAACGATGAAAATTGTATATGGCATGATGTTAAAGGTCGAGACAGGATTAAATTATTAACCAGTTGCGATGGGTATGAACCTACTTTTTTCCTTAACAATTTTGTAGCAAAAAATATTCGTTTTGATGCAATTGTTGATGATGGACCACATACATTAGAATCAATGAAAACATTTATTTTATATTATTCTTCATTATTAACAGAAGATGGTGTATTAGTAATTGAAGATGTTCAAAACATTGAATGGGTAAATGAATTAAAAGAAATTGTTCCTGAAAATTTAAAACAATATATTGAAGTATATGATTTAAGAAATGTTAAAAATAGATATGATGATATTATGTTTGTAATAAATAAAAACAAAACATTTCAAAATGGTATTTTAACATATGTTTTTTAGATTTTTCAAAAAAAATTGAAACAGAATAAAACAGAATAATATAATATAAACAAATAATATATTATATTATAGCCATGTCCAAAACCAAAATGAGCGATAACAAGGTTTCATCCAAAATTATCGGTATTCAATTTAGTATATTATCGCCTGAAGAAATTCGTAAAAATTCAGTAGTTGAAGTTACTTCACGCGATACTTATAGTAATAACAAGCCTGTAATTGGTGGATTATTTGATCCACGTATGGGTGTATTGGAACCAGGTACAATTTGTCCTACAGACGGAAACACATATATTGATACTCCTGGATATTTTGGACATATTGAATTAGCACGTCCTGTATTCTTTATGCAACATATAAAAGAAATTATGAAGGTATCAAAATGTGTTTGTTTTAAATGTAGTCGTTTATTAATTAATAAAACTAAACATATACATGCACTTGCAATGAAATCAGAAGATCGTTGGGATTATGTATCAAAATTAGCCGCTAAAGTTAAACGTTGCGGTGAACAAACCGATGATGGGTGTGGATGCAAACAACCTGATAAAATTAAATTGGAAGAAATGGCATCAATCTATGCTATTTGGGAAAATATTGAGACTGAAACTGGAGAAAACAAAAAAGTTAATATTAGACTTACTCCTGAAATTATATTAAAAAATTTTAGAAGAATAAGTGATGAAGATGTTAATTTTATGGGATTCAGTCCAGTATGGTCAAGACCAGATTGGTTTATATGTCAAGTTTTGCCCGTTCCTCCTCCTGCAGTTCGTCCTTCGGTTAAACATGATGCACAGCAAAGAAGTGAAGATGATTTAACACATATTTACATTAATATTATAAAGACAAATAAAGATTTACAAGAAAAAATCGATGCAAATGCTTCTGCAAATGTAATCGATGGATTATCCCGTTTATTACAATATTTTGTAGCAATGATTGTTAATAATAAAACCAAGGGTGCTGCACCATTAGCCCAGCGTTCAGGAAGACCATATCAATGTATTATGGGCCGTTTAAATAGTAAAAATGGTCGTATTCGTGGTAATTTAATGGGGAAACGTGTTGATTTTAGTGCTCGTTCTGTAATTACAGGCGACCCTAATTTATCAATTCGACAACTCGGTGTTCCAATGAAAATTGCAAAAAATATTACAAAACCAATTGTTGTTAATGATCGAAATCGTGATTATTTAATGAAATTAGTGCAAAATGGTCCAGATGTATATCCCGGCGCCAAGATATTGGAAAAGAAGAATGGAGAAAGTGTATCATTACGATATGTTGACCGTAATTCGATTCGTCTAGAAAATGGCGACATTGTTCATCGTCATATGTTAGACGGTGATGCGGTTCTTTTCAATCGTCAACCCAGTTTGCATAGAATGTCTATGATGTGTCATATTGTTAAGATCATGAAACAAGGTGATACATTTAGGATGAATGTTGGAGACACCCGTCCGTATAATGCGGATTTCGATAAACTCTCTGTCGAAAACAGGAGGCGTTAAAAGCGTGCTACCTCCTAGTAAATAAATCAATAAATTTAGAGGAAATAAAAACATTTAGAAAAAATTTAATTTATCCATATAATTTAAAATGGTAGAAGATACAAACCCAATAAATGTCGCTCAAAAATGTTGTTCGAAATGTAATGAATTTAAACCATTCGATAGAATAGTTAAAAACAGAAATATTTGCAAAGATTGTTGCAACTTAAGAAAGAAGGAAAAGTATAATTCAATTATAATAACAAGTAATACAAGTAAAATATGTAATACCTGTAATCAATCCAAACCACAAACTAGTTTTTTGAAAAATCGTAATATTTGTTTGAACTGTAATAACGAAAAGCGTCGAAATAGATATGACTTAAACGAAGAACATCGTTTAAAAACTATTAAAAGCGCTACACAATTCAAACAACAAAAATCAGAACAACGTAGAAAACAAAAACTAGAAGAGATTGGTGATGGAAATAAAAAATGCAGTAGTTGTTCTATAATTAAAACATCTGACCGGTTTAGATATAATCGGTTAAAATGTAAAGATTGCGAACGAGATGAACCTATTGAAAAATTCAAGCGAAATGTAAGAAATCGTATATATATAGCATTAAATCAAAAGAAACAAATGCATACGATTAAATACCTTGGATGCACTTCATCGGAGTATCTTAAATGGATCTTAACATATGACGAACGTTATAACTTAGATAACCGGAGAAAGGAATGGCATATAGACCATGTGATTCCTTTGTCAAAATTTAATTTAGAAAATAAAGAAGAACACCTTATTGCATTTAATTGGAGAAATACTATGCCTTTATCGATAACAGAAAATCTATCGAAAAATAAAAAAATAATACAATCACAAATCGAACAACATTTAAGATATTTAAAGGAATACCATTTAAAAAATAACTTAGAAATACCTCTAAAATTTATTGATTTATTTGCAAAACACCTTGATGCGGGAAACCCCTTAGAGCCTTCACTACCACTCACTACAGGAAACTTATGTGAGGAACTCGGTTAATAACCGAACCCAATGGTAATAATGTGAAGGATTGGGCAATCCGCAGTGCTACTGTCTAACTCCGCTATGGTAGGATATGACAGGCATTCAGAGACTGAACGGGTGTTGGTGAACTATGACGGATTAGCCATCCTGAGTTTGCTTAAGATACAGTCCGACCCATTAGGAAACTATTGGGATTCGTCGGGAGACGAGATGAATATGCATATGCCACAAAATGTATTAGCCGAAACAGAATTGAGATACTTAGCTGCAATTCCATATCAGATTGTAAGTCCTGCAGCAAATGCGCCTATTATTGGTATCTATCAAGATTCGTTATTGGGTTCTTACAGATTCACGCGAGCAAATGTTAATTTAACACCAAGAGATGCAATGAACTTGTTAATGATGTATTCAAATGTAAATACAAAAGCGATTCGCGATGCTGGGAAAAATGTTTCAAGTTTTGAAGTTCTTTCCCAAATTACGCCTCCAATCACCCTTTCATATACAACTAATCTATATGACAATAAAGAAGATTACGAAAATTCCAATAATGTATTAGAAATTCGTAATGGTAAATACATTCGAGGTCAAATTGAAAAAAAAGTATTAGCTGCTACTACAAAAGGTGTTCTCCATAGAATATTCAATGATTACGGACATATGGCTTGTTCTAATTATATTGATGACCTACAAAATGTTATCACTGAGTACATGAAAACAAGTTCTTTTAGTGTAGGTATTAGTGATTTGATTGCCGATAAAAATACACAACAAAGTATTGTTCAAGCAATTACTGGACAAAAATTAGAAGTGCAATCTTTAATCGACAAAGTTCATTTGGGTATTTTTGAGAATAATACTGCAAATTCGAACTCAACTGAATTTGAAATTCAAGTGAATAAATTATTAAATAAAGCTATGGATGAATCTGGTAAAATTGCTCGTGGAAGTTTGAGTCGTGATAACCGCTTCTTAATGATTGTTAATTCTGGTTCAAAGGGTAATATGCTTAATATATCACAAATGATTTCCGGTCTTGGACAACAAAACGTTGATGGTAAGCGTATTCCCTATGGTTTTGATAATAGAACACTTCCACATTTCAACAAATATGACGATAGTCCAAATGCGCGTGGATTTGTTGAAAATTCATACATTTCCGGATTAACTGCCCCAGAGTTATTCTTTCATGCAATGGGTGGTCGTATTGGTCTTATTGATACTGCTGTTAAAACTTCCCAAACTGGGTATATTCAACGTAGATTAATTAAAGGTCTTGAAGATTTAAAAGTCGAGTATGATATGACAGTTCGCAATAACAAAGGTAAAATCGTTCAGTTTGCATATGGTGATGATGGAATTGATACAACCCGGGTTGAGAATCAAGTTGTACCGATTGTAGGTATGAATTTAGAAGAGATTTATATGCATTATGATATTATTGGATTAAATGATTATGATAAGGATTTGTTAAGTATTTACAGCAAAGGTACTGTAGCCAGAATGAAGAAACAACGCGAAGAAACTCGTGCTATGTGTAAAAAAAATATAAATAAAATGATTGAATATAGAGAGAAAATCGTTAAGTCTGTTTTTAAAAACAAAGATGACAATACAGTTAAAATTCCTGTATCATTCCCAAATAATATCGCTAATATTCAAGGTCAATTGAGTTTAAGTGCAAATTCTGTTGTAGATATAACACCATTAGAAGCATTCCAATTAATTGAAGAATATTATAGACGACTTGAAACAATAGAATACGTTAAACCAAATAAATTATTTGAAATTCTGTATTATTATTATTTATCACCAAAGGATTTGTTAGTTAATAAACGTTTTCATAGAAAAGCCTTGATTTTACTATTAGAAACAGTTATTCTTAAATATAAACAATCGATTGTTCATCCAGGAGAAATGGTTGGTGTAATTGCCGGCCAAAGTATTGGCGAACCTACTACACAAATGACATTGAATACCTTTCACTTGGCAGGTGTAGCCAGTAAATCTAATGTTACTCGCGGTGTTCCACGTATAGAAGAGTTATTACGTCTTACAAAAAATCCAAAAAGTCCATCTTTAACTATCCATCTGAAATCACTCGATGAACGCGATAAAGATAAAGCTGCCAAATATGCTAATATGATTGAATATACTAAATTGGTCGATGTAGTTAAATCAATTCAAATATGTTTTGATCCAAATGAGCGCAGTACTTTTATTGAAGATGATCGTATTCTATTAGAACAATATTATGAATTTGAAGATATGTTAGAAGAATGTATTAATCAACAAAACGAAAGTGCTAGTTCAAAATCAAAATGGATTATTCGTATGGAGATGGATGCCGAAGTTATGTTAGATAAAAATATAACTATGGATGACATTCATTTTGCAATTAAAAATAGTTCAAATGGAGATAATATTGGTTGCATATTTGCAGATTATAATCAAGACAAATTGATATTCAGAATTCGTGTATTAAATGAAGGTGGTAAAAAGAAACGTATTGCAAATACATTGGATCAATCTGATGAAATTTATATGCTTAAAAATTTCCAAGATGCATTATTGGAAAATGTTGTTTTGCGTGGTGTTAATAAGATTGAAAAAGTATTACCACGTAAATTACAAAATATGGTTGTTCAAGAAGAAGGTAAATTTGTAAGAAAGGATACTTGGATATTAGATACAACAGGAACCAATTTATTGGATGCACTCGGTCTGGATTATATTGATTATGAAAGAACATATAGTAATGATATCCGTGAAATATATGACGTTTTAGGTATAGAAGCCGCCAGACAAACACTATACAATGAAATTGTTGAAGTTATGGAAAGTAGTGATGCCTATATTAATTACCATCATTTGAGTTTATTATGTGATAGAATGACTATGAATAAAGATATGGTTCCAATATTTAGATCAGGATTATTGAATGATGATATCGGACCAATTGCCAAAGCTACATTTGAAGTTCATACAGAGGTCTTATTAAATGCAGCCAGACATGCAGATTTTGATCAAATGCGAGGTGTATCTGCAAGTGTAATGTGCGGACAATATGGTAATTATGGTACTGGTTCTTTTGGATTAGTATTAGATATGAATGAAATGAATAAATTAGATGATAAACCAATACAAAAGACAAATACAATTGAAGAAATGTTTGGCGTAGCACAAGAAACTGTATACGGAAATTGTTCCAAGAATAACATTGAAATTAAAAACAATATTTCCAATATAAAACAAGGTGATGCTACAGTATGCGATGATGATTATAATATGGGGTTCTAATTAAAAATATAAAAATACAATAAAAAAATTATATAAAATATTTTTTATTGTATATGCGCCGATTAATTCTCTATAGAATTGCGGTCAATTACTGTTTCTTTTGAAATTATTCTTATTACTTTTGGATAATATGTATCGCGTTCATATCCAGCTAATGTATTTTTTGACATAACAATACATTTGTCCGAAAATTCTGAATTAATGTCTTGATAATCCGGGTTAGATTGTTTCCATTCATTTAATACACCAATACTTTTATAACTGATATCACGTATTGCTGTACTTAATTTATCCGCTGAATTTTCTTTTGACCATTTATCATCACATCTTACATAAACCGTTTCGCGTTTTAGATCAGTACAATGTATTGGACGTTCGTAAATACTTAATTGTTTTAAATTGTCTAAAATAATCTTAGAAATACCATTCACAAATCCTAATTGAGCATTGTTCTCCAAATCTTCATGAGATACTTCTATGTTTTCTATAAATTCCGGTAAATTAATGGCATCCTTGCATTGTTCATTTAAAAATACGTTAATGTTAAATTTTTGGTTGTTATTTATTAAATTTCCGTTTATATTATTTGTCATTGTAGCATTTGTTATCGACGTTGTTTTTGTAATTTCAACTAATTTGTTCATAATGTCATTTTGTTCTTTGGATTGATCAATTAAGAAATTTCGCAAATCTTGGTTTTCAGTTAAAAGCTTATTAATTATTTCAATGTAATCAGTAGTAGCTCCCGTAGTTGAATTTTTATGTGTTTCGTTATTCTTTATGGTTAAAGTTGTATTTTTTTGAGAACTACTGTCATGTTCGCAACTATGTATCGTATAGCATTTTTCTGTATGAATACTATACATTGAATATTCTGTAAATTTTTCAAAACAATGGCTGCATTCGTATGTTTCGTTTTTTTCATTATGTTCATTATACTTAACTGTGTGGTTTTTACTAGATATATGTTTGTTATATGCGGATTTCTTGTCAAAATTTAGAGAACATATATTACAGTAAAACGTGGTTTGTTTCTTTATTTGACCACTATTAATGAGATGTTTTTTACTCTCACAGTGTCTTACTAAATCTATATTTTTGTTAAATATCAGATTACATGCATGACAATTAAATTGTTTATTTGGTTTTTTTGTGCAGTTATGTACATTTAATACATGTTTTTTTGTTAGCAAATGCTTATCATAATTTTGTTTTCGAGTTGTTATAAAATTACATATTTCGCAGATGTATCTTTTTTCCGCGGAATTTTGGGATCCAGAATTGTCTAAATGGGATCCATTTTCAACACCAAAAAAAGATACAACTTTTTCATTTTCGTGGTTATCTGTATATTCATCACTGCATTTATCGTTATATAATAAAATAGAATCAGTTCGTGTATCTTTTTTCCGCGGAATTTTGGGATCCATTTACAATAACCCCAGATATTTTGGGCGCCAAAATTCCGCGGAAAAAAGATACATCAAAAAAACATTATGGAAAGGGCCGATTTTTCGATATAAATAATAACTACATAATGCAGCGAAAATTGAAAAGATGCAAAATCTCGTTTTTTCAAAAAATGGCCTTGGAAAAGTATTTTCATAAAATAAAAAATGGACATTTTTAAAATGTCCAATTCCAAAAAAAAACTATTAATAATAGACCCCTACTTTTTAGAGAACCTACAATTTATATTAAATTAAACCTAAATAAAAAGATCCTTACGTTTAATGGTATAATATGTCTGTTTTCGAATCAAATTTAAAAGCCCTCGTGCAAAAGTACGCAAACAATTTTGCTGTTTTAAATATTGCACTCGATCATTCCAACACTGAACTATTAGAACTCTACAGAGAACATGTTAATAAACATAATTTTCAGATATTAAATGATGAATATCCAAATTCTGGGTTTGATGTATTTGTTCCTCAGGACATATTATTTAATGTTCCTTATCAATCCACATTTGTTAATATGGGAATAAAAACATCCATGTTAAATTATGATTCTATCTTAAAAAAAATGGTTCCAACTGGATTTAATGTTCACCCTCGATCAAGTATTTCTAAGACTCCATTAATGCTGGCAAATCATACTGGAATTATTGATATGGGATACAGAGGTTCAATTATCGCTGCGTTAAGATTACTTCCATTGGAAAATGGTACAAAATTTTATACTGTTGAAAAACATACCAGATTAGTACAAATCTGTCATCCATCGCTTTATCCAATTTATGTTAATATAGTGGATGAAAGTGAATTATCTTCTACTTCGAGAGGAGACGGTGGGTTCGGTTCAACTGGATTATAATTTTGGCTTCATATAATATATATTGAGTATGTATAACTCTTTCAATATATATAAAATAAAACTATGTTCAAGAATAACAATATACAAGTATACAAAGGTAAATCATTTATTAAACCATCCACCAATATAAATAGTGTATCTACATCATCTTCAAAAGTTATTGTTTTTGATTTAGATGAAACGATTGGATCATTTGGTGATTTGGATATTCTATGGCGAGGCTTACTTGAGTATACTACTATAAATACTTATTTTGTTTTTAATAATACACAAGAAAATTTTAATGAATTGCTAGAATTATATCCCGAATTTTTGCGTTATGGTATTTTAAATATTTTGGATTTTTTGTATTATAAAAAGGTTAAAGGGGAATGTGATAAAGTATGTATTTATACGAATAATCGATTACAAAAACAATGGACGAATATGATAATACAATATTTGGAAAATAAACAAAATGTTGACGGTTTATTTGATGATTATATATGCGCGTTTAAAATAAATAAACATATAATCGATCCAAGACGCACAACGAATAATAAAACATACAATGAATTAATACGATGTCTATTAGTTCCTAGAAAAACCGAAATTTGCTTTATTGATAATACGCATTACGATAAAATGAAAAATGATAAAGTTTATTACATTCAACCAAAAGCATATTATCATAAAATGAAGACATACGAAATCATCAATCGATTCATTAATTCAAATTTTGTAAATTTTTGTAATACTCCAACGCGTAATATAGTAAAAACAGAGTGTAGTGATTTTTTATATGAATGGTTTATCAAAAATAAAAGTTTAAATACCAGTGTTAAAAGTGAGAATGAAGTCGAAATAGATTTAGCAGTATCAAAACAAATGATGTACCATATTCGAGAATTTTTCTATATGATTACGAAGAAGAATAAAACAGTGAAAAATATAAATTATACTGTAAAATCATTTACTCGAAAGAAAAGGTACTAATTATTGTGTTCTAACATGTATTGATATGTTAATAATATTAATTGTTCATTTATAGTGAATTTTTGAAAAATAACACAATCATCGAATTTTATTTGAATGAATTTATTGGCCGAATTTCTACACAATACATGAGTACCATTATCGAGAAAGGTTATATTCATGACGATTCCACCATTTGTTAATTTTTTATCATTGCAATTTAATCGAATCCAACGTATATGCTTACCTTTATGCAAATCAAATAAATTTTCAACATAACGATATGAAAGTAATTTATCACATATTGTTCTTATATGATCTTTATTAATACCATCAATTGAGTTAATTACATCCATATTTTCTTTGAGAAAATCATCGACTGTTTTATTTTCAAGATAACTTGTTTTATCGCTGTCTAATGTTTTTAATAATACATTTATATCCAGATCCGCTAACAATGAACTATCGGATTGGACGTCTTCGAATATCTGATTTATATCCAAAGAATTCATGGTTGCAGCCGCTTATAATAATAATATAAAATATTTTTATTATAGTTTTTATTGTGTAGTTATTTTTATTGCTGTAATCAGCGGAACCGTATTTTCGTTTGGTTGTATAATAACTTCTGCAAATGGAATAATCGTTTGAATAGCGTTTGTTGGAATCGGTGCAATAGGGCGTGTTTGTTTTTTACAACAACAAGTATCATAACAAAATATTGCGTAAAATATACTTCCAAAAAATCGCGCGACAACTATTATAATGGCTAGTAATAAAATGGCTGCTATTATTTCATGTACAGAACTTGTACTTATATTAAGATACATGTTTTTTTCTATTTTGCAGTTATTTGTATAATATAAATCAATTTTTTGTTATATATGAGCTTTTATTTCTTACAAATTGAACAATATATTCGGTTATACCCAAGTTTGCTAATAAAAACATTGCACTTCCAAAAATAATCACACCATCGAATTCTTTCAATTCATGTTTTCGGAATGGGTTGAAACGTATTATTAAAAATAGACAAATACCGAGTTGAATAAAATTACCCAATAATCGTGTATATTCTTTATTAATGTTAAATAGACCAAAGAATATTAGAAAATACATTAAATACAATATTCCTATAGAAATTAAATAAATTGGTTTTTTAATACTATCTAAAGTTAATTTCATTTTTATATATATTTTGTAGATAATTATACGTTATATAATATGATAAATACGACGACAACAATAATAGGTAAGAAATACAATATAGAACAAGTATTGGGACAAGGTAAATTTGGTATTGTATATAAAGGAAGAAATATAAAAACAGGAGAAGAAGTCGCAATAAAAACCGAAAAACGCGATGTAGATTCTCTTTATAAAATATTGAAATATGAAACCACTATATTAAATCATTTGTCATGTAATGGTTGTAAGAATATACCTTGTGTATATTGGTATGGAATTTATCAAGAATACACGTGTTTAATTATGAGTTATTATTCGTGTAATTTACAACATTACATAAATAACAAAAATATAGATCAAAGTAAATTGAATATGATTATGATAAAATGCATTGATATTTTGGAAAATATTCATAAACATTGGGTTCTCCATCGCGATATTAAACCGCACAATTTTATGATTAACGATGGGGATTTGTATATAATCGATTTTGGGTTATCTGCAATTTATATTGATGAAAATAGCGAACATGTGAAAAAAATCGATTCAGAACATATAATAGGAACACCAAAATATGTAAGCTATTTTACACATTGTGGTGATACTGTATCGAGACGTAATGATTTGATTTCGTTGGGTTATATGTATTTATATTTAACTAATAGAGAACTTCCATGGGACAACGCGAATATGATAGAACATAATGAATCCAATGTATCAGAAACACATTTAACTCATACAAAAAATATATTCAGACGAAGAGAAAAAAAATGGGAAAATATAAGTAAAATCACAACCGATTCTATTTATAATTATTTTAAGTATTGTTATGAATTAGAGTATGATACTAAGCCGAATTATTACATTTTAAAAGAGCTGTTTTTGTGTTAATTTTATAGATCGGGTATTATATCATATGAATCATCTAATACATTTGGTAATGATACGGTGTTAGAGTTAACTAATATACTTACATTAGTTAATGCCAATGAAATTAATAATGATAATACCAAAAATACAATAGATACTATTTTATTCATTGAAATTCCTAAAATGCGTTTCGTGGTTAAAGACTTATTCATTTGTATATACTATACTATATAATGTTATAAGAAAAATGTTTTATAGAAATCAATATAAAAACATAGCACGATGTAATGTATATCAGTAATATGTCTTGTGAGAGGTTAATTGGTAAAGTTAAATGGTTTAATAATAAATCCGGTTTTGGATTCATTACAGTATGTAATGGAGAACAAAAGGGAAACGATATTTTTGCTCACTATTCAGCAATTACTTTATCTGAACAATCACACTATAAGTTCTTAGTCCAAGGTGAATATGTAGAATTTGATTTGGTTAAATCCGATAATGGACAACATGAATATCATTCATCCAATATTACTGGTATGTTAGGCGGAATGTTAATGTGTGAGACACAAAAACTAAATGAACAATTACATCCTACAAGAACTCAATCAAGATTTCGTGAAAATTATGTTCCTCGTTTAGAAAGAACCGATAGTAGACCTGTTGATGTTGCTGCTGCTTCTTCATCTGAAGGATTTACTGAAGTAAGAAAACGTTCAAGAAATTCAAGCAGGGTAGCTACATCATCTCTATAGATAATTCATAATAATATAATCGTAAAACAATTAGTGCTTTGGTAGCTCAGTCGGTAGAGCGCATGGCTGTTAACCATGAGGTCGCAGGTTCAAACCCTGCCTAGAGCGTGTAAAATATGAATATACGATAATTCATATTTTATTTTACACAATTTTTTATTCAAAGTGTTCATTCAGTTTATTATAACTATCTGGATTATTTAATCTACATATTTTATGCGTATCTCCATTTTCTTTTAGATCACAACCAGATACTTTGATACAAACTTCTAAACAATCACTCATTTTTTTTACCCATCTTATACAGTTTTCATTTATAATTCTGTTGTCATCTGTTTTGAAATATACGGTCTTACTATTTTCCATTATAATATATTATATAACTTTTTATAAGTTTTATATTGTTTTTCCATTTCAAATGTTTATCGATTTATATAGTCCCGAATAACATTCTTCGTCATATTCGTACCACAATCTTTTGTGTATTTTATCAAAGTTCTCTTTGGGATAGCGACGAACAAATTGCATTATATCGTTGTTTGCAGAGAATCTAAACCACATGTAATCCATATTGCTCCACCAAAGCTCATTTTTTCTTGCAATTGAATTTTCAATAATATCCTCTTTATTTGGTATAACCCGAATAGAAGGAATATAATTGAAGGTTACGTGTTTAATTTTATAGGATGGTATTTGGGATAACTCAATATTGTCTTCAAAATCAAATTGGTACTCGATATCACATACCATTTCGTCCATTATTTCTTCAATTGATCGTTGATATTGCATTAAGTTTATAGTATAGTATAGTATAGTATAGTTTCTATAACTTATAGTATATTTATAGTTTATCAATTTTTGTTAAATACTCTAAATATTTGTATTGTAAAAATGAAAAAAATTGATTTAAAAATAGATAATTGCTGAATAATGCATCAAACATAATACAAAATGAGATATACTTATTACCAGGTGTTTGTGGATATTGTAGTTTTAATGTGTCAATTTACTTTTATCATATTCATATTTATGCTATATTTTGCATTAATCTATAGTAGGTATACAACTGGATACTATATTAACAAAATTGAATAAAAATGAATAAAAAATAAACAAAAAACAAAATACAAAAATAAACCTAATGATTATATAGTATATAGTTTAGAGTACATGTTTTTTATTTCAAAAGATGAATTTTTAAAACTATTTCATAAACAAAAATCAGGAACATTTGCTGAGTTTTTAAAAAATGCAACAGTGAAAAGAGGCAAAACATTGGTTCCATTGGTTGATTATATGAAATCGAATAACGTATCAACGAAAAATATCAAAGAGCTGTTTCATCACATAGTTAATCGTTCAGAATATTTGGAAAGATTTTATGACGTATCAATGAAATTACCAGACGAATTAACCATATCACATATACCAATGAAAAACAAAAACATGGATAATAATTCCCTTGTTGTTTACAAAAATGTAATCCGAAACATGTTTTATAAAGACATTTTGCGAAATACAAAATCGGGGTTTGAAAATACACCCTCTTTTTTAATTGTTTTAGAAGATTTGTTTATACGTGAAATTATTGACTATAAATTGCTTACACCGAGTGCATTGCACTATATGAATCTTGGTAGATTGGGTAGCGTTTTTTCTTCATTCTATTTTCGCGCATCGATCATGAACCCATATTTAGTATATTCACTGAATGAATCTGTGTTAAAAGGTGGTAGTATTTTTACACCGACAATGGGATGGGGGTCTTATTGTTATGGATTTTTAGAATGTTCTAGTGTCTATGAATATGTAGGTACGGATGTAATTCCTAACGTATGCAATAAAACGAAAAAATTTGCAAGCCAATTTTATCCGAATAAACTAGTAGATATTTACCAAGAACCATCGGAACAATTGGCCAAAAATCAGGTGTTTAAAAATAAATATAAAAACCATTTTGACGTTGTATTTTTTAGTCCGCCTTACTATCGATTAGAACTATATCCTGGTAAAGAACAAAGTACTACTCAGTATAAAACATATGAAGAATGGTTAGACAAATATTGGGAAGCTACAATTAAATTGTGCTATTTTGTGTTGAAACCAGGAGGAAAAATGTGTTATATTTTGTCTGGATATGGTTCAGAAAATACAGGGAATGTATATGATTTATTAAAAGATATGAATAAAGTATCCGCCAAATATTTTATATTAAAAAGTTCGCAGCCGATGTATAATAAAAATGTGAATTCAACCAGTCATCGCGAAACCAATGAAAAAATAATGGTTTATGTTAAGTAATTCGATTCGATTTATGTATATATTAATATTTTATTTGTAATAATATATATAATAGCATTTATATAATAACTATCATTTAGATGCCAATACATACAAAGAAAGCGGCTATTAGAAATCGTGAAGTATTTTTTAATAATCAGATTTCCAATGTATTTGTGAATAATGGTGGTACAGTATCGATAAACCCAGATGCAATACCAAAATATGAATCAAAAACTGCTACTACGTCATTGGCAGTTTCTGGAACTTATCGCATACCTTTAGTATCGTCTACCAGCGGTAATCAAGCGTTGAATACAAGCGCGAGTTTACTGTATAATACGAATACAAATACACTAACAGTACCAAATTTAACTACAACTTATTTACCTCAATGTTCTCAAGTTCCAACAGAAACAAACCAGTTAGTAAATAAGGCATATTTAGACCAATACGTTGGTAGTTATAATCAACTATGGATATATGATGATTGGTTGACTGGGGATGTAAGTGGAAGTTTAAATTGGTCTTTTGTCAACAATTCTGCAAACCAGTCATCTTTTTACATAATACCATCAGAACCTGGACATGCTGGTATAGTTCGTCTAAGACGAGGTAGAGATGGATTTCCATATATTAAATTATATGATAATAATATAAGTTTTTATTCAACAACGATAAAATGTGTACGTTTTATGGTTAGACCATTTCCATATGAGATAAATAGTAATAGTATTGCTAGTGCAGATGTCAGATTGTATCTAGGACGGACTAGTAGTAATAATCCGACAACTACTGACGTTGCTTATTGGCACTTTAATGGTGGTAGCGGGCTGACTGACATAAATGCTGATAAAAACTGGTCATGTACTGTAGGTAGTGAAACTTATAATTATAACAAAGGCACTCTGGCAAACAAATGGGTTTTATTTGAAATAGAATTCAACCAACAAATACCAAGTTTCTATATTACAGTTATGGGAGAAACGTCGCGAACTAAAGTTGGAAATTTTACAACTATAATTTCAAGCATTGCAAAATTAGATTTATACATATTTTGCCGTCGGTATAGTAATCCCGATGGACAACCACCAGCCATTGATATCGATTATGTAGATATTACGTATAACAAAATATAATTTTTGCATAAAGTTATATATAATATTTTTATTTATAATAATATATATAATAAATAACATTTAGATGTCAATACATAGAAAAAAATCTGCTGTTATAAATAGTCAAGTACGAGTTAATAACCAAATTTCGCAAGTATTTATACCAAATAGTGCTGCATCAGTAGCATCAATCAATATCAATAATATTCCAATAATACCGGTTAATAATACCAATATAATATCGACAAAATATGCAACTATTAGCGACATACGTGTTGCATATGATATTGGACAAAATTGGCAAAGTGCGATAAGCGGTGTTCTTAATAATACTTGGTTAGAAGTTTGTTGGGCGGCTGAATTAGGATTGTTTTGTGCTGTATCGAGCTCTGGTACAGCTAACGAACGGGTGATGATAAGTAATGATGGATTGACTTGGCGAAATGCGACTAGCGGGGTTCATGATACAACCGGATGGGAGGCCGTATGCTGGTCGCGCGAATTAGGTTTATTTTGTGCGGTAGGAACCACTACAACAACGGATGTGAGTGGAATAATGATAAGTAGCGACGGTATTACTTGGACTAATGCTACTAGTTATAGTGGCGATCCTGGAAAACCATGGCGCGGAGTATGTTGGGCTGCTGAATTGGGAAGATTTTGTGCAGTATCAAGTCATGGCACTGTTATGGTAAGTACAAATGGTATAGTTTGGATACAAAGCGCTTCGACCAGTAATATATTTACAGGAATATGTTGGTCTCCAGAAGTAGGTATATTTTGTGCAACTGGTAATAATTATACTCAGGGTTATACTTCTTTTATGATAAGTAGAGATGGATACAATTGGACTGGAGTGGGAGGCGCTAATCCGGTAACTGGTAATTACAGAACAGTATGTTGGTCGTCAGAATTAGGTTTATTTTGTACATGCGCTAATCGCGTTGTAGGAATAAGCAGAGATGGATTCAATTGGACATATACTACAACCGGTGTTATTGCAGATCGCACTTGGAATTCGGTGTGTTGGGCTCCTGAAATAGGATTATTTTGTGCAGTAGCGGATAATAGTAATGGGTCTCAAGTTGATCGTGTAATTGTAAGTAGCGATGGATTGAATTGGCGCTATGCATTAAGTGGTGTTATTAACAGTGGATTGGGATCAGTATGTTGGTCGCCGGAGTTATCTGTATTTTGCGTCGTCGGATATAGTGGACCTGCAAATCAACGTGCAATGATTACAAATCAATCATATATAGCAAATCTGAATGACTATAATAATTATATACCATTAGTATCATCAAACGGAACACCTGAAATAAAAACGAACACGAGTATATCATATAATATAAATAAGAATACTCTGAATTTAGTAAACTTATCTACAGCAAATTTACCAACGTGTAGTGCTGTTCCGGTAAATTCGAATGATTTAATCAATAAAGCATACTTAAATAGTTTTGTTGGTGATTATACCCAGGGATGGATTTATGACGATTGGATAACTGGAGATGCAAGTGGTAGTTTGAATTGGAATATAGATAACCCGGCAAATGCTAGTATAATCGCATCTGATGCTTCAGGACATATTGGCATATTAACATTAAATGGTCCAATAACACTAACCTTATCTATAGGTAATGTTTTTAATTATTCAAATATAAAATCTGTAAAATTTATAGTAAAACCTTTTTCTAATGTATACGCTGGTAATGGGTTTGTATTTATTGGATTATCAATCGATTATAATGCTATAACTGGTCATTCTGTTGGATTTTATAAAGAACAAGGTAGCGGTTGGTTTTATGTAATGAATAATGCAAAAATTACTACAAATGTATATTATATATTACCACTTGAAACACAAAAAAAATGGATTTTATTTGAAATAGAGATTACTAACAATATACCCACTTTTTATATAACAATACAAGGTGAAACCGGTAGAATATTAACGTGTGCACCAGGATATCCTATTACAAGTACACCATCAGTTAAACCAGTAATACGAAATACAAATGGTATGATAGATGTAGACTATATTGATTTAAAATATTCAGGAATTACAAGAGCATAGTGTTAATTCGGATTGCGGTTATATAGAATATTTTAATATAATTATATTCTATATAAATGTCAAATTTCACAAGTAAAAAAACAAAAACTATCAATTCGAATTCTTTAATAAAAAACCAAATATCAAATATATTACAACCAGTTAATGGAATTATAGCAATTACACAACCAACCAATAAAATATTAACACAAAATGCAGTATCGTCAAAATATTATATTCCATTGTTAGAAAAAATAACTGGCGAACAAAGTATAACCGCACGAGTTCCATTATCATTTAACGGTACGAAAAATACTTTATCTGTACCAAATTTAACTATAACTAATTTACCTACTTGTAGTGTAGATGCGAGTAATTCAAGTGATTTAGTAAATAAATCATATGCAAATACATATGCATATTTTGATTTATCTGCTGGTGATAGATGGTATTGTGAAGATTGGATTACTGGTAGAACAAAAGGGAAATTCAATTGGGATTTATCAGCGAATAATGGAAATACTACAACTCAAATATTTATGTTTGATTCATGTGCAAATTTTATTGGAAAACATATTGGAGTATTAGCTTTATTGTCTGGAGGTAATGCTAGTGGTTTTAAATCAGTTTGTTTGCCTGTTAATTATGATACATCTAAATTAAAATCAATTCGTTCTATTGTTTGTTTTGCTACTGGACGTAATGTAGATTTTAGAATAGGATTTTTTGATACAACTGTAGCTTCAAATAGTACGAACAATATTAGTTTCAGAATTGTAAATGTTGCCGCGAATGATGGTAATATGAATATATGGGCGATTAAAAATAATCCGCTAGTATCGTTAAACACATTCACATCATCTTTAATTGCAGGTCGTTGGGTTTTATTAGAAATAACTAAATATTCAAATAATATATCATATTCAGTTAAAGATTTGACTTCTGATATAACTTATGCAACTTATTCAACAACTATATCTTCAAATTTCAATGGATATATAACAATGTACTTCCAGTCAGGTACTGCAACCTCGAATTCCAGATATGCCTATATCGATTACATCGATTGGGTAGTCGCCTCATAATTTATCAACCATATCCATGTATTTAAATCCAGCACGATTACTCATACTTACATATCGTTCTGGATCTGTTTTACGAATCTTGGATAATTCATTTATTTTAGGTACAATTTGATTATCCCATACTTCAGAACTATTTAATAACGTACTACTTTGTGTAATAAGAATAAAAATATTTTCTGTAATTTCTTCGACTTCGTTGGTTTTATTGTGTTCTTGTGCTTTTTGTGATACATTTTCAAATAAATACATAATAAGATTCAAAACAAGTTCATTATTAATTACCTTAACCTTTGTAAGATTCACTATAAATGTAATCATTGCTTTGCGTAAATCATTCGTTTTCGTATATTTACAATAACCATCATAATCAACATTTGGGTCAACCGCACAAATATTGTTTAACGATTCTTTGTAATTTTCGATCAAATTTTCTAACTTATCATTAAAAACAGAAAACTCCGTTATTAATTCTTTGTATAATTCAGCATATATTTCAGAATAAAATTTATTGGAACTTGCAATATCGAAAATAATCTGTGCAATTTTATTTAAATCATCGTCCTTCTCTTTACTTTCAGTAATAGTCTGATGGATCAACTGAATGATTATCGTTTTTTGTGTATCGACATTTTTATTAGATAGTTTATTTAGTGCTGCTCGAATTTCGCTAATCTGTTTTTCAGTCCCTTCCTTAACTTCGATTTTGGTAGCTTTAAAAACAGTTCGTACATTTTTCCAATCTTCACTTTCAGGAATATCTTTTTGAAATTGTTTCATGTTGCGTCTTTTTTCAGGGAATCTATCGCTACTACCACCCCCACTGCGAATATCAGGTTTTAAAACATTTCGTTTGATCGGTTCAGTTGGTTGAGGAAGAGTAGCGATATATTCTGTAGCGTTATTATCTAACTCTTTAATTATATTGTAAATATCCGGGGTTAAATCATATTGAAAACCATTTGCAACAATTTTATTAAAAAAATCGACATTATAATATTTGGTTGACATTTTGTTTGGTTAATATAATAACAGAATAATATTTATATTATTTATTAATATAAATATATCACCGTATTAGTTTATATCTAAAATGAATGATACGCATATTATAGAAAATATAACAGATACACCAGATATTAAAGAAATCACGGAAATCACAGATTGGGAATCACTAAATTTAACAGACGATTTATTGCGCGGAATTTATCGATATGGATTCGAAAAACCAACACCAATTCAATCCACTTCTATTTTACCGATAATTGAAAACAAAGATGTAATTGCACAAGCCCGTTCAGGAACTGGTAAAACCGGTTCTTTTACTATTGGTTCATTACAAAAAATCGATATTTCTAAAAAAACGACTCAAGTATTGATACTTGCTCCTACACATGAATTGGTAAAACAGATCAGTACTGTAGTATCCAATCTAGGGAATGCAATGGAAGGATTATTAGTAAAAACATTGGTTGGTGGAACATCAGTTATGGACGATTCATTGGAATTGAGAAACAATCCACCACATGTAATTGTAGGTACTCCAGGTAGAGTGTATGATATGATACGTCGTAAAAATATTCGCATGAATACTATAAAGCTATTTGTATTAGATGAAGCCGATGAAATGTTATCAAAAGGCTTTAAAGAACAAATATATGAAATATTTAAAAATTTTAATGAAGAAATCCAAGTCGCAATTTTTAGTGCTACTATGCCAGAAGACGTATTAACTTTAACAAATAAATTCATGAGAGATCCTGTGAAGATTATATTAAAACCAGAAGAGTTAACTCTGGAATGCATCCAACAATATTTTGTAGCATTGCCAAGCGATAATGATAAATTTGAAACATTGAAAGATTTGTTCTCATTTTTAGAGATTTCTCAATGTATAATTTATGTTAATACTATCAAACGTGTTAATGACTTGTATGAAGCCATGAAAAAGGAAGGATTTCCAGTTTGTTATATTCATAGTTCTATGGATAAGTCAGAACGAGATAAAACATTTCAACAATTTCGAACGGGGTCATCTCGCGTCTTGATCTCGTCTGGTATAACAGCAAGAGGTATTGATGTACAACAAGTAAGTGTGGTCATCAATTTCGATATTACACGCGATGTTCATACTTATTTACACGCAATTGGTAGATCCGGTCGATACGGTAGAAAAGGTTTAGCTATTAATTTTGTAACAAGACACGATTTGGATCAAATGCGTAAAATAGAACGTCATTATGGTATTTCAATCAAAGAATTGCCGAAAGATGTAAGGAGTTTAATATAAGATACAATTCGTTCATAATGGATATATTAAATATAAAAAAAATGTAAAATGTTCTCCATCAATATGAATAATATTTTACAAGCAAAGGTTTTTACTCAAACTCCAACTAATACGGAAAAAGATACAAGTAAAAAATCAATTTATTCTGAGTTTAATTTACCGATAACATATTTAGATGATAACTATAAACATGCGTTATCTGAAGTAGTAAGTTCTGATTTAGAATTGAAATCGACAGATGCTACTATGTACGAACATTTGTTAAAACCAAAACACAAATTTGCTACAGATATGATATCAAATTGGAATAAAGAATTTACTACAAATATTGAATTCTTAAATGATTCACAAAAAGTTCTTAAAAATATGCCAAATTATTTGGATAATATGCGTAAATCAAAGATGGACGAATTAAACTATAAAGTGGACTGCGATCATATTATGCAAATATGGAAAGATACAAAAGAAGACCCGAATTTCCTAGAAAAATATTCTTATATGGATTGGGATATGTTTAAACATTTGAATCATTCTCCTACCTTTTTACAATCGTTAAGTATTATCAACATGACTTCTCCGTTATTAAGTTTTATCATTCCATTTATTTTTTTAATTTTTCCATTTGTTTTATTAAAAATACAGCGTATTCCTATTACATTTTCGGTTTATCTGAAAGTTCTCAGAGACATTGCCAAACATCATTTTATAGGAAAAACAATTGCAAATATTCAATCGTTAAGTTGGGATAAACTAATCTACGTTTTATTTACAGCAGGATTGTACTTTTTACAAATCTATCAAAACATAAATCAATGTATTCGATTCTATACAAATATAAATAAGATCAATGCACATTTATGTCATATTCGTGATTATTTAAAATATTCTATTGCAAGTATGGAGAACTTTGTATCTATAAATGAACATATTCCACATTACAACGAATTTTGTAAAAAAACGCGAGAACATTCTACGAAATTATCTTATTTATACAAAGAAGTGGAAAATATTAAACCGTTTAAACCTGGGTTCTCCAAAATAGTTGAGATAGGATATTTATTGAAATGTTTTTATCAATTGCATTCGAACATGGAATATGAAAATAGTTTAAAATATTCATTTGGATTCGAAGGATTTATTAACAATTTAACTGGAATTCACGAGAACATTGTATCTGGGTCCATTTCGTATGCGACATTTGATACCAGTAGTAAAACTAAATTTAAACAACAATACTATCCTCCATATGTAGGAAAAGACCACGTTAAGAATGACTGTGATTTGTCCATGAATATGGTTATTACAGGACCAAATGCGTCTGGTAAAACGACTGCATTAAAAACCACCACATTGAATATCATATTTTCACAGCAATTTGGATGTGGATTTTATACTTCATGTGTTCTCAATCCATATACACATATTCATTCGTATTTGAACATTCCTGATACTTCTGGACGGGATAGTCTATTCCAAGCAGAATCAAGACGATGCAAAGAAATTATTGATATTATTAATGTTGAAAATGGAGAACATACACAAAGCCGACACTTCTGTATTTTTGATGAATTATATTCAGGTACAAATCCAACTGAAGCTACTAAATCTGCATATGCATTTTTATTGTATTTATCTAAGCGAGAGAATGTTGATTTTATTTTAACAACACATTATGTATCTATATGTAAAAAATTAAAACGTTGTTCCAGTAAAATCCAAAACTATAAAATGTTGATTGATTTAAGTGGTGGTACGAATAACGTTAAATATACATATAAAATGAAAAAAGGTATTTCCAAAATCCAAGGTGCTATTTTAATTTTAGAAGAAATGAATTATCCAAAAGAAATAATTAACGAAATTCGTTATTATGGTGGATGAACTACATAAATAGAAATATATATATTTATGTATAGTAGTAATATGGTTCGTTCCAAAATAAACCCAAAAATTATTTACGAAGATACAAAAAAAATCAATCCAGATGATTATAAAATGATGGCTACATCATATGATATTGTATTTAATAAATTGAATCCAAATAAAACAGTATCTGTAGCTTTTGGAAAAGAAAGAAAGGATTTTATCCATTTGGGTGTTATTTATTTCCCAATGTATTTAGTTGTAGATAATAGTACGAAAACGCAAATTGGAGTGTTTGAAATACCAATGGAAAAAATAAATGAGATAAAAGATTCGGATGATGATATTGATGCAGAAAAAATCAAAGACGTTTTGTTGTATGAATTTGTATCGGATTCGTATTTGAATAGTTTTACCGAAAGTAAAGATTTAAATTTAGGTATAATTGATTTGGATGATATCACAGATAAGCCCGAATCAGAATCCGAATCAAAATCAAATGATGACGATGAAGATGATGATATTTTTAAAGTTAAAATAAATGATAAAGAGGTTGAACCTATTAAAAAAATTAATCCTAATTCTATTTTTATAATTGATACAAATCTGAATCAACCTCCTATTCTAAATGAAGAGAGCGAAGATGATCTTAAAAATGAAGATGAGATTGAAAGTATAGACGAAAAAACGTTTTCAAATAAATGGATTCAACAATTTATGAAAAATAAACATTATAAAATTCAGGATAATGAAGGAAGTGGTGATTGTCTTTTTGCAGTTATACGTGATGCATTTGAACAAATTGGACATAGAACAACTGTTCAAAAAATGCGAGATTTATTATCTCAAGAAGCTACAGATGATATATTTCAAGAATATAGGTCGGTTTATTTGGCTATTGAAAACGAAATTGTAGAAAATACAAAGAAAATAGAGAATTATAATAAAGTACTAAAAGAATTAAAAAAACGTGTCGAAAAAACTATTGACAAAACAGAACATGAGACCATGATAAAAGAAGGTAAAGATATAAAAAGTCAAATCAAAAAATTAAAAGAAGAAAATAGGGAAAATACTCAATTTGTAAATTATTATTTTGGTTTTATGAAGAATTTGGATTCATTGGATAAATTTAAAAGTTTTATAAAAACATCCAGTTATTGGGCAGATACATGGGCGATATCGACATTGGAACGTTTATTAAATATAAAATTAGTTATATTTTCCGAAGAAGCTTACAAAGAAGGTTCAAATGATAATGTTCTCAATTGTGGAGAAATAAATAAACAAATACAAGATAAAGGCGCATTTAGTCCAAATTATTATATATTAACCTCATATAGTGGTCAACATTATCGATTGATTACGTATAAAGGTAAGAAAATATTAACATACAGTGAACTTCCTTATGGTGTTAAAATGCTTGTAATTAATAAATGTATGGAAGTGAATTCAGGAATATATTATTTAATTCAAGATTTTAGAAATCTAAAAGATAAAATGGGAATACCAATTGACAAAGGTTCTCCGATAACGAATGAACACGACGATTACGAATCGTTATCAAATGTAGAATTATATGATCCGAATATAGTATTCATGTTTTATAACAAATCTCAAAATAAACCGCTACCAGGAAATGGTTCTGGGGAAAAAATATCAAAGGATAAACTTATATTGTTCAAAGAATTAAATAAGATAAAAGATTGGCGTAAAAAATTAGACGATGAATGGAATGCGCCGTTCGTAATTGACAACCATAGATGGCTTTCTATAGAACATTACTATCAAGGGTCTAAATTCAGAAAAGGGTTTCCTGATTTTTATTTAAAATTTTCATTAGATAGTGAAAGTGATATATCAAAAGATGTATCCTTGGCAAAAAAAGCTGGTAGTAAAAAACCAGAGGATACAAGAGAAAAAAATATAACAATCGATCCGGATTTTTATGGAGAACGTAATTTGGAAGAACACGAATTAGCAATGCGTTCAAAATATGAACAGAATTTAGATTTAAAAGAATTATTAATGGCTACTTATCCCGCGAAACTATTAAACTTTATGAGAGGTAAGGAACCCGAAGTATGTACATCGTTGATGAAACTACGAAAAGAATTTATTGATAATAGAAATTGAAACTGAATAGAAAAATATATATATACAATGTAATAGGGTTATATATATTATGAAATTAAAACCAGTATCAGAACAATTACAAACATTCATAAAAAATAATTTTAAAAACACTATTTCAGATATACCTCAGTTGTCCGATGTTTCGCGCGATTTTTTAAAATTAATATACAGTGAGATGCATAACGCAGATTTAGCATTAGGTACTATATTTAATCCGCGGGAAATTGCATATGAAAATAGTAGCAGTACCATGTTGATAAAAGCAATACCGCCATTAATATATGATGCATTTATTCAAAAATGTACAGTAAAAAGATCATATGTTTTTTATACATCAAAAAGAATGATTACAGTACACTTTGCGTTTCCTTGTAATAGTACAATAACTGATACTTATTTGCGAAATTGTATGAAAAGAATGTTCATGTGGTTATTTATTGCTGAAAAATTCGCGATATCAACGTGTTCAAAAACAATTGATATTTATATGTATATGACTGATTTTGAGAAGAAATTACCCACGGATAGCACAGCAATTGGCGGTGTTCATGTAAATACTGCTTTCACTACTCCTTGTAAAGGTTCAACCGAAATACATATTTTTAGACGAGAAGAGTGGTTTAAAGTTTTCATTCATGAAACATTTCATAATCTAGGATTGGATTTTTCAAGTATGAATGAGAACATATCAACCAATGAGATATATAATATTTTTCCAATAAAATTGGATACAAGATTGTGTGAAACATATTGTGAAACATGGGCCGAAATAATTAATTTACAATTTATAACTTATTTTGGAACAAAATTAAAAAATGATTATTCGAAAATGGTAGTTAAATTAGAGAACATGTTAAAAATAGAAAGTTTATTTTCTTTATTCCAATCAGCAAAGGTATTATATTATTACGGTATGAAATACAATGATTTGTATGATTCGAATTCAATATCAAAAGAAAAACGGAGACAATATAGTGAAGATACAAATGTTCTTTGTTATTATATAATAAAATCGATATTAATTTATAACTCGAACGATTTTATAGAATGGACTATACAAAATAATCGCAATTCTTTGGAATTTCGGAAAACAAATTCGAATGTAGAAAATTACTGTAGATTAATTAAGAATTTATATAAAAACACATCGTATTTAAAAACTATGAAAACTATGGAAAATTGGTTTTTTGTTAATAGAAATTATAAGAGTTTAGAATTTCAAAATTTACGTATGTCTCTATACGAACTGGATGATAAGTAAAAATTGAAATTATATTATGATATTATTATATATAACATAATATAAATTAAATTATAAAAATAATTAAACAATGGGGATTCATAATTTAAATCGGTTTCTATTAAATAACTGTACACATGAGTCTATAAATAAAAAACACATGAAAATTCTATCAGGCAAAACTATTGTAGTAGATACGAGTATTTATTTGTATAAGTTTACTGCGAATAATTTGCTAATTGAAAATATGTACTTATTAATTACAATTTTTAAATATTATAATATAACCCCTATATTTGTATTTGATGGCAAACCACCAGATGAAAAGAAACAAATAATAAAAAAGAGATTAATTGACAAAATAATTGCTGAAAAAAAATATAACGAATTAAAAGATAAAATAAATAAGATTGAATGTGTAAAAGATAAAAAAGAATTAGAAATTGAAATCGATTCATTGAAAAAAAAATTTATTCGAATAAAAGATTCGGATATTAAATCAGTGAAAGAATTGATGGATTATTGTAATGTTGTATATTATGATGCTTCGGGCGAAGCAGACCACTTGTGTGCAAAATTAGTAATAGATAAAAAAGCATGGGCTTGTTTAAGCGATGATATGGATATGTTTGTATATGGATGTACTCGAGTTATACGTCATATAAGTTTATTAAATCATACTGTTATATTTTATAACATAAATAGTATTCTTAGAGAATTGAAAATGTCAATGAACGATTTCCGCGAAATCATGGTTATATCAGGTACAGACTATAATATATATGACAATACCAACTTAGATGATACTATGAAGCATTATAAAGAATATAAAGAAAATTATCAAAATAGTAGCGGAATTACTTTTTATGAATGGCTGTATGATAATACAAAGTACATCAAAAACTACGAATCGTTAAAAAACATTTATAGCATATTTGATTTATCAAATACAGACATATCTGAATTTTGTAAAAGTAATATAACGATTAATGTAAATAATAATAAATTAATTGAATTTTTAAAACCATACGGGTTTATATTTGTTTAGATTGATTTTACATGTGTTATACACCTTTTCTCATTTAAAACGCCCATTATAAACAACTTAAAATTTACTTTAATAACAAATGTATTATTATTATAAAATGGGAATTTATGATAATGGTAGTATGTTTGGAATCAGAATATATAATTTTAATGATGATGATTTTGCGAATATATTATTTGAAAAAACATATAATGAAATATTGAGTGATGAAGAAAAGAAAGAAACATATTTATTCTACACTGAGTTGAATAACAAAAATGAATTGTGTTTTCAATATTATACTGAGTGTAGTAGCACATACGGCGAAGGAATTTATTTAGATTGGTATCCAATGTCGTTGAAACTATTTTTAGAAAAATTCGGCATTTGAAATGAGAAAAGGTGTAAAATTCCCATTATTTTTTATCTTCTTCGTAAGGTTTTACGTATGTGATACTCTTTATCGGATTGACACCATCCTCCACAAAAATTGTATTTATGCCAATATATATATATTGAATATTGTTCTTCTGCACCATTGCCACAATTATCGCAATATTGATCGTTCTCAATGCGCTCTTCGTATTTAATTAATAATTCATTCATTACTACTCGCATTAATGGTCGATGTTCTACATTAAACTCACTTATCAAGTCTTGTAATTGTTTCGGCAATAAAAGTAAATTCATTTGTTATATTATATTTGTTTATTTAAGATAACAAAATTGTATGAAAAAAACTATTCAATTTTTTACACTTTTCTCATTTGAATTATATCCAAAAATTGATTTAATGTAGGTTATTTTTATATATTATATAAAATTATATATAATATAATATATATTATAATGGTTTCGAAAAATAAATCAAATGAGACACGGGAAGGGGTATTAAGAAATATAGCAATTTCATGGGTACTACATTCTATGAAAGAGGTGTTAGGAATGGAAGAAATACGTAATATTATTATTCGTCATTTTATTCCAAATTTAAAATATATAGATAAAATCAGAACATTTGATGCATTTCAACAATACGACAAACCACCATTCGATAATAAAAAAAAGGAAATTATAGAATACTGTAAAAAGATAATAAAATGGAAAAATCTTGGTATATTTACTGCAACCAATATTCAAATAAATGCAGATGATCATGAAACCCATTACCAATGTTTTATTGTTGATAATAAACAACAAAGGGTATATGCAATTGACCCTGCTATGGATCATACGACTGAAACTGGTTATGGAATATATGATCCAACTGTATCATATGAAGTTATAAAACCATTCTTTGAAAAAAAAGGTTATTCATTTCAATACATTCGGTTAACCAACCCTGCTCAAGTAAACGAAGAAGATGTATTTTGTCAATCATGGTCTTTGTATATTCTTATAAATGTATTATTACAAGATACGGATACAATCGATATTCCAAAGCAGCAAATCGATAAATATGTAATTTTATTAGATTTTTATAAAGAAATTCTTGATCTACAAGATGTATCAACAGAATTAGATTATGTATATAAACACAATATAAACACACATACCGATTTTATTGAAAAAAATGCAAAAAAAGAAATGAAAAAATATGGTTTAACTATTACCGATTTATTAAACATAGAACCAAGCAAATTAATAAAAAGTATGACTGTATCTGAAATGGGCGATTAATCTTTTATTTGGGTTTGATATTCAAACAAATAGATAGATTTCATCAATATAGCCATTTCTTTCATTACATTTTTGATTTCATGAATATCTTTTTTTAAGTCAATAATTTCTGTTTTAATCTCATTTATCATGATATAATCGATATTTTTATCTAGTTCATATTTTTTTACCAAATTGGTATTGATAGTATCGTTAATAATAATTATTGTATCGTTATTTGATTGTTCCATTTAACTTAACTTATATTCTGCTTTTATTATAGATATTTATAAAAAATATTTATAATTCAATTTTTAGATAAGATTCATCATATAACAACCTTTATATACTTCAATTCCTGTATGGGTAAGGTTAATTGATACATCAATCCATACATCTCCGCCCATTTTTTGCCATCTATGACAAAACAACCAATCTTCTGAATAATAATGATCATTTTCTACTCCACAATCAAATAATGCGTATGCATATTCATTTTCAGGCGGATTTAAAAATGATACATCGTCGGTGTATTTAGTAGATGGAAACGCTTGCATCATTTTCTCGAGTACATTTCGTTGAATCATCATGAATCCAGTCGGTGCATGTTTAACTTTTGTTAAATTATTCTCAATTTCTAAATAATTATTCAGATAATTAACATTATATTTTAATAAATTAAATTGAACAGTATGTTCATCATCAACAAAGTTTTTTAATTGAGAATTATTTTTTTTATTAATCCATGATTGTATTATATTGGAATTGTATGGATTTAATGGGTCTTTTAATAGTTTTTGCCAATCATAGTTTTTTAATGGATATATACCCGCTAGTATTGGTTTATTTGCGATAAGTAATTTTAGTATAGATGAAGGGTCCCAGCCAATATCATTGTCAATAAACATTACGTGTGTAGTATTTTTTAAGTACAATGCTTTTGCGATTAAATTATTTCTAGCTCTGGATACTAAACTGTCATTTTTACAAAATTGAACACTAACCTCAATTCCAAAATGACGGAGTAATCCAACCGTTTCCAATAATGAAGCCGTATAATCTGTATAACATACACTACCAAAACATGGGGTTAATATAACTAAATTAGGTTTATATTCACTAACATATTTTCTAACTGTATATTCAAACAACTGGCTTGCATCAACTTCTTCATTTTTTTGGGCGAATGTCTCGTTAATGTTTATATTTTCAGATTGTTGTTGTGGTTCAAATAAAGATTGCTCGAATAATTGATATTTAACATTTTCTGACATTCTTATATAATTTATAACAAATTTTCGGTTTATATTAATTTTTATAAATTAATTTATATAAACTTTTTTTTATTTTTTACTTATTTTTGTTTTTTACTTACTTTTATTTTTTACTTATTTTTTATTCTTAAACTGATGCGACAGGGGCTGCCTTAAGAAAGTGGTGCTTTATGTATCTTTGTAGGTTGAAGTAAGAAAGTTCTACATCAGTATTTTCTAAGTTAAGTAGCTTAGCAAGACTAGCATCAGGGTGGATGAAACGACCATTTTTCTTATCCTTAAGATCCTTAGCACAAATATAAGCATTTAGTTCTTTACTTACGTCAGTTCTTGCCATTTCAGTACCAGTTGCCTTGCCTAGAAACTTGGCAAGTTCATCACTGATAGGGGCTGGCTTAGTGAAACCAGATGGTGGGCGATTGCCTGAGGTCTTCTTCTTCTTGGCAGAAGCCTTATGTGAGTTCTTTAATTCGCGGGCAACAATTTTAACAAGTGTCTTGTAATCAGCTCTCATTGAAGATAAAAATCCAGCTGCTTGTTGAATCTTAGCTTCGAACTCAGCTAACTTAGCGACAGCGGAGGTTTCATCAACAGTAACTTCAACTGCAACTTGAACATTCTCAACAACAGGTTCAGGAGCAGCAGCAGCAGCTTCAACTGCCTTAACTTTCTTAACACGTTGTTTTGGTGCCTTCTCGGCGACTACAGGTTGTTCAACTGGAGTAGGTACAGGAGCAGGAGCAGCAGATTGCTTATCAGTTTTGGATGTTCTTACCATCTTTTATATACACTATTATAACCTTATTTTTTAAGTAGTTTAACGCATTTATATATTTATTCAATTTTTATTGCTGGATAACTCAAGTTATCCCTAAATGTATTACGTTTTTTTATAAACGCGAGTTTTAATTTTACTAAAATTCTACAATTGATTCATTTCTGCAATTGATTCATATAACCAAGGCAAACTGGTTCTTGCTGGTATAGATACCAAAGTTAATGCTCTTAAAACATGAAGCGTACCTAATTTTCTATATTCTAAATCAATTCCAGTATATATAATATTTTCCATGATGGTTAATGCATGTTTTTGCATTTCTTCTCGAGAGTAATTTCTACCATTCATATAAATATGTCTTATTGCATAAACACTATCTAAACCATCGTTAAATGGATTAAAATAAGGACAAATATTATTACGAACACTAATTGACATATTTGATCTATAATGCCATATTTCGTATAAGTCTAATATTAATTTTAAATAGTGAACTTTTTCTAAATTACTAAACCATGTGCTTTGTGTATAATTTCCTAATAAATCAATTTCTATAAATAACTCGCTTATTCTGGTAGAAACATTTTTACTTCTTATATTTTGAATTCTTAATAATGTGTTTTGTCTATTCGTTAATGTTTGACTTTCATTTGTTAAAGAGTTCTCTACATTAAGTTCAATACTCGATTTTTTATAAAAAACTTTGGTAAATTTATCTAAATATTTAATGTTTTTGACGATATAAAAATCGATTTTATTTCGATTGTATGGATTCACTATAGTTCCCTGTTTTCTTAACATTGTAATTAAAGAATTTAATTCAAAACCGTAAATAAAACCACTTGCATCCATATAACTAAAAAAATTTGAATGATGAATTTCTGATAAAGGTTCTAATGTATAAAAATCACTTTCATTCACACACAAATTTCGGTTTCTTAAAGCTGGTCCTCGAATGCGTAGTATTTTATTTGATAAATATTTCCTAAACAATGATTGTATCTTTATTGTACTATTCAGTACTATAAAATATTCCTCTATACGTGTTATTAACTCCTGTTTTTTACCAGATACGCGTAATTTATGTAATTTTGCAATTCTCTTTAATTTATCTAATTTGTATTTTGTAATTGAATTTTTATCTTTAAAATAATCATTATACGATATCAGTTTTTCTTCAGTTTTACTTATCTCGTTATTTTTTTCATTATTTTTAGTTATGTAATCATTGTTTAACATTTTTGAAAAAACTTGCATTTTATATAATATTATAATTTATAATGTATTTATATATATTTATCAAGATAACTGCATAACACTTACGTTTATTTTCATATAATTGATTCCATTTGTATTATAAAATGTATATTATATACTATAATATAAAGTTATATGCATTTGTCTTGAGAAAAAAATATAAAACAAAATAACACCATTTCCAGTGTTAATTTAAATAACTAATGTAAAAAATTGATTTAAAGATTTTAGTATATCTATATTACACAAACAGAATCGTATTATTATACAATGTCATCTTTCGCTCAAACTAAACCAGTTGTTCTTTCAGTTGCAGATTGGAATCCATCTGCTACTAAGTATATGGTACCAAAAATTAATGATAGAGGTGGAAAATCAATTAATTTAATTAGTAAACAAACCAATCGTTCACTTCATATTTCAACTCCACTTTTAATGACTTGGGGTATTTCAGACTATATTGATGAAAAAGGTGAATCAGATGGCAAGTACAGTATTTCACTTACATTTCCAAATTCCGAATACGAAAATCCAGCTACAAAAGAATTTTTACAAAAATTAAAAGATTTTGAAAATCAAATATTAGACGATGCAGTAAAGAACTCTGAATTATGGTGGGGTGAAGAAATGTCTCGTGAGTTATGCAAACACACATTCTTTCCATTCTTAAAGTATAGTAAAAATAAAGATACAAAAAAAATTGATACAAGCAAACCACCATCTATTCGTGCAAAAGTACCATATTATAATGAGAAATGGGCAGTTGAGTTATACGATACTCAATCTAATCTAATCTTTCCTTGTGATGACCCAACCAGAATTCCTCCAGATTTTGTACCAAAGATGAGTAATATCGCTTGTGTATTACAATGTGGTGGTATTTGGATTGGTGGCAAAGGTTGGGGTTTAACATGGAAGATGGTCCAAGGCGTTGTTAAGCCAAGAGAAATTGTAAGTGTTTATGGTAAATGCCATATTCAATTATCAAATGAAGACATTAATGTGTTAGAAAAGCAAGTTATTCCTAAGTCAGAAGATGATGAAGAAGTCGAAGAAGAGACAACTGAACAACAGACTGTTGTAGAAGACAGTGATGAAGAAGAAGAAGCTGAACCAGTTGTTGAAAAGGTACCTGAACCAGTTGTAGCTACTGCCCCAGCACCAGTTAAGAAAGTCGTAAAAAAAGCAGTATCAGCACCAGTTGTTGAAGCTCCTGTTGAAAAAGTAGAAGAAGCACCAAAGAAAAAGATCATTAAGAAAAAGGTATAAAATATCACAAGCTAATAAAAATATAAAAACTAAAAATCAATAAAAATATACTAACAAAAGTTAGTATATTTTTTCATGGCATATTCAAAGTAATCTGTAGAATAATATCTGCTTTTTGGATTACGTCAAATATATCATCCAGTTGCTTGGGTATACCCATTCTTCTCAATAATATAGTTTGATGTTTTTTTATATTTAAATTTTCTATATACACTGCAAATTGAATTCCTCCTCCTATTTCTATCTCTATTTTTTCTTTATCCCATATATCCGATATTTTATATGATAAATCTACATATATGTTGTTGTTTTTATCAATACTTATATTATCTGGTAATATAGGAATACATTTAACGTATAAATCCGATCCAGAATTATCATATATTAACTCTTGATGCCATAATGGTATTAAGTACAACTTATTTTCAATTTGCATTTTATATAACGAATGATTGAATAAATCTTCTAACATCGGATTCAAAATAATACATTCATCTTTTTCCGTTTTTTTCTTAACTATATCGTTTATCTGGTTTAAAAATTGTTCGGAAATGTAAAAAATTTCGCGATTTTTTAACAAGAGTTCGTAAATTGTTAATAATAACTTTTTATCTATTTTTTCTAAAAATACAACCGCTTTGTTTTCACACATCTGTGTAATTTTTGTAATAATCGTATTAAAAATACGGTACTGAAAATCATTTTGCAATCCTCCTTCTGATAAGCTTTTTAAAAATTCAGCTAATAAATCCTTGTATGATTTGATATCATTAAATGACTTATGATCATTTTTTTCGTTTAATAGAAAATCATACGCTTCGTGTATTTTTTGAAATTTTGCAGAAGCATCTGGCGATTTATTTTTATCTGGATGGTACAATAAAGCTTTCATTCTATATTTTTTTTTTATGATATCTTCTGTAATTTGTATAGTTTCATCTATTTCTAATAATTCACGCGCATCTTTATGATTCATAATTATGTACCTTAGTTATAAAATAAAACATAATACTTTCTAAATGATAAATTGGTCTATAATTATTATTATAATATTTTAAAAATGTATATGTTTTTTCTAATAGTTCAGATGTATTTTTTTGGGATAAATTTTTATTTTGTATAAAATGGTATAAAATATACCATATACATTCTGCTACGTCTAAATTGTAAATTAATATATCATAAATACTATCACGAAACGAGGTGAATGACAAATTTTTATGATTAGTAATTTCTTGTATTAGATTATCACATATAATATTAAAAACGTCTTTGGGTAAATCCTGTCCGGGTTTTATTATATTAAACGATTTTAATTCTTTCCCATTCAGTATTCCCGACGTATCAACTCGTTCCATCGTTTTTTTTGTGTTATTTTTGAAAAATAGACTATTTGTATTTGATACGTTTGTTATGCGTGAAATGAATTTATTATTTAATGGTTGTTCATAATCATTGTCTGTAATCGCATCAGATATTTGTATAGATTGTTTTGAATTCATCGCAATCATTTCATATTGTTCTTTTGTGGGACGTTTAATATTCAATACTTTACATGATTTTATTATGTTATTTGGTATAAAACTTACGTGTTCTGTAATAATTAAAAAATGTATTTGTATAGGAGAATATGTATGGGAATATTGTTGTAAATAACTATAAAATATTTCTAATAATTCGGAATGTATCATATGAAAATTTTTACAAACAATAAATCCGATCTTTTCGTGTTTCACTGAAATTATTTCCACTATTTGTAAAAAAATCTCATGCCATAATATTTTAGAATTGCAGCCTAACATAGACATGTCTATTTCATAATGGATATCACTAATGTGATACGTATAGATTTGTTTTTCGGTCTGTATTGTAATTTTTTTATCATATTTTAAATCGGTTGAACTATACTTTTTTAAAAGAGCGAGTGTTTGAGTATATTTACCAACTCCGGGTGGTCCATATATTATCATATTTCCCATTTGAGATATTGTTTTTGGAATGTTCTTATTCACAGTAATTAATCCTGGGTGTAGATTATATGATTTATATGATTCTAAGTATTCTTCATAATGTGATTCATAAAATTTCATGATATTATGTAATTTTTTATACTGTATTACATAATAACGAGTTATATTTAGATTTATTTCTAACGCAAATAATTTATCCGTCTGCAAATAATTGGTTGGTTCTCATTTTGAATAATTGGTCTGAATTTGATAACATTATACCAGAGATTATAAATATTATAATATACAATATAAATAAATATGGTAAGACAGTTTTATTTTCTATGATGATATTTATATTATTAAAAATTTTGAATGTAATACTGGGTATTGTTATTATATTCAACCCAATTACCCCAAGTATAAATACTATAATAAATACAAAATTAGATATAAATAATTTTTTATAATCATCTAATAATTTTCTTGGCTTACGTACAAATGGAATATCTCCAAATGTAGTATTTTTTTTTGTTTTTTTTATATAGGATACAGTTAATATAATTAATAATAATGATATAATTGTTAATAAAAATGGTAATAATGTTAATATCCACAAAGGTAATGCAATCTTAAATGGGTAATCCAAACTAAATAACCCGTTTTTTTGATCCAAATTGTATAAATCGTTGATTGTTTTGAATCCTGCAAAAAAAGTTAAAATAAATAAAAAAATGATTATTAGTCCTTCCGTTTTCTTATCAAATAAATAAACAAAAAAGGTTATATACAATATAATAAACACTGTTTCTAAAATATATGGAACACCACAATCCATTTAATTTTATTTATATATTATGTCATTTTATTTATTTTTAATTTTTATTTTTTACTGATAGATCGCATTGTTTGCGTTTTTCCTGGCGTAGAATATGCGAAATTATTCATATCGGTATTTGCAGTATTACTACTATTGGATGATGATATATAGTTATCAATATCATCTTCATCTTTATTTTCATCAATCGATTCTTCAATTGGTTTTGAAAGGTCGATCGTTTCATTTAATTCATCATCATTCCAGTCTGAATTTATATCAGGAAATGCACCCAAATTGACCGAACGCCTAAATACATTTTGTTTAATTGGAGCATTCGTATGTAATGGTACAGTATCGTTATCATAAGCCGGAGTATAAGCATATTGACTACCTTGAGATACTTGACGCGCACCACAATACATTTGCGAATCTTGACTTCCAAGTGTTTTATATGCTACAACGATATCTTCACATAGCATTGTCATAAAACAATCATTCAATAATTTATTTTCTCGCATATATTTCCTCATATTTTTGAAAAATTTGGATAATAATTTTAATATTTTTCTGGCTTCAATTGAATATCTTTCTTTTTTATAGTCTTTGCATATTGATAATAATTCCAATGTTTTTTGACGATATATGTATTTTGATAAATTTGTATAATAAGTTTCATTTGTATGATAATCTTCTAAATCAGGTACCGCTTCAACAATACATAATAACTGGGTTCCAATTGTTGTTGAACCGCTTACATGAGCATTTATTTCAACCTCTTCATAATATGGTTCTTTTGTTCGAATGTGATAACTCTTACAAGCTTCGCTATCAATTATATCTTCTTTTAATGTATCTACCCAAGTATTTGTTTTCCAATCGTAAAATTCGCCGTCTTCTATTGATAATTCAACATCTTCAATTGCTGGACGAAGTATTCTTTGTAAGATCTCTCCATATACTAACCCCGATTTTTCGCCATTATCAATAAAACGATATTCTGATTTTTGTTTTGAAGCAAAATCTTGCAACATTTTATAATTATGTTCTGTTCCAATACCAATCATTACGTTTGCATAATCATAGCAAATAAACTCCATTAATAATGCATTAATTGTAATTCCAACAGTAGGATAACCATCTGTTAAGAATATATGATAAGGTTTAATTAATGGGTTTTCTTCTATCTTTTTTGAGATTACATCCTTTGCGTTTTCTAATGCAGCTCCAATATTGGTACTACCAGTAGATTTAATACCATTAACAATATCAATTAATGACATGTAATTGTTTTTATCTACCTTAACATATTCAATGCATGTATCTACATGATCATCAAATATATCAATTTGAATATATACATTCGCATTATCTAATGTAGCAATATATTCGATTATATTTACTAATGTTTTCTTAACATGATGCATTTTTGTATTATTATCTTTACAAAATTCATCCATTGAACCGGAACGGTCAACAGAGAATTCTAAAAATATTTGGTTTTGGGCAACTTCAGTTTCTTTCATTTCAAGTTTTAAAACACCAAAATAGTAGTTTTCGTCCGCGTTTTTATCATTTTGATTAATTTTAAATAGTTCATTAAAATCATTGTAATTAATTACTGGATCTGTATGAATTTCAAGCATGCAGTTTTTGATATTAGTATTTTCGTTAATTGAAGCCATTGTTAAAGAAAGTTAAGTTAAAGTTAAAGTTAAAGTTAAAGTTAAAGTTAAAGTTAAAGTTAAAGTTAAAGTTAAAGTTAAAGTTTCAAGCAATACGTAATCTTATTTAAGTTATATTATTAATTTGCTATATAAAAAAATATAATAAAATGATTTCAATTTTTTACAACTTAAATGTATTTATATAATATATTTTATTGTACAAATAAATGTTTTCAAATACACAATATTCAGGAAAACACCTCATTATTGATATTAAAAATATAAAAAATCAAGATATAATTAATAATATCGATAAATTAAAAAAAATAATGGATTCTATTTGCGAAAAGTATGATTTCAATGTATTACAAAAAATAGAACACCAATTTGAACCACAAGGTATTAGTATTATATATTTGCTATCAGAATCTCACATAACAATACATACTTTTCCAGAAAAAAAATACATAGCATTTGATTTATATACTTGTAGAGAATATCCAAATAATGACGTATATAACGAAATACATAATTATATTGTTGAAGAATTTCAATGTGATTTGGAGAACCCACAAATCATTGATCGCGAGTTCTAGGTATATGGTTTTATAAAGTTTGATAGAAAATTGAATTTTCCGTTTTAGTGGAAGAAAATACAAAAATAAATAAAACACATAATATATTATATTTATATTATATATTATATTGTATATGAGCGACGATGTAGACCGCGAAATACAACTACTTGATTGCGCAATTTATATTACACAAGAATGCGTAAAAAAACGCCATTTTACAGGGATTACTGGTAATCTGGAGATAAATTATTTTTTTTGTTGTGCTTACACTGCTCCTGTCGTGGCAATTGTTATAATGTGGTTGGAACAACACAACATCCGTAATATAGATGAATTTAACACTATGTTGAGTAAAAATGAAATTTTAAGCCCACGTGGTAATAATCCTTTGACTGGACAAACAATGTGCCAAGGAATTAACGAATCAATGGCTCCTATTTGGAGTCATCATTCTCACAAAAATACAGGAATAAATATATGGTTAAGCAAAGACCAAGACTATTTCAATTATTTTGACGTCCAATTTGCCCAAGGAGATAAAGTTATTCTTGATCCTGGTATAAATCTTATATCATTTACTAATGAACAAATTCATTCAATACATCATTCATTAATTTATGTTTCAAAAGTAGTTGGTGGTTATTGCTATATCATTGATTCATGGAGCAGCTGCGGTTTTTGTCGAAAGTTAACAAGGAGAATTCATAAGACTCAAGATGTGGTAGACGCACTCTCCGCGATAAATGCAAACGGTAAACAGAACGGGTTTACATATGATCAAAAACAAATAGCCAACACTATTACAGGCGATTTAATGATTAAATATTTTCAAGATCCAGTTGACGGTGGCAGTTGCAGAAAACCATTGCAAATATTCAAATTAAATAATACTGCTATAAAAAGATTTATGGAAGTAAATTACCCACATGGAGTCCATGGAGACTTCAAATATGGAGGAAAAAAAATAAAACGCACGAATAAATCAAAAAAATCAAAAAAATCAAAAAAATCAAAAAAATCAAAAACAAATAAATCCCAGTTGTAATATTGTATCTTGATTATATTTCTATATTATATTTTTCTTTTAACCAATCTATTATTACATGTGGTTCGCATGTTAAGAATCCTTCTTTAAATTTTTTTATATTTAAAAATTGCGGTTTAGCCATATTCGCAGTTTTATAAAAAGCATATGCTCCAAATTTTCCATTGCGAATACTTAAATTATCATTGAGAACTCGTACTATTTTTATATTCGGTGGTTTTCGTAAACCATTTCCATTTATAAAGTCAATTGCTTCATCTAATGTAATATCCATCAAATCACCATCCCAGTCCTTTAAACTTTTTTTTGTTTCTCCCCATTCTAAGTAATTACCATAACGTCCTATACGAATCATTATTTCATTTTCTTGATATTTACCAAGAGAACGTTGCGTTGAATCGAGTAAATCATCTAAGTTATAATTACCGTTTTTCAAACGTTCAAAATCGATATTAACCTCTTTTTTTATTGGCTTGTATTCGATTTCACCATTTTCATTTTTCGTTCTTATTGTAGCACCAAATTTTGCAAAAACTACGTCATGTTCCTCATCTAATTTATACGATTCTTTTGATAATTTTGAAATAGGTTTTATAAGGGTCTTTATTGTAGTATTACATTCGCTACATATCATATTCCATTCTTCGTTGCCATTGGATATGATATCCAATTTGTCTTCCATTTGTTTTGTATATCCATACGAGAACATTGTATCAAAGTGTTTTGTAAGAAATTCGATTATAATTATACCAATTGGTTGTATTACCAGCTTATTCTTTTCATTTCCTACTATTTTTTCTTTTTTCGCTTCTTCTATTTTTTTACCAATCAATTTATATTCTAAACAGGAGAACTTTTCACCTTCAATATTCGTTTTTTTAACATACCCGCGTTCTTGTATTGTATCCACTAACATCGAAAATGTGGAAGGTCTTCCTATACCCATGTTCTCCAATTCTTTGATTAAACTCGATTCTGTATAATGCGAATGTTTGTTATAAAATGATACGATACTTTCGATTGAATTATATACGATGGGGGATTTTGATTTGAGAACTGTTTCAAAAAATAATAATAAGCCTTTTCCTGTATTTTGTTCGTTTATTGGATTCGCTGGACCAATGTTTTTTTTCCATCCTAGAAATAACGGTATTTCAACTTTGTTTGTATACATAGCATCATCTGGTGCAGTTATATTAACGCTAACTATATTATTAATTGCATCTGACATACAACTATTCACCGTATTTGACCAAATTAATTTATAAAGCGATATTATTCTTTTATCATTGTATGCTACGTTGGATTGTTCTATATGGGTAGCACGTATTGCCTCGTGGGGATTACCTTCCGAGTTCTCCAATTTACTTAATGTACCAATATATTTTTCACCAAATTTATTTTGTATGTATTTCTTTGCTTCTACTATAAAATCTTTTGAATATTTGGTACTTTCTGTTCTCATGTATGTTATATGTCCGTCTTGATATAATATTTGACAATAACTCATTGTATCTTTTGGAGATAAATGTAATAGATTACTTGCTGTTTGAAGTAGATTGGATGTATTGAATGGATTTGGAGAATGGTTTATTGTTTCTTTTGGAGAACCTATCGCGATTTCATAATTAAAATCAACCGATTTTTGCATAAATTGGAGAACATCCTCTTTTTTTGTAAAATCTTTGTTTAATTGAAATTCAATGTTTTTTGAAAAGAAATTTCCACTTATTTTATATTTATATTCGACTCCTTTCCCATTTTTGCGTTCAATTTCATTGTCGTATACTAATCTTAATGCTGGTGTTTGACATCTACCTGCAGATAAACTGTTCTCCTTATCACTATATAAATATTTCCACAAAATAGGTGATATTTTGAATCCAACCAACATATCTAATACTTGGCGCGCATGTTGTGCTTTAACCAGATTCATATCAATCGTTTTTGGAGTTTTAATCGCATTTTGTATAGCTGTTTTTGTAATTTCATGAAATATAATTCTTTGGGTCGTATCTACCGGTAATTCGAATACATCGCATATATGCCACGCGATTGCCTCACCTTCCCGATCATCGTCTGTAGCTAATATAATTTGTGATTTGGAGAACTGACTAATAATGGATTGCATTGTGCGAACGTGTCCTCTTTTTTCGGGTAGAATGGAGAACTTAACTGAATAATCTTTTTTGGTATCAATTGATTTTAAACCCTCTATATTTCGAATATGACCTTTTGATGCAATGCATTTGTAGTCAGGGCCTAAATAACTTTCTATTTTAGCGCATTTTGACGGAGATTCTACGATAACTAACCATTGTGCATTTTCTTTATTGAATTCTGTTTTCGTTTTCTTTGAAAATGTTTTTTTGTATTTTGGTGGCATGGAGAGGATAATAATATATAAAGGGAATTGTCTATATATTATATTTTTTACTTATTTCTTGGATTTGCGTGCTTTCTTGGAATTGTTTGACTTCTTTGATTTGCGTGCTTTCTTGGATTTTCTGGATTTGCTACGTTTGCCGCCATTTTTTTTTGGCGGAACATCTAAATTAGTTTGTGTAGAATCTTTCATACTTAATAAACGGTTAGCTGCGTCTTTGGTTTCACGGGTTTCAGTATCAGATACATTTGTATTGATTACTTCTTTTAATTTTGTTGTGTCCAATGTACCTGCATCTTTTTCTCTTGTTTCTTGGTCTTTACGCAAAGTTGCTTGTTGTTTATCAACATATTTTTCCCATGCATCGTGTCCGGTATATCCTACTGCCATTTTGTCGGTTATATAATATACTAACATTTTTTCTAAATACAATCATTCTCTACCATTTTTTTCACTAAATCATCAAATTTGATTTCAGGAATCCATCCTAAAACAGTTCTCGCTTTGGTAGAATCTCCAATTAATAATTCAACTTCTGCAGGACGAAAGTATTTGGCATCAATAAATACATATTCTTTACCCGTATTTGTATCGTATCCAATTTCATTAACACCTTCGCCTTTCCATCCTAAATGAATACCTTTCAATTCAAACGCCTTTTCTATGAATTTACGCACGCTATGCATCTCCCCAGTGGATAGTACAAAGTCATCTGCATAATCATGCTGCAATATACGCCACATACCTTCGACATAATCTTTCGCATGACCCCAATCACGATGTGAATCAATATTACCCATAACCAAACGATCCGTCTCTCCTTTTAATATTTTGCCTAAACCAATTGTAATTTTACGCGTTACAAAGTTATGACCTCTTCTTTCCGATTCATGGTTAAATAGAATACCATTTGATGCAAATAAACCATATGATTCGCGATAGTTTTTAACAATCCAAAAAGCATACAATTTTGCAACTCCATATGGAGAACGCGGATAAAATGGCGTAGTCTCTTTTTGTGGAACTTCTTGGACTAAACCATATAATTCGCTTGTGGACGCTTGGTAGAATCTTGCAATTTTCTCTAATTTATTAATACGAATTGCTTCCAAGATCTTTAATGTACCAAATGCGTCGGTATCTGCAGTGTATTCTGGCATTTCAAATGATACTTTAACATGAGATTGTGCAGCTAAGTTATAAATTTCTAATCTATCCATATGAGGTTGTTCGGTTTTAATATTGGCTAATATAGAAATTAGACATGTACTGTCCGTCATATCGCCGTATCTTAATTTTAATTTATTAAAAATATGGTCTATACGAAATGTGTTTATAGAAGATGATCTACGTAATAATCCATACACAATATAGTCTTTTTCTAATAATAATTCGGCCAAATATGAACCATCCTGTCCTGTTATGCCTGTAATAAATGCGACTTTTGACATATAATTTCGTATATTATATAATGTGCGTTATGTTTAAGTTAATAAAAACAACATAAATATATTTTACGATATAGTAATGTATATACTCCTCTACAGAACCAAATGCGCAAATATCGTGTTTGTATTCACGACAGAAAATATACATCATGGAATTTTGTAGACATGGAATCAACTATAGAGAACAATCAATTGAATGATATTAATCCATTCGATATGCGATTATTTACGGATGATATTGTTCTATCCAATGGTGAATTGATAGAGTCGCGTATTCGAACATTTACCACAATACCAGGAGTATTGTTATTAGAGAATAATAAAACCTATGGAAGGAGTGATAACAAAAAACGGTTGTTGTATAAATGTGTTCCAAATGATTCAAAATTGCCTGTTTTTTTAATTCCGTATGATATTAAAATCGGATTTTCAAAAGACATTAAAAATAAATACGTGGTTTTTAAATTCGAACATTGGAATCAAAAACACCCACAAGGCATTTTATTGGAGGTTTTGGGTGATGTTAATGAATTGAATGCATATTATGAATATCAATTGTATTGTAAAAACATACATGATAGTATATCCGATTTTAATAAAAAAACGAGACAATTGTTCGCGAATAAAGATACAAATGAGATTATAGAAAAAATACGCAATAACCCGAATTTTAGTATTGTAGATAGAACCGAAGATTATGTTTTTAGTATTGATCCAGAGGGATGCTTAGACATGGACGACGCATTCAGTATCAAACAAAACGATCACGGTAATTGGGTTATAAGCATATATATTGCAAATGTATTCTTTTGGTTAGAGACCTTTGATTTGTGGGAATATATAACAACCCGCGTATCTACGATTTATTTACCCGATAGAAATAGAACAATGTTGCCTTCTATATTATCTGATAATTTATGCAGTCTATTTGAAAAACAATTGCGATTTGCATTTTGTATGGATATTGAAATTGATAACAGCGGAAACATCATTACCGATATGAAAACAATTAAAATTACAAATACGATTATCAAAGTATCCAAAAATTATTATTATGAAGAATCGGCGTTATTAAAAAACAAACATTATAAGAGTTTATTCGATATAATTAAGAAACAGGATTCGAAAATAAAAGACAGCCATGACTTAGTTGAATATTTAATGATTTATATGAATACAAAATGTGGGAAAATAATGGCACGCGAAAAAGTCGGCATTTTTCGTTCTGTAGCCATTAAACGCAGGGATGTCGAAATGTTAAACGACGACCATCTTCCTGATATTGTTAAGTATTGGAATAATGTATCAGGCGAATATGTATTGTATTCAGAACAAGCGTATTTAAAACATGATTTGATGGGTATTGATACATATTCTCATATCAGTAGTCCTATACGTAGATTGGTGGATTTATTAAATCAATCTATATTTTGTATTCACTTTGGTTTGGTTTATAATATAACTTCAAATGCAAATCAGTTTTTAGATTATTGGTTGAACCATATAGAATTGATTAATAAACGAATGCGATTAATAAAAAAAGTGCAAAACAATTGCGAAATAATGCGTTTATGTAATGAGAATCAAGATGTCATGGAAAATTTACACGAAGGTGTTATATTAGATAAAATACAAATAGATGGCTATTTTAAATATACAGTATATCTGTCGGATATAAAAATACAATCGAATGTTAAATTATCGGTTGAGTTTGAACTATATTCATCGCATTCGTTTAAACTCTTCTATTTTGCGGATGAATATGATTTGAAACAAAAGATTAAATTACAAATCGTATTGTAATAAAAGAAATAAATAAAAAATAATATAATTTATTTTACATTATTTTTATAGAAATTTCATTGTATATAAATTAGTTAATACAATACATAAAGTACCTATTATTTTTTGTATAGTAATTTTGTCATTATTTAAAAATACACCATATACATAAGACATAACAATACCAAAATATGATAATACTGCATATATATACGTATCTAATCTTGTAATTGCATAAAATCGTAAATAATACCCAAATAACCCAATGAATGCATTCACTGCTAATGATAATGATACACCTCCATATAATTCCATATTAATTATATTTTTCCATAAATAAGGCGTTAAAACGAAAGCACCAACGAAATATGATAAAAATAAATGATTCCAATTATTCAAGGTTTTTATATTTTTAACTAAGTAAAATATAATGGCTTCAGTTAATGCTGCCATTATTGCCATAAAAATACCTTCGTTCCAAAAGTTCTCTTTCATTTGTGTGTTTTTCTTTATTACATCGTTAGTTGAATCATCCTTCTTACGTAATTCGGTATTTTGATAAGTCTCTTTTGAATTATTAAATTCATTCGCAATTAGATAAACACCAAATAATGGAATCAATAGAATAGGAGACAATGAAGCGCCTGATAGTAATAGTATTATAATTGGATATATATAGAATATAGTAGTAGCTACACCACTATCTAATAATTGAAAACTACGATAAGATGTATATACATGAGCTAATGTTGTAGCAGATAATAGTATTCCATAACTAGAAAGAATTGATTTATAAATGAATTCCCAATCAACAAACACCGATGAAATAATTACATATGCGAAAAATCGACTCCATACTTGTAGTATTAAATCGACGTTTATTTTTTTAACAAATATAGAATAAAAACTCAATAATGATTCTCCAAGTAATTTACTAATAATTTCCGAATACATATTATTTATATATAGTTATAAATTATTGTAAATCCCCCCTTTCATCAATACAAAACGCTAAAATAATAAAGTATATAAAAAATATATATTTATGATAATATACATATGTATAATTATTTATTTAAACATATAAAAAAAATATTACCCAAGATATCAGAAACTGAAATTATTGCTTTGAAATCTGGAGGTATATCAATCGATAGAGAGATTTTTAAAGGCAGGATAGACTATAAAAAATTATACGATTCATCTACTATAAAAAAGGCTACTTTACGGGAAGAAGAATTCATATCTTCGACCAATAAATTATTAGGATTATTTGGTGAAGAAAAAATGTATCCAAATGAAAAAATACATTCTAGACTAAAATATTTAGGAAACAATGGATATTTGAGTATGATTATTGATAAAAAATACAATGGAAACCGCGTATCTGTAAACACACAATCAAAAGTATTATCAAAAATATCTTCATATAATCCATCGTTGGGAGTTGTAGCTATGGTTCCAAATTCTTTAGGTCCTGGAGAACTGATACAAAATTATGGAACCGAAGAACAAAAAAAATACTATTTACCAATGCTATCAGACGGCACATTTATACCTTGTTTTGGCTTAACTGGTCCAAATAATGGTAGTGATGCAGTTGGTAAAATAGATCAAGGTGTAGTGCAAATGGTAGATGGTAAGATAATGATAAAAATAGACTTGAATAAACGATACATAACTTTAGCACCAGTATCGAATTTAATGGGAATTGCGTTTGAATTAACTGATCCTAGTAATTTATTAAAATCTAAAAAAACAGGTATTACGCTAGCATTGATCGAGAAGGATTATTATCATAATTTATTTACTACATATCACAATCCAAATAATTCTGGATTTCCTAATGGTACCATAAAAGGAACAGTTTATGTTAATCTTGAACAAGTCATAGGTGGAGAAGATAAAATTGGTGAAGGATGGAAAATGCTAATGGAATGTTTAGCAGTTGGTCGCGGTGTAAGTTTACCTGCTACTGCAAATGGTTCATCTAAATACATAACTTACACTATCATGAATTACATAAATTTACGCGAACAATTTAATATGAAAATTGGTGATATGGAAGCAGTGAGAGAGAAATTTGTAGATATGTATTTAAACACTTGGATGATTCATTGTTCGGTACAATTTACAAATCATATATTAGATAGCGGATCAACACCATCTGTTATTACAGCAATTATGAAACAACAAACTACAGAACGAGCGAGGAATATATTAAATCATGGTATGGATATTTATGGAGGAAGTGGAATTTGTGTTGGTGATAATAATTTTTTCACAAAATTTTATAATGCTTCTCCGGTGGGTATTACAGTGGAAGGATCGAATACACTTACTCGAGGTCTTATAATTTTCGGACAAGGATTGAATAAAAGTCATCCTTATATTTTTCCTATATTTGAAAGTATTCAAAACAATGATATCGACAAATTTCGTAGTAATTTTAATTCTATGTTTTATGAGATATTAATGAATTATTTTTCATTACTGTATAAGCCCAATTTTTTAAATAATTCTCCTATAGAGACACGTTTGGAATATACTACTTTGAAGTTTAGTTTACTTTCGAATTTTATTGCACTTCTAGGTGGCAAAATTAAATCCAAACAAATGTTGTCTGGAAATATGTCAGATATATTGTCAAATATATATTTAAGTTATAGTATACTTTGGTATCATCATCACTTCTTGAAAAATAATAATCATGAACTCTTAAAAACTCAATGTATTGATAACCTATTGAATGAGATAGATTATAAAATGAATTTAATTGTAGATAATTATCCTATAAAAACTATACAGATGTTATTGTATCCTCTCTCTAATAAAATAAATTATACAAATCTAGCAAAAAAAAATGAATTATATAAGTACGTTTTGAATAATAAAGAATTAAATGATATATTAAAAGATGATATTTATTATAAAAATACTGTCCTAGAAAAAATGGAGTCTATAAAAAATATGAAAACGGGTAGTAAAGAATATAATACTATGTATAATGATATCATCAGTGTAGGAGAGTACACAATCAATGAAAATTTGAAATAATGCTGTCAGTTTACACCTTTTCTCATTTACACCTTTTCTCATTAAAAACGCCCATTATAATTTATAAAACAACTTAAAATTTACTTGAATTATAACATAACCTACATTATAATGTCAAAATTTATAAAATTAACAAATTTAATAATAAATATAAATTATATACAGTCAATAGTTATAAAGCCAAATAAATATTGTATTAATCTTGCGAGTTGCAAATTTGATGGGTCAAACTGGAGTGTTACTGGATTTGGTATGGGTACTATTTCTTCATATAATTCTGAAATTGAAGTATGCGAAACACAACATTCAAGTGATTACAAAATAGTTTCTGATTGGATTGCTAATCATTAGTGGGCATTTTAAATGAGAAATGGTGTAAAACCCTTGAAGATTTAAAATGGCGCACTTAATATAATTTTTATCTATTTATTATATCAAGCATAAAATTCCTGATTTTAAATTGTCTGTCGTTAATTATTACCTGCATCCATATAGAATAGACGCGTATCTACAACAAGGAATATCTGCATGCGAAATTGATAATTATATTAGAATAATATTTAACAATATGCGTTTAAATGGTATAAAAAATATATTTTAAAATAATAAAATGTACTATTCATTTGATGAAACTAAATATACTCCACTGTGTGAAATAATGGGAAAACATGGCAGCGATAAAGGATCAATCGATATTACTAATAGTTGGCATAACTATACACCCTTTTATTATAGTATATTTAAGGAATTACGCGAGAAGAAATTAAGAGTATTTGAACTGGGATTAGGAACAAATAATGTAGATATTCCATCGAATATGGGTATAAATGGAATACCCGGAGCTTCTTTATATGGTTGGCGTGAGTTTTTCCCTAATTCTGATATATTTGGCGCGGATATTGATACCGAAATATTGTTTAATACTCATAATATAAAGACGTTTTATTGTGATCAAACAAATCCATATATTATAAAGAAAATGTGGGATAACCCGATTTTACAAGAAAATTTTGATATTATTATTGAAGATGGATTACATACATTTGATGCAAATGTTTGTTTTTTTGACAATAGTATACACAAATTAAAATCAAATGGATATTATATTATAGAAGACATAAATTATACCGATAAATATTTATTTATGAATAAAATTAGAGAATGGGAAACGCAATATAAAGATTGTTTATTTACATTAATAAAAATACCATCATTGTGTAATAATACAGATAATAGTTTATTAATAGTATTTAAAAAATAGCTTCTTTTATTATTTCATATTTTGTTTATATGAAATAATAATAACCAACATAAATTTATCAATTTTCAATTATAGTCCTGTATAATTCTATAAATTTTTCTAAAAAAAAGGTATTATCACCTAAATGTACAGTTTTATCCGATAATTCATATTTTAATGTTCCGTCTTCTGGTCGTGTATAATAATAATATGGATTGAAATAAATATACCCATTTTTATTACATAATTCTTCGATTAATTTGTTAACTTTTATAGTATATTTCGATCTATCTTCATCTGTTCCAACGAATGCAACTTCACCTAACATTGGACCGTTTATATTTTCACAATCACTTTTTTTTGTTGGTGGGATTATACCAACAATTATAATTTTTTTATAAATATTTATGTTGGATTTTATTGTATTAAAATAATTAACAACTAATTCATAAATTACATCATCTTCATTTCTTCCAATATCGATTTGTCTTTGTATATGACATCTACAATCAACTTCTCCATATACTAAGCATATTATACTATTACTATCATGTTGTGTATTATTAAAATGAATAATTTTATTGTCTCTTCCTATACGGTGCATTGTTATACTATTTTCGTGATAATCAATATAAGGTATATTTAAATTTTTGAAACTAAACATACCATGACTGTCTCCATATATGTATATCATTGTATAAATATAATGCAGATATTTATATTATTTATATTTATATTTATATTATTTTATTTTCGAATTCATTTCCTCTAAAAAGGAATTTGTCTATTGTGGTTCTTACACAAAATAAACGGTGCATAATAATTCCAGTTATAAATAATACGAGTAGAATATAATAAAACTTATATTGTGGAAAAAATAAATAGATAATAAATGCACCTAAAATGGTAAGTACTACATCTACAACTGCAATATTAAATAATCTATAAGAATGAGGTCCTTCTCCCACTTTTCCGAATATATCTTTGTATTTGCAAGGCATGTATTATATATTATACTAATAAAATTAAATGAAAAAATTACACAATATGGGGGGCGTGCGGGGGGCGAAGCCCCCGCAAACAGAATAGGTCGCAGTTTTTGGGAGAAGATTCCCAAGGTCTGAGAGAGACGATAACGAAAGAGTTAGGTAGAACGAGGTTATGTTTTTTATTTTTGCCGGAGAATTTGCCGCGAATGTGGC